ATATAATATATAATATAATATATAATATATAATATAATATATAATATATAATATATATATATATATATTGTTAAGCGTCCTAATTTTGGGACTTTTTGTGTCCTAATTTTGGGACTTTTTTCATATAGACAGTCCCATTTTTGGGACTTTTTAAAAAGTGTCCTAATTTTGGGACTATTTTGAAAAAGTGTCATAATTTTGGGACTTTTCCTCTTGACAAATGAAAAATTCTGTGGTATCATCACAATACAAAATTATAGGAGGTGTCAAATGGAAATAACAGTCAATAAAACAGAGTCTGACCAAAGTAACCCCTATTGCATTGTGAACATTGCCTCCAACCGGGGGGCACTTGAAACTTTGACAAAATCAGCCTACTGTCTATATATGTACTTTATGCAGAATCAGGACGGCTTTACTCTTAAGTTACGTCGTAACAATGCAATGAGCGTTGCCAATCTGTCTAAATCTTCATACCATAGAGCAATGGCTGAACTCATAGAAAAAGGGTACCTTATAGACTGTGGTGATGGATACGAATTTTATGAAGAACCAGAGGAAGAATTATAATGTGTGATTTTCATAGAGATTTTAAAGTTATAGACAATATCTATTACAATACAAAATTAATGGAGGTGCTTTATGGCAGAAGTTTCTGTAGAATTTATAAAGGGTGAAAAATATCTAACATGGTATAGTGATGATTTTGCAACTATTAGGCATATCAAGAAGCTACAGAGTGAGTACCCTGATGATGCTGTAGTGGTTGCCGAAGATGAAAGTTCAATTGTTGTACATGTACCAGTAAGCTGGTTTCGCGAACCGAAGCCAAAAGCGAAACGTGAAATGACTGAAGAACAGCGTTTGGCGGCCGCAGAAAGGTTGGCAAAGGGACGTAGTTTAAAACATACATAAATAATGTATAAAAAACACTCTATTTTTTAAGATAGAGATTGCCGAATGTAATTTCATAGGTAAAATTTTCGTTTAAATTTGGACGATTCTTTTAGATAAATAACTTATAAGGAGAAAAGGTATGAGAATTGTATTTTTTATGAATGACTTCATCATAGTAGGTGATTGATATGGAACAGGTATTAAATTTGATAGATACTCGTATTTTTGCAGCAAGAGCGACAGGAAATGCTACAGAAGAAATCTTTGCAAAAACAATTAAGAACGAAATTGAAAGAATTATTCATCAAAGAGACGCTTATAAGAGTGCTTTAGAGAGTGCGCTACAAACAAATGATGCCCTATTGAAGAAAATTGAAGAGTTAGGTGGTGAAATGTGTGAATAAGTTGTGTGCAAATTGTCCGTATAATGGACTATATGGATGCATTATTAATCCTTGTGAGGATTGCCCAAATAATGATTTTATGATTAATGGCACAATTCCAATTGTACAGCCACTTCGTGAAACAACAGATCATATAACTAATAAAACTTACACAACAACTACCGATTATAAAACAATTACTATGAATAATAACGGTCTAAACGCTTGCGATGAATTTATAACTGATCTACCGACTGCTGATGAATATCGTGAATTTATTGGCGCTCCATATTATTATTATCAGCGGGAATGGTCTGAACCAAAGTATATTTGCCCAAAGTGTGGTGGTGGGATGTGCAAACATGAAAATATTGTGTTTTGCAGTAACCCTCCTCAGTATGAGTACAAGTGTAACAAATGTGATTATATAGAATACCAGCTTGGTTAAAAAAGAATTGGAGGATGAAAAATTATGGTTTTAATTTTGACTTTTATCGGAGGCACAGTTCTTAGTTTTATGTTTTGCTCAATGCTGACTGTAGGTAAATTTGATGATCTCGCCACCGAAAATGAGTATTTGCGCAGAAAATTGAGCGAAAATAACGATTGGGGGTACTAATTTTGAATGATTTTAGAGGATATAGAGCAAAAACTAAAGATGGAAAGTGGATATATGGATCATTAGTGTTTGATGGTACGTTTTATAGCATTTATCGTAATAGACATGCTATTTACGATGTTATTTCGTCAACTGTAGGTCAATGGACTGGCTGTTATGATAAAAATGGAACAAAAGTGTACGAGGGAGACATTATTCGAGACGGAAACAGGTTATTTGTTGTAACTTTTGAAGCTCCATTATTTTGTGCAAAAGAAATTGATAAAAATATCTTCTATTTTCTTTCGTTAAAGGAGAATATGGAGGTAGTTGGAAATATTTATGATGATGTTTGGATGATGGATTTAAACTGATTGGAGGATGATAGCATGTATATTTGTTTGGATTGTGGATGTATATTTGAAAATCCTCGCAAATATGTAGAAACTCACGGGCTTGACTCACCTCCTTATGAAGAATGGAATGGCTGTCCGTCTTGTGGTGGAGTTTATACAGAGGCTCGTAAGTGTGTTGGATGTGAAAAATGGATAGATGGAGAGTTTGTTGAAATTCTTCCAAGTCATGAGGTTTATTGTGACAGATGTTTTGAATTGAAAGATATAGAGGACTAAATTCCAATATGATTGGAGTGATGACTATTGGCAAAAGCACAAAAAACACAACAGTTTATATATAAAATAAATTCAAGTTTACTCAGGCAAAATAATTGGGACTTAAAATTACCATTATCGGATGCAAGAAAAATACCTGGTGTCGTTGTTTCTTTGGCTGATTCACAAATTTTAACATGGATTAACGAATTAAATGGCACTGAAGATTATGATAATGATGCAAAAAAGATAAAAGACGAAATAAAAAATATAAAAAAACAGCCAAATAGTACAGAAAATAAGACTAAAATCTTGAAAAAGTATTCCGAATTATATGATTTGCAGTTTAAAAAGGACTATTTATGCTTGATTATAGATAAAAAGTCTGATTATGATAGAGCAAATGAAGGATTTAAGGTTAATGGGATAGCGTATAAAAGACTTATATGTACTACAAATGGTGTTAAAACATCTAATGTTGTATATGCCGCAGATAGAATTGTTGAATATAAAGGACAAAAGATAAATATTCATGATGAATTGAAAAGACGCATAGAAAATGGCAGAAATACGAGTATAAAGCTCTCTCCTGCTAAATATGGAGCATATGAATCGCTTGCTGCGAGTGCGTCTATACCAGTTAGCTGGCCTAGATCTAAAGAGAATAAAATTCCAGGTGGAGTAATTGTCGTAAAAGATTGCATTGTCCATTTTAAGACCAGTTTTATTGAAATAGACGATAGTGATCCAGCATCAGAACCGAAAGTTACTGAGAAGCATGATGCTGATTTTGAAAATAATATGTCGGATGGATGTTCCATGATGCTTCCTCACTTGTCTAAAAGATGGAATGGGGAGTTGAATGGAGATTCAGAACATACTATGAGCGGGTGCAATATGCGTTGTGCTTTTACAAAGGGTATGGCGCTTACTTTTGACTTCATAAGATTTGCAGAAGAAGTCGTTGGCGCCTCCGAAGAAAATCCTGAAAAATATTTAATTGAGGACTATTGGGGGCAAGAAAGAGATGTTCGTGATGCTGATTTAATTTTAACTGAAAGTCAACTTAAATTATGTGGCAGTTATAGCTCTTGGGAAGATTATTATACGAAATGCATTGAAAATCATTATACTTTAAGGGTTACGAAGACCTCAGAAGAAGAAAATGATGATATAAGACAGTTGAATTATCAGTTTATTCAGTCTTTAGACCTCACAAATGAAGATATAGATGAGCTTGTTGCTCCTACGGTCAATGAAATCAAGGATATTATGGAACTAGATCCAAGAAAAAGTGTTGCATATTTATGTGGAAAAGGTCTGAATGAAAATAATGTACTATTTGCCGATAATGTTGCAAAGGCACTTATGATTGATGAGACAGCCATAAATGATCCTTATATTCGTTCAAAAATTAAAAAAATGATAAATAGACGCATAAAAGATGCCAAAATTGGTGTTTTAGATTTACATGGCAACTTTCAAATCCTTTCTGGTGATTTATATGCACTTTGTGAGAGTATATTTGGTTTAGAACCACATGGAATTTTAAAGGCCGGTGAAATATATAGTAAGTATTGGTATGACGAGGGCGTAGATAGGGTTCTTTGTTTTAGAGCACCAATGAGTAATGCTCATTCTATAGTTGCTCAAAACATTTGTACAAACGAAAAGGCTCTTGACTGGTTTCAATATATCAATACTTGCATAGTTGTGAATGGATGGGACGCTATGCCTGCTGCTTTGAACGGCTTTGATTTTGATGGCGACTTGTTGTTTACAACGAATAATGCGCCGTTAATGAGAAGACAGACTAACCTCCCCGCTTTAAACTGTATACAAACCAAAGCTCCTAAGAAGGTCGTTACAGATGAAGATGTCATTGCCTCTAATAAAGCGGGATTTGGCAGTAAGATTGGGTCCATAACAAATAAAATCACTGCAATGACTAGTTTGATGGCCAACTATGATAAAGACAGCGAGGAATATGAAGTTTTAAGATATAGAACACAGTGTGGTCAAGCATTGCAGCAACGTGAAATAGATAAAGCTAAAGGTATTTTGCCGATTCCAATGCCAAAGGAATGGTATCAGTATGGAGCAAATGTTATAAAACCAGAAGATTCTGATGAAATTCAAGTGAAAAAACAGTTCAATCAGGCAATTTGTGCAAACAAAAAGCCATATTTCTTTATGTATAACTACGATGCAGAAAGAATCAATTATCAGAAATTTATTGAAGAAGCCAACTCAAAATCAATTGGTTTATATGGATATTCGTTTGAAGATATGCTAAAAATGGATGATTTGAGTGAAGATGCAGAGAAATTTGTTAAATATTGCACCATAAAATGCCCGATTGACATGTCCCCTTCTACTATGAACCGTATTTGTTGGAAAATAGAGAGTGAATTTAGTGGAAACTTTCTTTGTGATGATGTTGATTTTGATTACAGGATTTATAAGTCAGGAAATGAAGTTAAAAGAACTTCTTATTTTGAAATTAAATCTTTGTGTGAACACTACTTAATGGATTTAAAGAATTTAAATAGCAGAAAAATTAACAATGAAGAAGAGCGAAAGATACTTTTAGCAGATAAAGATAGATTGCTTGAAGTTCTTATAGAGGATATAACTTCTATTTGCCCAAATCAAGAGACTCTTTGTGATATTCTTTTAGATATTTGTTATACTGGGAAAATGAGTAAAAGTGTTGTTTGGGATGTTTGTGGCAATCAAATTATCGAGAATATGTTAAAAAAGCACGACAATGTACTTACTTATCCAGAAAAGTGTTTAGAAGCAGAGTTTTCTTGTTGTGGGACAAAATTCTTTAGTAAAACCATTAAAGTTGGAGGTGAAAAAGCTGATGAGGTTTAATTTCAATGAAAAAAGTAAAATTTATAGTATCGTAGAAGATGGAGACATAAATGGTTTGACTGTAAATAAAGCCATTTGGAATGCCGCAATTTATTATACTCAACTAAATCCAGTTGATAAAAATGATGTTTTTTGGAAAATTGTTGAGTTTATGAATAAATATTATAATGACTTTATGTATCAAGGCTATGTTTCTACTATAAATAGAGATATAAATAAGGCTTATAAATATAAAATCAAGGATGTAAGTTCTATCAATATAACAAAGAAAGAAATGGACAAGATTATATCTTTGAATGATATAAGAAAAGAAAAGATTGCGTTTGTTATTTTGGCATTGGCAAAATATCAAAATGCTGAAAGTAAAAGAGACAATGATACATTTTATGCAAAAACTTCCGAGATATTTAAATTTGCAAGGGTTGTTATCCCAGCAAAAGAAAGAGATTTGTATTTTGGGTTTGCATATAGAGAAGGATTGCTTAAGCAGAATTTTAGTATAGGATATAATGCCCTGACTGCTGCTTTTGTAGATCATGACGGAGATGAGGTTGTTCTTACACTTGATGAGTGCGATTATTTGGAACTTGCATATTCGTATTTAAATTATAAGAATGGTGGATATAAGAGATGTGAGGCTTGTGGAAGATGGTTTAGATTAAAGAATAACGGAAAGCAATATTGTTCAATATGTGTTCCAAAATCTGTATATCAACCAATGTACAAGGGTCAAGGAGACGAAATTTTTGAAGATGCTCCTAAAAAAATTGTTTGCGTAGATTGTGGAAAAGATGTATTTTTGGATAGTTATAAAAATTGTAGAAGTTATAGATGTGAGGAGTGTCAAGCAAAAGAAAATAAAAGAATTAAAAGAGAATATTGGAGAAAGACACATTAACTAGAATTATCAATTTTGATTTAACAATACGAAATTAATGCCAAAAACACAAGGAATTTCCTTGTGTTTTTTGCTCTTTAGTAAGATAAAGTGGAACAAAATAGTAATGATATAAGGATATTGCTTATATTTTTATTTAAACAAATGGAGGTACAAAAATATGGAAAATCTAGCTGTTGTAATTCCTAACAATGCAGCAAATCTACAACTACCAGACCCAGTGCTTCGTGATTACTATAGAGACGAAGAGCAAAGAATCTATTGGGTCGATGGAGAGATTGACTCTTCCCTACTCGACTTGGTGAAGATGATTATGCACTGTAACAAAGAGGATAAAGATAAGCCAGTTGAAGAAAGAGTGCCAATCAAGGTATTTATTGATTCCCCTGGTGGTGATGTACAGGCGTTGTACACTACAATTAAGGCGATTGAAATTAGCAAAACACCAGTTTATACAATCAACTACTGTGGTGCTTATAGTGCCGCTGCAATCCTATTAACCGCTGGCCATAAGCGTTTTGCTCTTCCTGGTACAAGTGCAATGTTCCATCGTGGTTCTTGTTATTATGGTGGAGAACAAAGTGTTGTTGAGTCGATGAAGAAGTATTTTGATGCGCTAGATAAGAAAGTTGACGAGTTTTTATTTTCTCACACAAATATTGATCAGAAGGTCTATAAGAGAAAGGCTTCTTCCGACCTATATATGGATGAGAATGAATGTTTAAAGAATAATGTTATTGATAGTATCGTTTCTAATTTTGAAGAAATTATGTAACTAGGAGGACCCATATGGCAGCAAAAAAGAAAACCGTTACAAATGAACATTCTAAAAATCTACCCATGACATTGGACGACCACCCTTTTTTCGGAATAGTTCCAGATAAAGAGCAAAAGACTCTTATAGATGAAGTATGGAAGAGAGAAAAAAGAGTTTTTCTTGTAGATTCAATTGCTGGATCTGGTAAGACTCTTATTGCAACAGCATTGGGTGTATTAATGGTTCAGTATGGAATATATGATAAAATAGTTTACATAACATTTCCTGGAATATATGAAAAAACACAAGGATTTTTGCCAGGTGATTTACTTACTAAGTCCGAGCCATATTTTCAGCCACTTTACGACGCATTAGTGACAATTGGTGAATTACCGGATCATGTCTGCAATACATCTACTGATGCAATAGAGAATGGAACTGCATATATTGAATGTGCTGTATCTACATATATGAGAGGAATCAATATTAACAACGCATTTGTTATTATTGATGAGTCTGAGAATGCAGACTTACAAACACTTGTCAAAGTTATAAGTCGTATTAATGATAATAGTATAACAATGGTAATTGGGCATTCTGGGCAATGTGATATGTATGATAAAAGGCAGTCTGGATTTACGGCATGTATTGATTATCAGATAAAACATCATCCAGATATGTGCCAAGCATTTAATTTGTTAACAAATCATAGAGGAAAAATAAGTCAATGGGCAGATTTGATGCTTGAAGAATATGATGAACCAAGATATGGCTTTATTTATATGACAAGAAATAATGTTAATGGAAAGCTATATATTGGACAGCATACTAGAACTATGAATCCTAAAGATATTGACGATTCTTGGTATCTCGGATCTGGCGATGCGCTACATATGGCAATTGCAAAATATGGAGAAGAAAATTTTACGCGAGAAATTATTTATGAGTGCGAAAGTAAACCAGAACTTGATTATATGGAAAAGGTATTCATTAGTTATTATAATGCGGTAAAAAATGAAGATTTTTATAATATTGCCGGTGGAGGACAAGGTGTTGGGTCTGGTGAAAACCATCCAATGTATGGAAAGCGTCATACTGCTGAGGCAAAGCGCAAGATTTCTGATGCAGTACGCGGAGAGCGCAATCCAATGTATGGTAAGTCCCACACTGACGAGACAAAAAAGAAAATAAGTATGTCTAAGGTTGGCATATCCATTCCGCATACAGAGGAATGGAATTGTAAGATAGGTTTAAGCAATAGTAAGCCTGTCGCTCAATATAACAAGGATGGCGAATTGATTGCAGTATTTAAAAGTAGAACTGAAGCAGAAGAAATAACTGGCATTCAACATCAGTGTATCGGAAGGTGTGTTAAAGGAGAACGTAAAACCGCTGGAGGATACGTGTGGAAAGATGTTGAAATAGATGAATTAGAAGAATAATAGGAGGAACAAAATATGGCAAGTAGCATTACTAAGAAGTATACAATAAACGCAAAGGGAATTCTTCATATTGATGGGGAGTATATTGGAATCGAAAATACAGATACTGGCGAGATGTTTTCTCTACCAGAGTTAGCGGCTGATTTTGCAGATAAGACTGTGAAGTTTACTCTAACTTATGATGAGGATTATGGCTTTGATGAGTAAGGAGTTGGTGACAATGAAGAGAGTACTTAAAAAGAAGGATATTGCTAATGAATTAGCTAAGAGATGTGATTTTTATAAGTATTCAATGGAGGCAGTCGTTGATGCTCTTGAGGATATAATTATTGAAAATATGGGTGAAGCAACCTTTAATGAAGATGCAGAAATTCAGTTGGCAAAGGGTCTTACAATTGGTGCTCGTAGATTCCCAGAGCGTGAAGTAAGAGATCCTAGAAACCAAGATAAGATAACAACTCCTGAGAAGGTAATACCGTTCGCAAAGTTTACATATACATTTAGGCAAAAAATTAACGAGTGAGGTATGATATGGAATATAAAAAGTTAAGCGAAGAGAACGAACAGCAATATATACTGCGTATATGCTCAATGAAGGAGCAAAATAGCTGGACTTGGCAAGATATTGCGAATATTTTAAATGATTCTTTAGGATATAGCTATGGAGAGAGCAAATATCGTAAAGAATTTCAGTCATTCAATAAAATGATGGAAGCCAATGAGGGTACATTTTTTACAGACGATGAGTATCTAAAGAAAATCCGCGAAGAGAAGGAAGAGCTTTTTAAGGCTAAAAAGCAGTTTCAGGACCAAAGACGTGAATATAATAAAATCATTACTATGGATGCACGTTCTGATCATTTAACTGAGGAACTGATTAAGGTTGCGAAATCTTTACCAGCAAGACAGTTGAATAATTTTTCGGACATTCCAGTAGTTGAAGCTGGTAAAGAGGCAGTCTTGATTCTTGCAGATTGGCACTACGGAGAAGTTTCAGATAATATTTGGAACAAATACAATACGGATATATGCAAACAGCGAGTTGAAAAGCTCTATGAAAAGGTGTCTCAATATTTAAGACACAATCATGTTGAGAAGCTACATATTATGCTTCTCGGAGATGAAATTCATGGTGCAATTCATTCTAGCTGTAGAGTCATGTCTGAAGAAGATACATGCGAACAACTTATACATGTGTCTGAAATTATAGCACAATTTATTGATGAGTTATCATCAAAAGTGAATCATATTGATGTATATTCAACATACGGAAATCATGCAAGAACAATTCAAAATAAAGATGATAGTATTCATTCTGACAACATGGAGCGTATTATTCCATGGTGGATAAAGCAAAGACTACAAAATAATAACCGTGTTAAAATAATTGATAGCGATTATTATGAGTTTATTGCATTTAGTGTGTGTGGATACAACATTGTTGGATGTCATGGAGACCTTGATAAAGTTAAGAATTTTGGTATTGTTGCGAATACTATTTTCTCAAAGCTTTATGGAAAAACTATTGACTACGCATTTCTTGCGGATAAGCATCATATTGAAGAATTTGAGCAACTTGGAATTGAATCTATTTTAGTTCGTTCTTTGTGTGGTGCAGATGAATATTCAAATAATAAAAGATTGTATTCTGCTCCAGGTCAGACTTTGGTAATTTTTACACCAGAAGATGGAAGGCAGTGTACATATAACATTAAACTATAAACAATACAAAATTAAGGAGAATTAAAACAATGGAAGAAAAGAAAGCAAAGCTAATTTTTAACATGGGAGTAGCTAGATCCCTACTAAAGAAGGGCGCAAAGGTAATTGATGTAAAGCCCGATAGAGACAATCATGATAAGACGATTGTTGTATTTGAGCGTGATGAGGCGTTTGAAAAGGCTTTTGCCGAGCTAAACGAAGAGCTAAAGGCAAAGGATAATACCGAGGAGAAGTAATTACATTTTATAAAATTCTAAAAGAAGGGAGGAAGAATGGTTATGGCTGCAAAAAGTCCAGGTAGGAAAACTACAAAGAAAGAAATGGAGCCTAAGTATCTTTGTCCATATTGTAATAAAGAGAAAAAAGCTTCTGAATTTTATATGTCTTCTGACCCACTAGTTATGACCGGCAAAACAACTATGTGCAAGGATTGCGCAGAAAAGATAGCAAGAAATTGGGACGGAAGAACTGGTGAATTTGGAGATTGTACAAAAGCATCAGTTCAAGAGGCGCTTGAACGTTTAGATAAGCCATATTTTGATAAGCTCTGGGATTCTAGTTACTTTGAATATATTAATGATAACAATCCTAAAAAGCGTACAAATATATGGGCATCTTATATAAAAAACATTGGATTGCCACAGTATAAAACGCTTCGTTGGAGAGACGGAGATTTATTTACTAGTTATAAAGAAACTGCATTAAAGCAAGCCCAACAGGAAGTTGGTACTGCTCCCGCTGAAGAAATAGCGAAAAGTCAAGAAATAAATGAAGAATACGAAAAGAACCGTGCCGATGTAATTAGATTACTTGGATACGATCCATTTGAAAAAGAGCAAGAAGAAGACAAACCACTCCTTTACTCTCAATTAATTGGATATTTGGATCTTGGTGGAGATAATGATGACATGATGAGGACATCTTCTGCCATTACTATTGTTCGTGGGTTTTCACAACAGGCAAAGTTAGATGATATGATTGCAAAAGCCATGGCATCTCCAAATGTTTCTAATAAATCAGGAGAAATAAAAGCATATCTTGATTCAAAGCAAAAAGTTAGCTCTACAATTTCTCAATTGGCCGAACAAAGCTGTTTGAGTTTAAAGCATAATAAAAATGCTTCCAAAGGAGAAAATACTTGGACTGGTAAGATTAAGAAGATAAAAGAGCTGAATCTTCGAGAAGGAGAGGTCAATGGCTTTGATATTGCTACATGCAAAGGTATGCGCCAAGTTATGGATTTAAGCAATGCTTCCATATTGAAGCAGTTGGCATTAGATGAATCCGAGTATTCTGATATTGTAGCGGAGCAAAGAAAGCTTGTAACTGAACTTACTAACGAAAGAGATAGTTATAAAGAGATAGTCAGAATTTTGCTTAGAGAAAATCTTGATTTAAAAGATGTTTTGTCTGAGAATGATTTATTGCCGCCAGATGATCTCGCTGATTTGAATGATTTATTCTCCGCATTCAGTGATATTGAAACTGATGAGGAGGTGCAAGACGATGAACAGTCAGATGAAAATCAAGATAGTCGAGGAGATGAATGACGAGTATTTGTCTGATTTGATAAATGGTGGGAATACTGTTTATGTTAAACCAGGCATATACGCAATGTCAACTCGTAAAATAGAAGCGCTTATAAAGATTGCAGAATTGCAGAAATACTATCAATGTAATCCAGTTAGATTTATAAGTGATTTTTTCGGCATAGAGCTGATTGACGCTCAGGCATGGATTGTTCAAAGGTCTTGGAATTGCCCTAATGTTCTTGTTGTTGCTACTCGTGGTCTTGGTAAGTCTACTATTATAGACTTAATTATCATGAGTAAAGGAATGCTGTTTAATAACTTCTGGAGTTATATAGCATCTGGTTCTGGTGGGCAGGCAGAGCAAACATTTACTACTCTTGAACGTCTTGCTAATGATAACATTGACGAGATGGTCGGCTCAACTGGATATATATTTAAACACGAAGTTGAAATTAAGAATGCTGCAGGAGATGGATTTAGTCATTCAAGTAATGGATTTACATATTCTTTATACAATGGCTCTATGACTCAAACTCTAAATAGTAATATAGATGCCAAGCGTGGTATGCGTGGTACTGTAATATTTGATGAGTCTGGCTTCCTATCTGCTGAAATGATGAAGGTTTACGGTGCATTTGCCATCGTAAATAAAAGCTTTAAAACTGGTAAGGACAGAGACGGTAATCTTATCGACCCAATTAGACTTCGTACATTCCCAACAAATATACCAAACCAAAAGTTTTATATCAGCTCTGCATCTAGTACGGATACAGAGTTTTATCGTTTATATAGGGAATTTTCAAAGAGGCAGTTGATTGGCGATCAGGATTATTTTGTCGCACATATAGATTGTGAGGTAGCTTTTAGACCGACTATGCATGGCAAGGTTATTGCCCCACTATTGATGAAGAGTACTGTTGAGACAGAAATGGCTACAAATCCAGAAAAGGCACGTCGTGAGTATTATTGTGAGTTTACGACTGATGCTGGATTGAACGCAATCATTAAGCGTGGCACAATTGTGCGTAATAGTGAAACACGTGTGCCATTGTTGTTTAATGACACAGATAAAAAGAAATTTGTATTTGCATACGACCCCGCTCGTTCAAGGGATAACAGTGTCATTCTTGTAATGGAACTTTATATTGACGAACACGGTGATTATAAAGGTCGTATCGTAAACTGCGTCAATCTACTTGATGTCGGTAAAAAACGTAAGAGTCCAATGCGAACACCAGATCAGATTAAATATTTAAAAGAACTCATATTGGATTATAACGGTAATGCTCCTGATTATGAAAATATAGAGGCAATTTTAATAGATGCCGGTTCTGGTGGTGGTGGCGTAAATATCGCAGACTATTTGATGGAAGATTGGGTGGATAATAAGGGAAACAAGCATAGAGGTTTGATAGATAAGGAATATAGTGCGGATTATGTAAGCAAGTATCCTAATGCTATTGACAAACTTAAACTGGTCTCACCTACTCAATATAAGTCAATTATTTATGAGGCTCTTATTGAAATGATGAATTTGGATTGTATTAGTCTTACATCTGATTATGATAATAAGGGTTATTTAACGTTATTTGAAGTTGATGATAAATTATATAATTCAGAAAAGAAAAGAATATCTGACGAATTGCAAAAACAAAAAGTTCCAGAAGCAGAATTTAATATGAAGCTTGAAGAAGAGATGAAAAAGTCTTCATGCATTAAAACAAAGATGGTGCATCTTGATCCATATCAAGAAATAGCGCTTAAAAACATAGATGCTATGAAAGAAGAAATGGTAAACATGATGCGTAAAAAGAGAGAATCGGGTAAGGATTCCTTTGAACTAATACCTGAAAAAGCAAACAGACTGCATGACGACCGTTCATATTGTATGGCTCTATGTGCGTGGTTTTTATCAGAAAAACGCGCAGAACGTATTCGTAATAAGAAAAGAAAGTTTGATTATAAGCTTATAGATATGTTGCCAGTTACACCACGCAAACAGATTGAAAAAATTTTTGGATAAGAAAGGAGGCCGATGCCTTTGGATAGTTTTGAACAGAAAAAGAAGAAGTTAACAGACGAAGAACGCATAGCGGCTCTCCAGAAAGAAGAAAGAGCTAGGGCTAGGTTTGCTGCGGCTAAGGATGTTCTACAGTTAATCGACCTAGAAAGTAGCAGAACTCAATCTTATACAGTATATTCTAAGGATAATCTTCGTACATATTTGCAGAATCCATCTACGGAAGCAAACCAAAAGAATTTGAGGAATCTGTCCGAATTCTTATTTACTGTTAGCTATGTATATAGACGATTGGTTTTAAATAAAGCAAATCAGTTTGATGCAAAAAGTTATATTGTTTATCCTAGGTTAAATGATAATGGAGAGGTTGAAGACTCTTCTTATCAGAATTATATTAAGACAAGTAACTATGTTCAGGGTATGCATTTAGATACACAGATTCGTAAATGTTTGATAAAAGCTTGGTTAGATGATGTTGTATATGGGTTTTGCTATGGTAATCCAGAAGAGGATAATTTCTTCATACATATATTAAATCCAGATTATTGTAAAATTTCAAGTGTTGATTATTATAGTGGAAAAATAAATTTCGCATTCAACTTTTCATTTTTTGATGGCTCAAATAGTTTTTATCTTGATGTGTATGACCCTATTTTTAACAAGATGTATAATTCATATAAATCTGATAGTAAACTTCGTTGGCAAGAATTACCACCAGAGAGTACTTTTTGTATAAAGATTAATGAGGAAAATTTGGATTATCCTATTCCCCCTTTAAGTGGGTTATTTAATTCTTTAATTGATCTTGTTGATTTGTCCCAGATTCAAGCTATTAAAGATGAACTATCTGCATATAAACTTGTTTGGGCAAAAATCCCAACTATTTCTGGTTCTCAAGAAGTAGATGATTTTGCAATAGATTTAGAGTTAGCAAATCAGTTTTATCAAAAGTTACAAGGTGTATTACCAGAGGGTGTAGCGCTCGGAATGTCCCCAATGGACCTTAATGACATTGCATTTGAAACTGATGCAGCGGAAGATACTAATATTGTTAATAAGGCATTAAATACTCTTATTGAGTCAAACGGTGATATTGTTTTAAATTCTAATAGAATAACTAATAGTGCAAGCTTTAAAATGGCCGTATTGTCAGAATCAATGACGGCAATGTCTCCAGTAATACAATTTAATACTTGGGTTAATTTTTATATTAAAAATAACCTTGGTGTTGAAGATGTTATTGTTGAGTTTTCTGATGTCAGTAAATATTTTAAGGAAGATAAAATTGAACAATTATTGAAATTGGGTGGATACGGTGTACCAATTAAAAATCAACTTATTTCATTACTTGGTATCAATCCCGCTCAAGCTCGATCCCTTGAATATCTTGAAGACAAACTGGGGCTTGCCAAAACTAAATGGACTGCGCCATTAGTATCATCGAATGTTCAGTCTGGGAATCTAGAAAATGGAGACGGTTCTGGTGGAGCACCTAAAAAAGACGATGGTGATTTATCCGATGAAGGTCAAAGTACGAGAGATAAAAAATAACTACTTGACAATACGAAATTAATGTGTTATAATATGGTTATAAAAGTGTGACAGCGGGTAGCTACCGTTGAATATGCCCTTATCATATTCTTACCACTTTTATTTTTTATGCTTATAAGGGAGGCAAATACGTTATGCAAACATACAAAGAGTTTATTAATAATATACTTGAAACTCGTGGAAGATTTAACTGTGGTGATAGATATCATGAACGACATCATATTTTGCCAAAGTCTTGTGGTGGAACGAATGATGAAAATAATTTGATTGATTTATTTGCACGAGAACATTTTGAAGCCCATAGATTGCTGGCGTTAGAAAATCCAGATAATAAAAAACTAGTATATGCATGGTGGTGCATGTCTACCCTCCCAGGGTCATCTAAGAAGAGAGAAGATGTTACACCTAATGAATACGAAGAAGCGAGAATTTTGTTTATAAAAATTAATTCTGGGGAAAATCATCCAATGTTTGGAAGGTATCATTCCGAAGAAACTCGCAAAAAGATGAAGGAAAATCATGTAGACGTGTCTGGAGAAAATAATCCGTTTTATGGCAAACATCACTCTGAAGAAGTGAGAAATAAAATAAGCGAGTCTCGTGCTAGGAAATATACTGGGGAAAATAATCCTAATTATGGAAAATCAATGAGCGATGAACAAAGAGCGAAAATTAGTGAAGCATTAAAGGGTAAAATGGCCGGAGTAAATAATCCAATGTATGGCGTGCATAGATATGGAGAAGATAACCCTATGTATGGTAAGCACCAATCAGATGAAACAAGAGAGAAAATAAGACGGTTAAAAATTGGTAAGTATAATGACGAAAATAATCCAAATGCTCGTAAAGTAATTCGTTTATCTGATTTAAAAATTTATAATTGTGGAAAGTCTGCAGCAAAAGATAATGGAATTTCTCAAGGAACTCTTTGCTATCGCTGTAATAGACATAAAAATTTTATGTATTATGATGAATGGATTGTGGAGCAAAATAATATGGACATTACAATACAAAATTAATTATAAGGAGGCGGCATCATGAATAAGAAGTTTATAATAACTAAAGACCCAGAAGTGGCGAAGCGACTTGCCGCCACATTTAAACAAGTGAATAATGATAATGGAACGTGGGTATTTCTTAATGAAACACCCACGTCTTTTAATTTTGAGGAATGCAATAAAAAAGTTGTGTTCACTAATATTTTAAGCCTATAACCTCTTTTGAGAGTTGTAGATATGCATCTTAATAGAAAGGAGGGTAGGATGAATGGCTAAGAAGTTTTATACTATGGATGATTTACTTCTGTTTTGTAAAAACAATAAATTTAGTCATTTTAGTTCTGAAGAATATGGTGCCCCATTAGTTATCCAATCTTTTGAAACGTTTGAGGTTGAAGAAGACAATGACAATAAAGGACTGTTGCCAGTAAAGCTTGCAGCTTGTCATATTGGGCGTAATAGAAATGGTTCTGCTATTTCTGAAGAGAATATGAATAAGTATAAAGACACATTTAAAGGTCGTCCCATTTTAGGTTCTATTATTAAACTTGATTCTGGGGAATACGACTTCCATTCGCATGACATGGAACTTGTTGAAACAGAAGATGGCGTGGAGGTAAATTATATTGAACAGCCTGTAGGTGTAATTAGTCAATTGGGGGATCCGTATTTAGAATATGATGAAAAAGAAGATAAAACATATTTGATGGTTAAGGGTAATGTGTTCGAAGATTATTCTAAAGCCGCCGAAATTCTACAGAGAAAGCAAAGGTGCAAATGTTCTGTTGAGATAGCGGTTGAAGAGATGAGCTTTCAGGCAAAAGAAAATTGTTTAAGTATTGATAAGTTTTATTTTACTGGAGTCACAATTCTTGGTTCTGAACCAGATGGTACAGAAATTCAAGAAGGAATGGCTGGTAGTAATATTACCATTGATTCTTTCAGTAAGAATGAGAATGCCGTTTTTAAATCAGAAGAAAATTACCAAAAATTGCTTGATACGCTCGAAAGATTAAACAATACTCTTTCAACGTTTCAAATAAACAATAACACAGAGAAAGGAGTGAGAAGCGAAATGTCTCATTTCGAAGAACTATTAGAAAAGTATGGGTTTAGTGAGTCTGAGCTTGATTTTGATTATGCAAATATGCCAGATGATGAGCTTGATATCGCATTTGAGGAGTTTAAGAATAAGAAATATGCAGATGATGATGGCGATGCGGGTTCTGATACTGGTGATGGCAGCGAAACTGATCCTGGCGCTAGTGATGGCGAAGGCACAGGCTCTACAGACACAGAACCAACAAACCCACAGCCTACGGATCCAGGGCCAACTGAAGACGAGGATTCAGAAGACGGAGATGATTCTTCTGATGACGATGAACCTAAGAAGAAGTTTGATAACTTCGTAAAAACATTTAAGATTGAGATCTCTCATGAGGATATTAGATATGCTCTTTATAACCTTCTTGGTGAATACGAAGAAAACGATAATGAGTGGTATGGTATTTATTCCGTTTATGATGATTATTTCGTAATGCAAGGTTGGTGTAGCGGCAAGTTCTATAAACAGGGATACTCTATTGATGGTGACAATGTGTCTCTCGACGGTGAGCGTACCGAGTTGTTCCAGATGCTTTTGACTGAATCTGAAAAGATGGCTGTAGATAAGCTACGTGATAACTATGCTGAACTTGAGGCAAAGTATAATGAGCTAAAGACTTTTAAGGATAATTATGATACTGCAGAAATCAAAGCAAAGAAAGATGAAATCTTTGCAAATGAAGTTTATGATGGTATTCGTGAATCCGATGAATTTAAGACACTTGTGAACGATGCAGAAAAGTATTCTGTTGAGGAAATTCAGGATAAGTGCGACCTGCTATTTGCTGCAAACGAGAAGAAGATTAAGTTTGCTACAAAGGATAAGAAATCCCATAGCATTAGTTTTAACTTTAATAAGAAAGAAGATAAAAAGACTTCTGCTTATGGAAACCTATTTAAAAATGACTAAAATATAAAACTTTAAGGCGGTCATTTGTGGCTGCTTTTTTGTTATAAAAAATTAAAATTAGAAAGGAAATGAAATAGTATGAACGTATATGATCAGATTACTGTAGACAAGCATGTTGTTTGCGAAAGTTCTCTACTTAAGGCCACTATCACTGGTCACATTTATTCTCTAAAGATGATTGCCAATACTGATAATGGCTCAATTGTTTCTCGTGGTGATTGGGTTGAGGATCAAATTTTTAACGCCAAGGCTTATGCTGCTGGTGAGCAGCCTCTACTAGTCCTAACTCCTCCTTATGGTTACAATAGCGACCGTAGAAGTTATCAGGATGAGTGTAATTTCTATAATGCTACTGGCGAGGTTGCTAGAGCTTATGAGCTTTGCGAGGGCGACATTTTTACCGTTTCTTCTGAAGCTATCACTGCTCTAGCCGAAGCTCCTGTTCTTAAGAACTATGTAAGCGTAAGCAATGGTCTATATCAGGAAGCTGCAACTCCTGGTCAGACGGGTTTTGTTGGTCAGATTATAGAGAAGGTAAATTATACCAATTCTGTTTCTTACAGAATCCTAGTCGTTAAGACTGGCGTATAATTGAAGGATTAAGAAAGGAGGAAAATAATTATGAATAAGTTTATGCAGTTTGATATGAATGTAAAGAATGTATTTGAAAATGATGAGAGCAATTATGACTCTTTTAACAAGCTAATGCTAGACTACTCTCATGATATGCTAGATGGCATTTCTGCTAGAGAGGCTAATGATAAGATTGTAGAAATCTTCCGTAATATTATTGGTTGTGACGAGAAGTCCACTAAGGCTGAAATTCGTAGAGGTATTCGTAGAAATCAGAATCTAATTTTTGATCTAATTGAGGTTGTTATTGATGACGCTCTAATTAGTGGTTGGCAGGATAATCCTTTCTTCAAGGAGTTTGTTGAGGTTCGTAACTTAGCTATGCATGACAAGAATGAGTTCTATGTTCCCGATGATAGTGTTCTATCTGTAATGAAGGTCTCTGGTAATCATCATGATTTGCTACGTCAGAGACTAGGTGCTGGTAAGACCTTCTCCGTCGAGACCAGTTGGTACGGCATCAAGGTTTACGCCGAGTTTGAGAGACTACTTACTGGTCTTGAGGACTTCTCCACTCTAGTTGGTAAGATTACTGAGGCTTTTGATCGTTATGTCAATCAGGCTCTATATGAGACTCTAATTGGTATTGGTACTACTCTAGGTTCTCAGTGGTATAAGGCTTCCGCTATTAATGATACCACCAAGGAGACTCTACGTACTCTAGTTATGGATGTTAGCATGGCTACTGGTAGCGAGGTAGTTATCATGGGTACTTATGCTGCTCTATCCAAGGTTTATGACCTAACTAATGTTTCTTGGGCTTCTGGTGACATGAAGAACGAGAAGTATACTACCGGTCGTTTTGGTTACTGGGAAGGAATTAGACTTAAATAAATAGGTCGCGTACAGTGAAAACTGTTCGAAAAATAACGCATTGAATTGCTGGAAAATCCTAAAACTGTATTGGCTACAACGTGGGCTGTAAAGTCGAGCGTGAATGCTACGAAAGTAGAAAAAACAAATACAGGTGACACATGGTTAAATCCTAAATGTTTTAATAATGGACAATCAGCAGCCAAGCATCTTGACAAATAAAAAATTTATGGTATAATATATAATACAAAATTAATGTTAAGATGAAGGTTCAACGACTATCCTGTAATGGGAGTAGGACGCAAGCGATTGGCGTTCGAAGTGGTGCGCATTCGAAAGAATGAAGATATAGTCTGCTCTCTATTGAAAGATAGAGGTTGAATTTTTCAACAACACAGAAGTAGCGTTCTGTATTTTTATTTTTCAACAATATTTTTTAAAAGAGGTAAGTATGAGTTATAAAGAGTTTATCAATAATATTTTACAAACTCGTGGACGTTTTATGCATGATGATGAATATCACGAAAGACATCACATTGTTCCTAAATGCAAAAATGGATCTGATGATGAAGAGAATTTAATTGATTTGTTTGCTAGAGAGCATTTTATCGCGCATAAATTACTTGCTGAAGAAAATCCAGAAGATGATAAATTAGCACATGCATATACATTAATGGCGTTTGTTAAAGATAAAAATCAAAAAAGATATGAATTAACTCCAGAAGAATATGAAGAAGTAAGAATGGTATATTCAGAAAAATTTTCTGGTTATAAAAATCCATCTGCAAGACGTGTTATAAGATTATGTGATGATAAAATATATGATACAGTCAAAGATTGTTATGCTGACAATAATATTAGCAACGAAGCATTATGGAGAATGCTAAAAGAACATCGTGGTTTTATGTATTACGATGAGTGGGTTAGCATTTCTAATGATGAGCAAGATGCAATAAAATCAATTAATTGGGATGCCGTCCAACATAAAAATCGCAGTGATGCAGCGAAAAGAGCTGGAAATGGTGGTAGCACTATGTGTTCGTTGGAGGCTCGTGCAAAAATTAGCGCCGCGCATAAAGGCAAAGGTGGAGTTGGTGTATATTGTCCAGAGTTAGATGAAAAATTTGTTAGTATTGTAGCAGCTTCAAAAAAATATAATATTAATAAAGTTTCTATTGGATATTGTTTATGTGGAAAACAAAAGCACGCCGGTAAGCACCCAGTTACTGGAGAAAAACTATCATGGGTAAAAGTTGAAAAATAAAAATTTGTTAAACATAAAGGTGTTGAGCTAAAGCAAGGCTTCAAGCTAAACGACACTACTCAGTATCTAATTGCTAATGATGTTCTATTCATTATGCCTGTTGGTATTGAGCCAATGATTAAGCTAGTATATGAGGGCGACACTCAGACATATCAGGTTCAGGACGCTGGTACTCATATGGATATGACGTATGATTATGAGGTGCAAACCAAGATGGGTATTGGTGTAATCACCAACCAGAAGTTTGGTTATTGGAAGATTCTAAATGCCTAATCGTACAATACAAAATTAATTATAAATGATAAAAGGAGAAATTTAATATGGCAAATACTACAAGATCCAAGAAGAGTGAATCTGTCGAGGAAACTATTGAGAAACCACAGAAGAAAACCCCACGTAAGTTTGCGCAAGATGATTTAATTTTGTGCAAGTCTGTTACTTATGGAGAGCTATTGTTGCCAGGAAAGAAATCTAAGCTTTTATATATCTGGTCAAATTATGGTGACACTACCGAAGTAGAATTTCAAGACCTTCAGGCTTTGAGATCTACTAGGTCTAGTTATTTGATGAATCCATATTTTGTGATAGAAGACGAAGAACTACTAGAGCAGTGGCCAGAATTAAAAACTTTATATGATAAGACTATGGCTCTTGATGTTGACAAGCTATTTAGTTTGCCAATTAATCAATTTAAGAAGAGACTTCGTGAAATTCCTGTTGGTTTTAAGGAGCCAATCAAGAATATTGCTGGAGCAAAAATTCGTGATGGTTCTTTAGATAGTATTTCTAAGATTAATGCACTTGATGAAATTCTTGGTACAGAACTAAAGTTAATGATTGACTGATAGGAGGTACTTAAATGAGCACCACCTACGAAGAGATTTATGATTTAGCAAGTAGAAAGTTAACCGATGTTGAGCTTCCATTACTCCCAGAAGAAGAGTTGGAAGATACATTTCATGGTTATCTTTTAAGTTCAATTGCACAATTTAGAAAATGCAAGAATGACCTTTCTGATCGGGATGAGAATGAAAAACAATTTAATGTAGACTTATTAGATAAAGAAAAGGAGATTCTTGCCGTATTGATTGCAAGACAATGGCTTCAACCTCAAATAAATTCAGCACTTTTAACAAAGCAGGTATTCTCAGATAAAGAATCAAAGTTTTATTCACAGAAAGAAATGCTTACGGGTCTTATGTCTTTAGATAAAAAGCTAAAGATTGAGGCACAAAAGTTAAGTCGTGATTATACATATGACTCTGGCTCTTACTGGTCTTGAGGAGGTGCTCCAATGAATAATGTTTATGGAGAAATCCCATCTTCTCAAATATCTGCTCAAAAACGCTATTTGTATGGTGCAATTATTTCTACATTATATGAAAGAGAAGAAAACAGTCCTTTTGTCGATGCGCATATTCAAAGTTTAATCAATCAGATTTGTGGATTAAACAAATTGTTTAATTATCAGCCGGAAGTTTTAACTATTATTAGCTGTTTAGAGACTGCACGTGTGGAACCATCACAGTTTCGTAAGGCAATACTCGACGCTGCTAATTTAGTTAACGTTTTGAAGGATGGTGAGTCTGATGCTTGATTCTTTTAAGGCTCGTATGGAAAGACTCGGTAAAACTCAGGGTAACGCATATTTGCAAAACGCAGATATGGTTATAGATGCAACATTTAAACGCGACCCTTCTTATAGGGAAGTTTTTTTGACACATGCTTTAAATAAAATCGAATTGCAGAAGATGGATGCAAAATTTATGATTCATACACATCGGTCAATTACTGGTGATAATGAGGATTATTATTTGCAATTTCGTTCTCATATAAAAGTTCCGATTGGTTCATATGTTGATATCCCTAATGATGAAGGGAAATATGAAAGGTGGCTAATAGTCGAAGAAGACAATAGGCCGCAATTTCCACTTTACTATGTATTGAAATGTAACTGGACATTAAAATGGTATGTTAATGAAAAAGTGTATAAATGTCTAGGTGTTTTACGAAATCAGAATAGTTATAACTCTGGTTTGTGGCAAGATTATATATTTGAATCCGTAGAGAATCAAAATAAATTCTGGATGCCTACTGCACCTTTTTCTCAAACACTTAATTATGGACAGTTTATTTTAATGAATGATAATGGTAGAGAAGTTCCTATACGTTGGAAGGTTTCTAAAATCGAAGATCTTCAGCCAAAAGGTGTTACGAAGGTTACATTTACACAGGAACAAACGTCATTGCATGTTGACTGTGGTAAATTTGGCATTGCAGAATGGTGTAAATGTGAGGACCACACTACTACTAAAAATGAAGTTTGTAAATATTGTAGGTTAGAAGAACCTCATTATATTGATGCGGGTCTTGAGATGCCGCAAGTGGAGTATCCATGTGGAAGAATTACATATAACGGTAAGGACTCTACCCTTCGTGTTGGAGGTAGCTCCAAGGTGTTTGTAGCAGAGTTTTGGGACGAATTTAACCTTGTATATACGGCTGATAAACCAATATGGAAATTGTCATTTATGGATGATAACATTTTGTTATGTTCGATAAACCTACATTATCATAATGATGATTGGGAAATTGAGCCATCAGATGATTGTCCGGGAAATATTGTAATATCTGATTTGAGTTTTAAAGATGATGTTTCTACGCCATCTGATGTTGATGCATGTGATATAACATGTAGTTCTAATGGTAAAGAGATATTCAAAATTAATGTTGCTCCAGCAGAAGATGATTGGAATGCACTTAAGCTACGTTGTTTGCAATTATATAGTATGGTTGGTAAAAAAATAGTTGTATCAGCAGCTAATAAAGATGGAAAATATGCAATAGAAAAGGTTATGGAGGTGATTAGCTAATGATTAGAGACATCCAAAATATTGATGACGATGTGTCTAGTATGAAACGTTTGATTCGTCAAAAACTCACGTCTGATCCAGATGTTATTGAGGCGTTAAATAATCATGAGCTAGACCCTTCTAGTCCTGATGATTATTTGAATGTTAACATCTTTGCATATATACGTGTCCCGATTGTACAAGATGTTGCTAGAAATTTTATCTGTTTTAGCGTAGATGACATGGAAGACCATCAATATAATAGTGTTATGAAAATTCAATATATACAATTTGTTGTGTTTTGTCATACGGATGATATTAAGACTCCGTATGGAATTGAACGACATGATTTACTTGGATATTTAATTCGTGATATTTTTAATTGGTCGAACATGTTTGGTATGCAAGCAAAACTTGTATATGATAGAGAGGGCGTTACTGATACTGCATACTCTACTCGTACTTTAAAATTTGAGCTTACTAGAACTAATTCTTTAAATAAAGCTATAACGAGGAATAAGCATGAATTCTGATATGTTTGATGTAGATCAGCTTCAATTATATTTTGGAGACGACTATATTATCAATGACAGTATCAAGATCAAGCAACCCACTATAGGTGATATTGTAAAATTTGGAGAAGCTCAATATTTTAGTATGGTACATACAATTACTGCAATTCCGTCAGACATGAAGTCTCAATTGTGGGACCTTGGTCTTGATTGGATGGAGATTGAAGATTTTGATTTGTTTATAATGTTGGCACCGACATTGCCAAAAGAAAAAACGGCATTATTGTTTGATGATTTAGATTTTACTAAATTGAAACCATATAGAAACCGTGAAAATGGCGATATTGTTTTGGCGGATTTAGAATCTGGTGTAAAGATTGATAAATTGATTTATTTAAGAATCGTAAGTTATTTAAGAAAAGTTCATAACATTACGCCAAAAATTGAACGTGCAGCAAATAAAACAACAAAACAAATTCTTATTGATGAAGACAGAATGAAGATTAGGTTAAATAAAGAAAAACCATTTAAATCATATTTATTGCCACTTATTTCTTCTGTAAAAGTTCGTATGGGATATACGAAGGAATATGTTAGAAATGAGGGGTTTGTTGAATTTTTTGATGATGTAAGTCGTCTACAGATTATCCACAATGCAGACCATCTTCTTGCTGGATGTTATACAGGGACAATAGATATGAAGAAAATAAATAAGCAAGAATTGAATTGGATGAAAGAGATTAATTAGTCTCTTCATAATATTAAAATTATTTTTATAGGAGGAAATTATTATGGCTTTTGATATTAACAATCAGCTCGGCTAACGGTCAGCCGGTTGCTAGGTTCGCTGTATGCGGAAACGATACAGTGTATGTTCACGAATTGCTGGAAAACCCTTAGAGCCTTTATGCTACAACATGGTGTGCAAACACGAGTGTGAACGCTTGAAAAGTTAAAGGATTGGGTAATCAGCAGCCAAGCCTCTTGACAAATTTAAATTTTGCGTTATAATATATAATACAAAATTAACGCTAAGAGGAAGGTTCAACGACTATCGGCTGAAATGCCGTTAGGGGCAAGTGCTCCGAAGTGTGAACCGCCTAAACCGAAAGGCATGGTGAATGATATAGTCTAAGCTCTTATGAAAGTAAGAGAAAATTTTGTATGAAAGGAGGCAAATTTCTAATGGAAAAGGTATGTGGAATTTATTGTATTGAAAATATTGTAAATGGTAAGAAGTATATTGGACAATCTGTTGATATTTACAATAGATGGTCTAAAGAAAAGAATTTATTAAATAAAGACGAAAAGGCGTGGAATGTATATTTACAGTATGCATGGAAAAAATATGGAGAAGAAAATTTCAAATTTTATATTCAAGAAGAATGTAGCGAAGATTTATTGGATGAAAGAGAAATTTATTGGATTGCATACCATCATACATTCATACACGATCCTGATTGTCATGGATATAATGGAACCATTGGTGGACAAGATGCTATTTGGAAAAATCCATGGAATAGTGGAATTACTTATTCTGAAGAATATAAAGAAAAAATTAGACAATCAATGAAACAATATGTTGAAAAACATCCAGATAGATTAGAATTATTAGATGAAATTAGAACTCAGTATTGGTCTAACGAAGAAAATAAAAGAACTCGCAGTAAGAAAATGTCAAAGCGATATCAAGATCAAGTTGAAAGAGATAAACAAAGAGAGCGTGCTCTGAAAGTTTGGGAGTCTGAAGAACACAAGAAAAAACAAAAAGAAGGTATGATTAATAGTAAAATTGCAAAGGCTGTTGTTTGCATAGAAACCGGGCGATTGTTCCCAGTATGTTCTGATGCAATGAGATGGCTTGGCAAAAAGCCTAGTTCATGCAATATAATTCTAAAAGTATGTCGTGGAGAAAAAGAAATGGCATATGGGTATCATTGGAAGTTTGCCAATGAAATACAAAAATCTGGTGTTTCTAACGAAGACTCCAGTAATACAACTGTTTGTAATTGACCGTGTAACTCGTGGTGTCGCTCTTTCTCAGAAAGATGACTCTGTATTATTCTCCATCAATCAGATGCAGAATGTTTCTCTAAACTGTGCATCCGAGAGCACAGATGCTGTGGATGCACTTGGGCAATTGACCCAGCATATATGGTGACGTGTATGCCTCTACTGTGTTAAATGCTTTGAATCCCTAAAGCTCAGGATACTACAACATAACTCGAAAGGGTAAGTGTGAATGTGACGAAAGTATAAAAAAATCATGAGATGGTATATGGTTAAATCCTAAGTACTTTATAATGGGTCTTTAGCAGGGAATTACCTAATGTATATACTATGGTAAACCTTCAACGATCATCTCCTTGACGGAGAGTAGGCTATAAGTATAGCTGAAAAATACAGCCCTGATAAATCAGGTGAAGAAATGATCTGATCTATGTGGAAACACATAGCTGTGGATTTTCCCACGGCCTAAAAGTAACGTCTTTAGGTGAACAATAATGACTCCAATTGCTACGTTCTATCGTGCGAAGAGTGCTGAGTTCTCCGCTGAGAACGCAATTTTTGATTAATTTTTAGTCAACGTATACAGTAATGTGTATGAAAAATACGAATCTAATTGCCGGAAACCCCTAAAACCTATATAACTACAACGTAAAGATGAAATAAGCTTAAGCGTGAATGTTGCGAAAGCAGAAAAAATATATAGGATGATACAAGGTTAAACCCTAAATATCATAATAATGGGCAATCGGCAGCCAAGCTCCGAATAGGAGAAGGTTCAACGACTAGGCGTAAGCCGTAACATACAAGTTTTTGGTATGTGAAATGGTTCGTGTCCTTATATTTTAGGACAAAGATATAGTCTGCACTCTAATGAAAGTTAGAGGGGTATTAGCCCAAATGAAATGTAGCGATTTCATTTAAACATAATGGATGAATCTAATGGCCACTCAGCTAGGTACTGCTAAGAAGGTTGCTAGCTCTGGTTCTAAGATTACCGCTCCCGCTATGGAGAGCTTTACTTATGGTACTGGCACTTATGAACTAAAGCATGCTCCAAAGGCTGCACCAAATGAGATTTATGTACTAAACGGCGATAGTACTTTTGGTAAGAAGTTCAAGAAAGGTACTAATGCTTCTGACTCCGAGTTCTCTATTGCCGACAAGACGGTGAAGCTGCCTACTGGTCTAAATGCTGATGATGAATTATTTGTAATGTACGATTATGAGACCGAGAGCGCTGTTGAAGTTGTCAACTCCGCCACCGAATTCCCTGTAGGCTGCAAGTTCATCATGGAAGTTCTTGGTTGTGACGTATGTGACCAGACTACCTTAGTCCACGCTTACGTAATTTTCAATAACTTTAAGCTATCTCCTGATTTTGACTGGAGCATTGCAACCGATGGTGCTCATCCTTTCAGCGGTAAGGCTCAGCAGGCTTACTGCGATAAGGAGAAGAGACTATTCTCCATCGTTATTCCTAGCGAGGAATAATTTAAGGTACTTAATTCGTAAAGGCCCCTGTTATCTCTCAGGGGCCTTTATGTAGTATAAAAAGAGAAACAAACTAACATAAAGGAGTGATAGCGAATGAGATATCCACGCAGATGTCTATGTTGCAATACCACATATGAGTATTGTCCTTCATGCTATGACTATCGCAATCTCCCACTATGGATGAATTCCTTCCATAATGAGAACTGCAAGAATATTTTTGAAACATGTACAAATTATAATTTTAAGCTAATCACCAAAGAGCAGGCCAAGAAGGCACTATCTAATTGTGATCTATCTAATCGTGCCAGCTTTAGTGACTGCGTAAAACGTGACGTAGATGCCATCATGGCAGAAGAGAATTCTACTGAGAACTTTTCCTTTAAGAAGGCAAAGTATTCAGACAAGGCCGAATAAGCCACACACGAAGTAGTTGCAAATAAAATAACAAGGTGTTGAAGTTTCGTGTGGAACTCAACCCCTTATTTTTTTACATAGATTAAAAGGAGAAATATAATGATTATAACAAGTACAATAACGGGGAAACAATATGACCCAGAAGAAGTTGTTTATCTGGCGAATATGATTCAGTCATTTAAGTATTTAAATACTATTGGCCCAGAGTATTTAATGGATATTTTATATTGTAATACTAAAAATAATTGTCTTGTATTCGTGTTCAAGAAATGCCAAGAAACGGCAGAATGTTATAGAAGGTGGCAAAATCATGAATTATGATGATATTCAGCTATATACATGCTATAGTATAAATCTTCGGAACTTTCTATATAAAAACGGGGTTAAATATAAATTAGCAGCAAGAAATCCAAATTCAAATAAGTTATTTTGGGTTTATATTAAAAATGAGCAATTGAATGAATTGTTAAATGAATGGGCTAATCATTGATGTTATTATTTTTATGTAAAACAACTTGGGAGGATATTATGAAGAATAATCAAAGATTAACACAAGAAGAATTTGTGAATAGGGTTAACGCATTAAATAAAGGATTTCGCGTTAAAGGTAAGTATGTCAATAGCAAAGAACCGGTAGAAATAGAATGTCAATTTGGACACATATGGAGTCCGAGTCCATCAAATTTGATGCGTGGCTCTGGCTGTATTTATTGTTCTGGCAAAAAAGCAATAGTTGGCGAAACTGATTTGTGGACAACCCATCCAAATGTTGCCGCTATATTAAAAAATCCAGATGACGGACATAGATATACACAATGTTCGATAGAAATGCAGGAACTATATGGTATGACTTTTAACGTTCCAAATATTATAAAAGCGTGTAAAACAAAAAAATCATATAAAAATTTTAATTTTAGATATTCAACATAATATTTTTAGTATTTTGTATATATTTCTATACATTATATAAAACTTGAATAATTTATAAGGGAGGTGGTGTAATTGGCAAATCAAGATTCAACTTTTGCAACTATTATAATTGGTGTTAAGCATAATAGATTATCTGTAGTGAGAAGTGCTATTGGAACGAGTGGAATTATTGACACATTAATGTGCAAATTTGAATTTAGAACCACCGATTGGGCTGGCATTCAAAAGATGGCAGTATTTCAGAGCATGAGTGATTATGTAAAGCATAAAGATGAAAATAAAGTTATTGTTCCATTAAATGAGCAAGGGGAATGTTATGTTCCTGCCGATGTTATGACTGGCCAAGGAGAATTTTTAATTGGTGTATTTGGTGTATATGATAACAATAGTAGAATCGTTTCAAACTTTTTGGCATTTAAATGTGATAAAGGCTGCTATTGCATTGGATCTACACCTGGTGGCACTACTCCCAGTGATTATGCAGAAATCATTGCTTTAATAGATAAAAAGCAGGATGCATTAATTCCCGGTGATGGAATAAGCATTGATGGAAATAATGTAATAAGTTGTACTTGCGAAATTACACTAATAAACGGAGGTGACAGCAATGAGTAAGACATTGAATAATGTTAGGATTCAACTCAGAAATGATACCGCAGCCAATTGGCAGAACTCCACTGTGGTGCTATTGCCTGGTGAATTTGCCGTTGAAAATGATACTGGTTTATTCAAAATTGGTAATGGAACTGATGTTTTTAAGGATTTAAAATATGCAAATAAGGCTGGAGAAACTTCTCAAGAGCTGGAGAATTTAAAAGCTCAAATTGGTGATATTCCAAAAGGAAAAACCATAATCAAAATGATTGAGGAAGCGGCTTATGACGATACTACATTGTCCGGCAAAGTAACTGTAAATGAACAGGCAATTGCCTCTTTGAATAGCAAAATGGACAATATTGAGGCTGGTTCTGTAACATCCGTGAATGGTAAAACTGGCGAGGTTACTATTGCAGCCTCAGATTTAATTAAGTCTTCTTCTGACACAAATAAAATATCTATTGCTGAAGATGGAACACTTGAAGTTAATTCACTGACTTTTGATAAAATTATGCAATCAGAAGGCGATGAAATTATTCTTTCTGGTGGCGGAGCCTAATTTTTAAAGGAAGGTTTTATTCATATGGCGACTAAAACACTAAATACTAGAATTATTATGAGAAACGACACCGCAGAGAATTGGACTACTAAGAATCCAACTCTGTCAAAGGGCGAATTTGGTGTCGAAAATGATACCAACAAGTTTAAGATTGGTGACGGAGCTACTGCATGGAAGGAACTAGCCTATGCTGGTGCAGATGAAACCGTTATCAAGTCTATTATTAATGCAAACCGTGACGCCTGTACTTATGTCGACCTAACCGAAGGGCAGGAAGATGCAGATGGCCTAGCCACTATTACCTCTCCAAAGCAGGGTGATACCGCTATTGTTCGCAAGGCCATTGATGATACTCATAAGTCTTATACTGCTTATGTTTATACTGGTTCTGCTTGGTCTGCTATGGATGGTAACTATAATGCAAACAATGTTTACCTTGATGCTGATATTAAAATGGCTGGTAACTATACTCAGGTTGGTAACTTAACTAAGACTCAGAATGGCACCGCTACTTTTGCTACGAAGGGTAAGTCTATTGCTGAGGCTCTAACCGACATTTTCTCCAAGCGTCTACAGCCCGGTACTCCTACCGCTCCTGCTGTAACTCTAACCTTTGGTCAGGCCAAAGCTTACGAGGTTGGTACTACCGTATCTCCCACTTATTCTGCTTCTTTAAGCGCTGGTTCTTATACCTATGGCCCTGCTACCGGTATTACTGCCACTTCTTGGGAAATTACTGATACCGCAGGTAATACTGCGGATACTGCTACGGGTTCTTTTGCTGATGTGGTTGTTGCTGATAATACCAATTATAAGATTACCGCAAAGGCTAATTATGGTGAAGGTGCAGTTGCTGAGGATAATCTAGGTTCTGATTCCAATCCTGTAGTTAAAATTGCTGCTGGTTCTGCCACTAAGACTTCTGGTGCCATTACTGGCTATCGTAATACCTTCTATGGCACTGTAACTGAAAAAGCTGAAGTCACGAGCACTATTATTCGCGGATTAACCAAGTCCAACAAGGCTCTTGCAAATGGTAGTTCTTTTACTGTTAATATTCCTGTTGGCGCAGTTCGTGTAATTTTTGCATATCCTGCTACTCTACAGGATGTCAGCTCTGTAAAGGACGTAAATGGCCTAAACGCCGAGATTAAGAGCGCTTTCACCAAGTCTGCGGTAACTGTAACTGGTGCCGGTGCTGATGCTGGTATTGAATATAAGGTATATGTAACTGACTTTGCAGAACCTGTTGCAAAGGCTAATTCTTATACGGTGAAAATCTGATAAAGGAGGAGAAAGATTATGGCTATGACTTTTGGCACACTTGATTTTGCTGTTGCTTTTAACCGCCAGACGGCTTTCCCTCTGGATGCTAAAAGCTATTTTGAAAGCTTAGAACTTGCTACCTCCGCCGCTGCTTCCGCACAAGAGGCTGGTAGTTCTGAAACTACTTATTATTTTGGTCAGACTATTGCTGTTGTTGAGGGTGGTAAGGCTACTCTTTATGTAATTCAACCTAATAAGACTCTGAAAGAGGTTGGAGGAAATATTCTTATCAATGAGAATGTTTTTGCCAAGGACGAAAATGGCGTTTTGAATCTACTTGGTTTTGCCGATGCAGTTGGTGGCGCTCAGCTAGTAAAGACTGAAGACGGTAAGATTTCTTGGGTTAAACCAGATACCACTACCGTTGAAGGTCTATCTACTGCTATCGAGTCACTAAAGACTGTTGTTGGTGATGATAAGGGTGGTCTTGTAAAGCAAGTTGCTGACAACAAGGCAGCTATTGATACACTTAATGGTGACAAAACTGTATCTGGTTCTGTCGCTTATCAGATTGCACAGATTGTTGCCGGTGCAGATGAGAGTTTTGATACTCTAAAAGAAATCGCAAATTGGATTACGACTCATAAGACCGATGCGGCTACAATGAATTCTCAGATTAACACCAACAAGGATGATATTTCAGCTTTAAAAACAAAAGTTGGTGATACTTCTGTCGCAGATCAAATTGACGCTGCTCTAAAAGATGGTGATGGCAATAAGTATGCACTAAGCTCTGACTTAGATACTGCTAATGGCAAGATTACTTCCCTACAGGAATTAGTTGGAGAAACAAAGGTTGAAACTCAGATTTCTACCGCACTTGACTCTGCTCTAAAGGTTGACGGTGCTGAAAAGTATGCACTAGCTTATCACACTCATGAGATCGCTAATGTTACTGGTCTTCAGGGTATACTTGATGGCAAGGCTTCTGCTGATGATGTACAGACCATACAGTCTACTGTTGATGGACTAAGCGCAAAGGCTCATGAGCACGCCAACAAGATTGTTCTTGACGGTATTACTGAGGATAAGGTTAATTCTTGGGATGCTGCTCAGGCTAATGTTATCGAGGCAATTAAGATTGGCGGAACTGCTCTAACTGTTGGCACGGATAAGGCCGTAAGTATTCCTGCTGCAACCGCTGAAGCTCTTGGTCTTGTTAAGGCAGACGGAGCAACTATTGAATCTACCGACGGTGTACTCAGTGTTAAGGCTGTTGGTATTAGTAAGGTCTTCGTCGATGACGACGTTGAACTTGTTATGGACGGCGGTAATGCTTAATTATTATTTTATGATTTAAAGGAGATTGACATATATGGCTAATAAGACTTTTAGTACACGTATTAAGAACAAAATTGATACTTATGCAAATTGGATTGATAAAGATCCTGTTCTGCTTAATGGTGAAATTGCCGTTGTAGTTATCCCTGCGGAAACTGGTGCTGTACAGGGCGAACCCGTTACTCTATTTAAGGTCGGTGACGGCACTAAGAACTTTAGTCAGCTAGAGTTTACTGGTGCAAAGGCTGCTGATGTTTATGGTTGGGCTAAGGCTGCTACCAAGCCAGCGTATTCTGCTACCGAAATTACTGGTCTAGAAGCTTATATTGGTGAGAAGATTCAGGATACTGATACTCAGTATAAGCTAGAGGCTGATGCTGAAGATGGCCACAAGTTCTATCTATATTCTAAAGCCAAGGGTGATGAGGCTTTTGGTACTACGCCTGTAAGTACTATCACTATTCCTGAGACTGTATATACTCTAGCTACTGGTACTGCCAATGGTACTGTTAAATTTAATGGTACTGACGTTGCTGTTGCTGGTCTAGGTTCTGCCGCTTATACCGACTCTACCGCTTATGATGCTAATGGGGCCGCTCAGACCGCTGAGGATAATGCTAAGGCACATGCTGACACGAAGGATTCTGCTATTGCAGCCGCCAAGAAAGCTGGTACTGATGCTCAGGCCGCAGTAGATACTCTTTCTGGTAAGGTGGGTACAGTCGCCGAGGGCAAGACTGTTGTTGAAATGATTGCTGACGCTCAGACCGCTGCAACTTATAATGATACCGAGGTTAAGGCCGGTATCAAGGCCAATGCTGATGCTATCACTAAGCTAAATGGTACTTCTGCAGTTGAAGGTTCTGTTGACAAGAAGGTAGCTGACGCTATTAATGAGTTTGCCACTAAGGTTAGCGACGATAAAACCGTCAATACCTTTAAGGAGCTAATTGATTATGCCGCTTCTCACCAAGGTGAATATAGCACTCTGTCTGGCGAAGTTCAGGCTAACAAGACTGCTATTGCCACTCTAAACGGCAAAGATACTGACGCTGGTTCTGTAGCAAAGACTGTTAAGGATGCCGTTCATGCCGCACAGGCTACCCTTCAGGGCGACATTGACAAGAAGGTTGACAAGGTAGAAGGTAAGGATCTATCTACCAACGACTATACCAACGATGAAAAGACCAAGCTAGAAGGCATCGCCACTGGCGCTCAGGTCAACGTCATTGAGACTGTTAAGGTTAATGGCGTCGCACTAACTCCTGCCGATAAAGCCGTTGACGTTACTGTACCTACTGGCACTCTTGCTTCTAAGGATAAGGTTGCCGAGACCGACCTTGTAGACGCTCTTGCTACAAAGATCAATGGTAAGCTAGATGCTTCTGAGGTTACTGGGGACCTTCTGACTCATAACGCTTCTGAGTTTGCCGCAGCCGATCACAATCATGACGATACTTATTCTAAGCTAGACCACAATCATAAGATTGATGACCTAGAGCAGAGTGCTTATATTATTTTCGACTGTGGTACTGCTAGTACCATTATCTAAGTGGCATTGCCTCTTCACATTAAGTAGTTTATTTAATAGGAGAGGCATTACGCCTCTCCTATTTTTTTAGACTATACAAGGAGGAATGAAAACTAATGGCCTATATAAATAAAGTTACTGTTAGAGGCAGAACATACAATTTAGAGAATCTAACGGATGGTACTCACATTGTTAGATTGCCTATTTTAAGTGGAGATGATGTTTTTGTTACAGAAAAGACATTACAAACCGGTGTAAAGGCATCTGAGCTTACTGATGGTACTCATACTGTTAGTTTGCCAAAAAATTTAACAAAAGATGATACATTCGTTCTACAAAGTGTACAAGACAAAGTTAATGATAATAAAGTTGATAAGGTAAGTGGTAAGGGTTTATCAACAAATGACTATACTACCCCAGAAAAGAATAAGCTTTCTGGTATTGAAGATGGAGCGAACAAATATATTCATCCTATTTATAACACAAGAGTATCTGGTCTATATAAAATTACAGTTGATAGCACCGGTCATGTTAGTGATGTAAGTGAGGTTACAAAGGACGACATTACTGGTCTTGGCATAACTGATGGTACGGATGCAGTTACTCAGGCCAACGCATATACTGATAAGGCTATTTCTGAATATGAACCTTATTCTATTGAAGTTGTAGGCACACTACCAGAATCTGGTGAAGATAGAACTTTCTATCTTGTTCCTAATGAATCCAAAACTGGTTATACGAAATACTGGTGGATTACCGACAATGGCGAACAAAAGTGGGATGAGTTTAAGGGCGCTTCTACTGTAGTTGTGACCGAACTTCCAACAACTGGTGAGAAAGAAACAGATTATATCCTATATTCTGATGCAGGATGTTTTTACTACAAATGGATTGACAACGAATGGAAGATGGTTGCGGGAACTGTTGCCCATATTGTAAATGAACTACCACAGACCGGAAACGAATATTCAGATTACTATGTGAAAAACACCGATGGTTCATATGTACATTATCGTTATATTGACGGTGCATTCTGCATAATTGGTGGAGACACATATAACAAAACACAAGTAGATAATAAAATTTCAACATTAAAGACTGATATTGATTCAAATACCACAAACATTACTTCTCTAAGCCGCACAGTTGATGGTATCAGACAAGATTTGGATAGTCTTGATACAGAGGGTTATACTTACTACGCTACTTATGGCAATGCTACTCTTGCGACTGGAGACGAAGCAGAAAACGTATTTACACTTTATGAAGTTAAAAATGAAAAAGAAGAAGTTAAAAGTCAGTTTGTAATTACTGGTGGCGGCGGCGGAGGCACTACAACCACTACTCTTAAGGTTGAGCGTATTACCGAGTCTCCTGTTATTGTCACAACAACTGACAAAGTAGAAATAAGCTTCAACTATTCTTCAACAGATAGCGATGGAGAGGCAGTTGATGGTACTTATACTTGGAAACTCGGAAATACCGTTCTATCCACTGGAGCATTAGTTCAGGGTGTTAATACTTTTGACATGACTGAACATGTGAATATTGGCACTCAAAAATTTGTTTTAACAGTTGTAGACGCCGCTGGTAGTGTTGCAGTTAAATCTTGGACTGTGCAAAAGGTTGATGTCAGACTTGAATCTTCATTTAGCGACAAGATTGCATATGAAGCTAACAAGTCTGTGAACTTTACATATACACCATATGGTGCAATAAACAAAACTGTGCATTTTGTTCTCGATGGGGCTGAAATAGGGACTGTTGCTACAAGTTCATCTGGTACACTACAGTCTTATACACTCCCAGCTCAAGAACACGGAGCACATTTACTTGAGTGTTACATTACTGCAACGATTAATGGAAAGAGCGTCGAAACGGATCATATATTTAAAGATATAATTTGGTATGATGAAAATAGTGAGGCCCCCGTCATTGGTTGTGTTTATAGATATGACCACTATGGCAAGGTGGAGGCTAAGCAGTATAACTCTACAAACATTCCATTCTATGTATTTGATCCAAAGACAGAAACACCAACTATTACGAGAAGTGTTGACGGGAAGGTTATCGCAACTCAAACTATGTCTGGCACATCAGATGTTTGGGCGTATAAATCTTCTGATATTGGTGAACATACGCTTACTATTACTTGCAATAGTACAACACTAACGATTGTAATGGACATTAAGGAACTTGGCATTACTATTGAGCCAATTACTGCTAATCTCGCATTTGACTTTAACCCAACTGGTCTATCGAACAGTGATGAAGACAGACTATGGAAAGACAGTAGCATGAATGTTAATATGACTGTTTCTGACAACTTCGACTGGTCAAATGGTGGGTATCAGATTGATAGTGATGGCAATCAGTATTTCTGTGTAAAAGCCGGAACAACTGCGACTATTAATTATAACCTATTTGAGAGAGATGCAAGCGCTTATGGTTCTGAATTTAAGTGCATTTTTAAGACTACGAATGTTAGAAAAGCAAACGCAACGTTTTTGACTTGTCAAGCAGACTCTACCGTTGTTGGTTTGGAAATGAATGTTCATGAAGCGTATTTGAAGTCTAGTATTAAGAGTCTGTATATTCCTTATAGTGAGGAAGATGTTATTGAGTTTGAGTTTAACATTAACTCACTCGATAAAGATAATCCAGACGCAACAGCCGTTATTATGAGCTATGAGGACGGTGTTGGTTTAAGACCAATGATTTATGATTCTACTCATAGGTTGTATCAGTACGAGCCTGTCCCTATTACTATTGGCTCTACAGATTGTGATGTTCATATTTATCGTATGAAAGCTTATACTTCTGCTCTGACTGATTCTAACATTCTTTCTAACTTTATTGCAGATGCCAGAGATTCTGATGAAATGATTGCAAGATATAACCGTAATCAGATTTATGATGAAAACAATGCTTTAACTCCTGAATCTGTAGCAAATGCTTGTCCTCAGTTGAGGGTCATTAAGATTGAGTGTCCACACTTTACTAATGATAAGAAAGACTATGTTAAGGGAACGAATGTTGAGTGCATTTATAAGGGTGGAGATCCCGTACTAGATAACTGGAAGTTTATTAATTGCTACCATGCTGGTCAGGGAACTACTTCTAACGAATATGGTTATGCTGGTAGAAACATTGATATCATCATGTGTGCAGATGGTAAGAATCAGATTGTTAGCAAAATCCCTCTGGATACAGAGTATGTAACAGAACTTATTCTTGGAGATGGAACGAAGTATAGTGATGGTTCTGGTAAAGTGAGTTTGTCTAGAACTTCTGTGCCAAATAACTGGTTTAACATAAAGGTCAACATAGCTTCTTCAGAAAACGCAAATAATGCTTTGCTTCAGAAGAGATATAATGACTATCTACCATACAAAACTGTCGCTATGGAGAATAATCCGAAATGCAAGAATAGTATGGAGTTTTACAACTGTGTAGTGTTTATCAAGGAGACGGATCCTGATGTTTCTCAACACAGAGAATTTAAGGATAACGATTGGCACTTCTATGCTATTGGTAATATTGGCGATAGTAAGAAGACCGATGCTACTCGTGTAAATGATGTAGAAGACTTGAAAGAATACGTTATTGAGGTAAGTGATAATACGCTACCAAATAGCACCTTCCAGACTGGTGTTACAGATAGCGATGGCAAGATGGTTTATCCTATCACTAAAGATCAGTGGAAAGCAGGAAATACTGCTTATGATGCCCTATATAATGATTGGGACGGCTCTTTCGAGTTCCGCTATGATATGGGTGGTGAAACCAAAGATGGTGCAAGTTTAGCAACATCCGAAGAAAAAGAAGCACAGAGACTTCTAAATAAGCAAGTATGGCGTGATTTCTATGAGTGGGTTATTACGTCTACTGATGAAGAATTTGTTTCACAGTTTGGTGATTGGTTCATCAAAGATTCTGCTTTGTATTGGTATTTATTTACCGAGAGATATACCATGATCGATAATCGCGCAAAGAATACTTTTTTCCACTATGCAAAATGTGCAGATGGCAAGTATCGTTTTGAACTGTGGGATTATGATAACGACAGTGCTTTGGGCATAAACAATTCAGGCGAATTAACAATGGCCTATGGAAAAGAAGATACAGACTATAAGACGGATGGGGACCCATCCTCTGGCTACATCTTCAATGCGGCAGATAGTGTATTGTGGTGTCGTATTCGTGATTTGATGAAAAATGATCTAGCAACAATGTATCAGACTCTTGATAGTAGCGGTTGCTGGAGTGACACTTCTCTAATTAATGAATTTGATAATTGGCAGGCACAATTCCCAGAAGAACTCTGGAGACTTGATATTGAGCGTAAGTATTATCGTACATATCAAGGCGGTGGCTTAAATGGTGGTTTAGAGCCAGAGCCAACTCCTCGTTTCCTGGCCACCATGATGAATGGACGTAAGAAGTATCAGCGTAGACAATTTGAGCGTGACCAGGCTGCTTATATGGGAACCAAATATTTGTCTACGACCGTCAAAGCAGATCAAATCATGTTTAGATGCAACACTCCTTCTGGTGTAGTTGTTGCACCTAACTATACGTTAAACATTGTGCCATATTCTGATATGTATTTGTCAGTGTTGTTTGGTAACTCTCCAAGTGCCCAACAGATTCGTGCAAAAGCTGGGCAGACATACGAAATCACCTGCCCACTTACCAAGATGGATGATACAGCAGTACTGATTTATTGTGCTTCTCGTATTCAGGCACTAAATGATATTTCTGCCTGTTATATTCACGATAACGACTTTTCAAAAGCTTCCAAGCTTCAGAAACTAATTATCGGTAACAGCACATCTGGATATTCTAATCAGTTCTTAACAAACTTAAACCTTGGTAACAATGCACTCTTAGAAGAATTAGATATTTGTAACTGCCCCAATCTGACTGGCTCTATCAACCTTTCAAGCTGTGGCAACCTAGAGAAACTTTATGCCGAAGGTACTTCAATTACTGGTGTATTGTTCGCCTCTAATGGTAAAATTGCCTTAGCTCATCTACCAGGAACTATTAACAGTTTGACATTAAAGAATCTGAAGTATCTTACTGATTTATTGGCAACTTATGGCAACCTTGAGTCTTTGACAGTTGAGAACTCTATCGTAGACGAATACTCTATTGTTGAGGATGCTATAGATACATTACAGATTTTGAGATTGGTCGGTATAGACTGGACGGTTACAAATACTGATTTGTTAAACAAGATTCTCAAGATGAATAATAGCATGCTTGCTGGTAAAGTTCATATTGCAGGTCAAGCAAGACAGAGAGAATTAGATGCTTATGCAGCCGCATGGCCTGATTTAACTGTTACCTATAATGGTATTATTACTCAGTATAAAGTTACGTTTATGAATGCCGATGGCACTCCAATTAAAGATAAAAAGGGTAATGATTATGTTCAGTATGTTGATCAAGGTGGAAAAGCTGTCGATCCAATTATGAGTGGTGAAATTGATACTCCGACAATTGCTAGTACAGAACAATATAATTATACTTTCTCTGGCTGGGATGGCATTAATACAAATGTCACCGCCGCAATGACTGTTACTGCAAAATATAATGAAACAATTAGAACATATACTGTTCGTTGGTTCCAGCAACCCGGTGTTGTTTGGGAAACAAAAGAAAATGTTGAATACGGAACTGGTGTGTTCCCAGACAAAGACAATCCTACTATGAATGATAATGAGGATTCCTATATTTATAACATCTTTACTGGATGGGATAAAAATACTGGCTTTATTACTGGCAATACAGACGTTTATGCAAAGTGGGAGACTCAAAATGGTTTACCGCAATCTGGCACAGAACTAAAAGATATGACGCCAGTTCAAGTGTATGCAGTTGTGGCAGCAGGTAAAGCCAACGATTATTTTGAGCAAAAAGACTATATTGATGTTCGCATGGGCAATGACTACTCTTTCACTAATGTTACAGAAAATGTTTTAGCAGAGGAAAAATATTTCGATGGCACTACTTCTAAAGTTATAGATACCGGAATAAAACTATTTGGCGCAGATTCTGCTTCTTTTACAATGGCAATTGACTTTGAGTTTGACAGCGCCGCTGCGTCTGATGACACGTTGTTGTCTTGTTTTGAATATGATGGAGCAGAAGGTTTCAGACTAAAGTTTAATGGTACAAGTCCAGAAATTCAATGGGGCAGCGCCAGTCAGGTAGTTGGCTATGGAGCCAAGAGAGACCTAGTTGTGCTGCGTCACGTGAAGGGTGAAGATAAGCTATATATCTATTCTTTCAATGGAGCTGCTGGATCAAGTAATATATATGCAGATGAAATTGAATATACCGAATTGACCCGTAACCATAGTACAAGCACAGAAGCAACAATAGTTCTTGGTGGATTTAAGTTCTTATCGAATGGTACTATTGATAATATGGGTAAAGGCTATATTCATTGGGCAAAGGTATGGCTCGAAGATTTGGGCGATTCTATTGCTAGAGATTTAGCTGCATGGCCTCATGAAACTATTCGTTTTGAGTATTATGGAAGTGAGCGTTATAGATTCGCTAATGATTCTAGCCGCAAGACTGGTGCTTCATTTATTGCAAAAGATTTATTGTCTTATGAACATTATATGAATCCAACAAATACAAATGTTGGCGGCTGGGAAGATTCTTCTATGAGACATTTTATGAATTCTAGAGTATATGAAGCATTCCCGACAGTGTGGAAGTCAATTCTTAAGAAGGTACAAATACCGACAAGTGCTGGTGGAGGCTCTCAAGAAATTATTTTCTCAAAAGACTATGTTTATGCTCCGTCTTATGTTGAGCTTTCTGGTATTCAGACAGTACCTTATGTAAACGAAGGTAGTCATATTACGTGGTTTACTGATGATGCTTCAAGAGTAAAGACTAGAAATGGTGTTGCGAAAGGATATTATGGTAGATCTGCTATTATCAACTACAATACGTATTTCGTCTATACTAATGAGCAAGGTGCATGCAATAACATGTATATAGTGTCGAGCAGAAACAGTGGTATTTGTATATGTGTTTCAGTGTAATGAGGTGAAGAATTATGAGATATTATAAGATTATTATTAATAACGAAATTGTTGGAATTGGTACAACAATAGACTTAAGAAAGTTCCAAAAGAAGCATGAAATCTTTTTGTCTTGTGATGAATCTGAAGCACAGTACATTCAGTATAAAGAAAAAATGTATCATGCTGTATGGATGCTACCAGTGGCTACAGAAGAGTTTTTAGTGGCTGATGTTGTAGAAATCCAACAGGATGAGTACGAAACGCTTTTGTCTGCAATGGAATCAAATGAAACGATTGAGATTGTTCCAGATGAGGAAGTAGACAATGATGATTATGTTGACGAAAATGACAAAATTACTATTGATTATGTAAAAGAGTCGAAAATTAACGAAATGAAGGCAACTTGTAACAAGATGATTACAAATGGTTTTGATATGAAGCTAAGTGATGGAGAATCTCATCATTTTTCACTTACCATACAAGACCAACTAAACTTGATTACATCTTCTCAAATGATTTTAGACGGAATTCAAACAATTCCATATCATGCAGATGGGGAGCTTTGCAAGTATTATTCTATTACAGATATGGATCAGGTCGTTAGTATGGCAAACTCTTTTAAAACATATCATGTGGCATATTTTAATTCATTGAAGGCATATATCAATTCATTACAAGATATAAATAAAATTTCAGCCATATCTTATGGCGATGATATTCCAGTTAAATATCAATCAGAAGTTTATATTGCACTAAAATATGAATTTTAATTATAAGAAGAAATACTAACGAGAGGTGCTTATGTGCCTCTCATTTTTGTAATTCATAGTGGAGGTGAAAAAATGTCCTACATAAATACTATTGATATTAATGGAGTAGTATATAATTTAGGTAGTTTAACTGACGGTAATTATGAAGTTAATTTACCACCAAATTTAAAAAATAATGATGTTTTCTTATTGCAAGGAGATGTTGTTAGTAATTTGGTTACACAGTCAAATATGCCACTTGCTGCAAGTCAAGGCAAGGCCCTTAATGACAAGATTAGTGAACTAAAAACGAGTTCTACAAACCAAGGAAACGACATTACACAGTTAAGAACGGCTATAAAAACAGGAGACTCTACGACATTATCTAGTGCAAAGTCGTATGCAGATGGTAAAGACACGGAACTTGATGGAAAAATTACGGCCCTCAGAACAGACATGGGTACTAATGATACGTCAACATTGACATCCGCAAAATCATATACTGACACAAAATGCGGGGATACATTGACTTCTGCAAAAACATATTCGGACAATGGTTTTATAAATAAAACAAATATAGCAGACAATCTTACTACTGATTCTGCTGACAAAGTTTTATCTGCAAAACAAGGCAAAGCGTTAGAAGATAAAAAGTTTAATAAGGCAGGAGGAACTATTTCTGGAGCAGTAACTATAAATGGTGCTCTTACAATTGGTGGCTCTAATGGAATTAGTGTTAGTAAGGTTCCGACCGCAAACAATGATGTAGTAAATAAGAAATACGTTGATGACAAAATTTCTGGCTATAGTATAGCTGATGATTCGATAACAACTGCAATGATTGTTGATGGTGCAATTACAAAGGCAAAACTAGGAACGGACATTGCTTTAGACTCAAGTGAAATTGGTACAACAACCGAAGGTTGGACATATATAAAAATGAGTAACGGTGTTGCGATTGCCTGGGGTAGTTTTGAAAATAGTGCTGGAGTTGGTTCTAGTGGTGAATTTTCTGAAGCATATCCAACCGGATTGTTTATAAATGCACCAGCTTGTACACCATTTTTGTATGCAAGTGGGCAAGATGTTGTCCAATTTAGTAAAGATGCTGGTGATAAGGATAATACACCAAAGATTGGTGTTCACTTATTGAGTTCAATACTTAAACCGGGCACATCAGAAGCATTGGGAACTATCAAAATTGACTATATTGCAATTGGTAAATGGAAATAATTGTCAATAAATCTATCGGCATATGTTGGTATTTTTATTTTGTATTAAGGAGGTAACACAAGTGGCAAACAAGACATTTAATACCCGCATTAAGAATAAGCGGGATACGAGTGCGAACTGGACTAGCAAAGACCCTGTTTTGTTAGATGGCGAACTCATTATTGTTGACACAGCAAGTGGCGAGACAAGATTTAAAATTGGTGATGGCACCAAGAAATACTCACAGTTGCCATTCCAAGATGAGATTTTAAGAAATTCAAAAGTAGATTTGGACGCTGGTGTATATACTGCTACTGCTTCAAGCACTGATGGTATAGCATATTCTGCTACTGTTCCCGGTATTACTGCTTTAACCGCTGGCGCTAGTTTTATTATGATCCCAAATAAAGCAAGTACAAGCAAGGCACCAACATTAAATGTTAGCGGATTAGGCGCAAAGCCAATTAGGCGCAGACTAAGCTCTCTAACAACTAGCTTACAGCAAGGATATAGTACTAACTGGATTGCCCTCAATAAGCCGTTTACTGTAGTATATGATGGTACAGCATGGGTTGTTGAAGGTCTGACAAAAACTGATGGTGCAGATGTGTATGGAGCAGTTGCACAAGCTACGGCAGATGCGAACGGAAACAACATTGCAGAGACATATGCTACGATTGTTATGCTGCAAAGTCTGTTGCCAAAGGTCACAACAATTACACTGACATCTAATTGGGTTGGAGATGCAAGCCCATATTATCAGGATATTGCACTAAGTTGTGTAACAGAGACAAGCATTGTTGATTTGCAGCCAACGCCAGAGCAGCTTAACTCTTGGCAGGATGATGGGATTGCATTTACAACTTTGAGCGGAAATGGTACTGTGCGTGTTTATGTAGCTGGCGGTAAGCCAAGCAGCGCAATTTCAGTACAAGTTAGAGTACAGGAGGTGACGGTTATATGAGTGGTTTATACGGAAATGTATGTGGAGGATTTGGTAATCCCAAGACATATGTTTTAACAGATAAAAACGGAAAAGAAATCACTGGTGTTCTAGTTGATAATTTAACTGTCTTTACCGCTACCCCTGAAGATGTTCGTTCTGGTAAGGTCTTCGCCGGAGATGAAGGCGTAAAGACGGGAACGAATACATCAATTTAATAAATCGTTGAACTAATGATAAAGCTTTATTTTAAGGGAGGAATTTTTATGCCTAATGGCGATTTTGAGCCTATGTATTCTACTAATAACATATGATACGATACCTATACGGCGCAGTGCCTCACAAATCATCTTGAAGATATGGAGGCAGATATTGATACCTTACAAACCGGTAAAGCAAATGTAAATCATACGCATAACGAATATTCTCCAATTAACCATGAGCATTCTGAATATGCTCTGGTAAATCATTCTCATACTGGGTATGCTCTTATTGGACATACCCATAGTTATAATGACTTAGAAGATAAGCCAGTTATTCCGACTACTCTTCCTGCGAATGGCGGCAATTCTGATACTGTAGATGGCAAACACGCCGCAGATTTTGCGACTGTGGAATCAGTAGATATGCTTCAAACCCTTGTTGGAAGTACTAGTGTCCAGTCTCAGATATCAACTGCAGTTGGTACTATAACTCCGACTAGTATTGGCGCAGCAGAAGAAGATCATGTTCATAACTATAACGATTTAACGAATAAGCCAACTTCACTCCCAGCTAATGGTGGTAATGCGGACACTGTTGATGGTAAACATGCGAGTGATTTTGCAACATCTGCTGATATCACCATGCTTCAAAATTTAGTTGGTGACACGGCTGTTCCTACGCAAATTAATAATGCTATCACTTCTGCCACTAGTGATTTGTCAGATACATATGCTACAAAAGCAAATCCTAAATTTGAAAATAGTATTAGTATGAATAGAGAAACGTGGTCTACTGTCGGAACTAATAGTATTGCTATAGGAAATTATTGCCAAGCAAGTGGAAATTATTCTTATGCCGAAGGGTATTTTTCAAAAGCGACTACTTCGGAAAGCGTAACTCCAACTAGCTCAAATTCTTCAGATTTAGGGTATTGTTGTCATGCAGAAGGTTATTTTTCTGTAGCTCGTGGCGCAATTTCTCATGCGGAAGGCAATGGAACATTAGCGTCAGGTGGCAATTCTCATTCTGAGGGTTGTAGTACTACTGCGAGTGGTGAATGTTCACATGCAGAAGGATATCATACTACAGCATCTGGAAAGAATGCGCATGCAGAAGGTATTTCAACAAAGGCGACCGGGGGATTATACTCATGCCGAAGGGTATTATAGTGAAGCTACAAAGAATTATGCACACGCGGAAGGATGCCAGACTGTAGCGAGTGGCACATCATCACACGCAGAAGGGGCGAACACAATTGCTTCTGGGTATCATTCTCACGCGGAGGGTGATGAAACAATTGCACAAACCTTAAGCCAACATGTAGAGGGTGCATATAATATACCGGATTCAGGCGGCAGTGTGTCTAGATATGGTAAATATCTTCATATTGCTGGTAATGGTTCTAATTTGGCTCGTTCCAATGCTTACACTCTAGATTGGGATGGCAATGGTTGGTTTGCAGGAACTATTGAGGGGACGGCTATGATTTTAAAATCTTCAACACCAAATAGCACAAAACGATTTAAAATCACTGTTGACGATAGTGGCGCTATAAGTACGACAGAGATAAATTAAGTACACGGGCGGAGCCAACAACTCCGCCCTTTCAAATATTAAAAATAAGGAGGAGGATGTAATAAATGTCAACTAAAAAATTACAAATTGTAACTCCTATTGTAACATCAGTTAATGGAGAAACTGGCGATGTTACATTAAATTCAGTTCAATATACCCCCCAAACTCTAACCCACGCCCAAAAGGCTCAGGCTCGTAATAATATAGGTGCGGCTTCTAAAGATATTGCAACCACATCAGCAAACGGCTTAATGAGTTCTACAGATAAAACCAAACTGGATGGTATTGCCAAAGGTGCAAATAAGACTACTGTAGATACCACTCTATCAACTACTTCTACTAACCCTGTGCAAAATAAAGTAGTAAAAGCTGCATTAGATGGAAAGGCTTCATCTTCTCATACCCATGATGAATATCTGTCTCACCCAATTCAGTTGCAAGAAAATACTGATTATGGGACAACTTTACCATCCAGTCCTACGAATGGACGTTTGTTCTTCCAAGAGACTTCTGTCACTAGTTTGATTGATTTAGTTTATCCAGTTGGCGCGGTGTATATTTCAATGAACCAGACTTCACCACAAACCTTATTCGGTGGCACTTGGACGCAGATTCAAGGCAGATTTTTGATTGGCGCTAGCACTGCTTATCCTGCCGGGTCAACTGGCGGTGAAGCTACTCATACACTAACTGCTTCTGAAATACCAAACCACACACATAGTTTCAAATATACTGGGCAAGCTATAACAACTGGTGTTAATGCCATTCGTTTGTATCAGGCGGAGTCTAACCAGTATAATGCTTATTCTGGCGGCCAGTCATCCGACTGTGGTGGCCAAGCACATAACAACCTTCCCCCATATATGGCAGTCTACATGTGGACGAGAACTGCTTAAGGAGGTGCATTTAAATGGCAACCTCTGGATATTTTGACGGTGCAAAATCTACATATGGATGGTATTTAAGGCTTGAATATAATGTAGTATCTTCAACATCTGTTAATTTGACGTTGAAGATTTATGATAGTACTGGTGAGTCACATAACAATAATGCAAATAGTTGCTATTATGTTATTCAAGGTACGAAAACATACCAAACCTATAGCTATTCTTCAAAGGGCTGGTACACTTTAGGAAGCAAGACTGTTACTGTTAGTAGTTCTACTACGAACTTGGATATATCTGCTTCTTGGTATAGTGGATTTACGAGCCAATGGACCCCAGCATCACTAAGTGTTTCTGGCACGATTACTGTCAACTCGGCTCCTAAGACAATATCAGTTACGAGTTTGAGCGACTGGTCGGGATATGAAAATACTTCAAAGACATTTAGTGTAACGGCTTCTGGAGGTACATCTTATACTTATCAGTGGTATTTCAATGGAACAGCTATATCTAATGCGACTTCACGTACTTATACGAGGACAATCAAGTATAGTGATGGTGAAGGACAAATTTACTGTAAAGTTACTGATGTTAGTGGTGCAGTGGCAATAACAAATAGAGCAACTCTATACGTTGGACTTGCTTCAAGTAAAAATAAAATTGAAGTTGAGCCGGTTAGTTTGGTAGAAATAAAAAAATCAAGTGGTTTTACAAAATATATTCCTTGGATTTATAAAAATGGAATTTGGAGTATTTATAGATGGAATGTCCTCGAAGGGACCACTACTGAAGCAATTGCTGATTTGGCAGTTGCTGATATTGCTATAGCAACCTAAAGGAGGAGGTGAATAGATGGCTCTTTCAAAAAGAACTTATGTGGGCGGCACCACAAAAATTACTGCCACAAACTTAAATGATATACAAGATTCAATTATTGCCTTGGAAGGTAAAGGAATAACAAAAGAAGAAGTTATTAACGCATTGGAATATACGCCTGCAAAAGCTAGTGATATTCCAACTACTGATATTTCTGCCAATACGGCGGCGAGACATTCCCATAGTAATAAGGATGTTTTAGATAATATAACTGAAATTGCAAGTATTTCTGGCGGAGCGGTTACTGGGGGTGTTAACGCACTTGTTACCAAAGAGATACTAGATGCTACTAGTCAACTGATTATGGATGAGATACCAACGGCCTTGAAAAACCCCCATGCACTTACTTTTACCGGTGCAGCCTCTGGAACGTATGATGGTTCAAGTGCAGTTACGATAAATATTCCAAGTGGAATTTCTTATGTAAACGTAAAAGATTATGGAGCAAAAGGTGATGGTGTAACTGACGATACGACAGCTGTGCAAAACGCACTTAATGCGGCTCAAGGCAAAACGCTTGTTATTGACGGAGTTTGCAAAATTACTGCACCTTTAGTTGTTAAAGACAATACCGAAATTATCGGTATAGGTAGCCGTGCAAGCGGATTTGACAGCCATGTTGCAGGCACACTTTTCACAAGCGAAAACGCCAACGGTATTTATAAGTGCTTGTTTGAAAATTTAAGACTCCGCAATCGTAACCTGTCTTCTACAGACACTGACGGACAATATGTCGGTCAAGTGTTCAGCTCTCTTTACGAAAGCAGAGTGACTGAGTGCTATGTTGAGCATTTTGCACAGATTTGTAGCAGAATGGCTCGTATCTCGTCAATCGACCACTGTGAGATGTACTATGTTAACAAGTCGCTCGTCAACGATGTAATTGACTCGATGATTGAGTCAAACTACATAAACGCAAGAAATAATGCGGCAGGCCGAACAATAATGGTCTATGGATTGTTTAGCAACTCGATGTTCGCAAACAATTTCTGCGACTACTGGGGAACTGCGTTTAGACTCGAATCCGGTAGCAAACCGAGTAATGTTATTGGCAACACATTCGACAACTGTGTATCGGTTTTCCGTGACTATGTAGTAGGATTAAGCATTGTAGGCAACAACTATACCAACATCAAGTATGTGTCTGCTAATTGGCAAGCTGGAGGTCAGCCGTCTGCGACAATTCAGGGTACTAAGTGGAGTGTATTCAAGTTTGATGGCGCAACAGCTTCTCACACAGGCGCATCTACACAGTGCTGTTTGCGCGATACAACATTCAACTCAAACACTTTCAGCAATTGCTCCTACTATATAGATGTCGAAAATGGTGTTTCTGTTTATCCTGTTCAGCAATGCAAATTCTCCGACAATGCGTGGGAAGGTTTACTTGTCGATGCCGCTTTCACTAATCCGCAAAGCGCATATGACAACGGCGGTATGCGGACAGTCTATTTTGACTTCTGGGAAGGACAAAGTGTAGATGTACTTCCGTCCGCAAACCTTGTTAGCAACTCGGCAAAATCGGTTTTCACCTATGACGGACTGAATTTGTGGTATAAAAAGAGAGAAATCCGCAACTTCAACGGAGCGTGGAGATTCGCTGACGGCTCAATCTTGTCAAATGAAATTTGGGATTTGGCAGACAAAACTTATTTATCCAGAACTGTTGTGGCAAACAAATCGAGAACATATTCAACGGAACATTGGTACAAAGTTAGTTATAATGGCTCAGAGTACACTGACGCTGGCTATGCGGGCAATCCTATAGTTTCCAACATTACCAAAAATGGATTTACAATTCAGACCAAGAATACGCAGACGGGATTAGGTTTTTATCTGCCTTACGGCGCATTTACATTCTCAGCAACACTACCGACAGGCATAGAGGCATATTTGCTTGTTGTTCTTGCAAGCGGCATAGTCGAAAGTCGCAATCAAGTTGCAAGCGGTGCTACGCTTAATTGCAACGATGTGTCTAAGAGCTATGTGTTGTTGTTTTGCAGCCGCACCACAATTGGCACTTATTCTGTGAACAACATCAGCATTAGGGATAATTCGTATGCGGAGGTCTCGACTGCGCCGTATTACCCGAAGGAAGAAAGTCAAACAAAGAGCATCGCAGACATCGCAGGCTACTACACAAGTGACACGGTAGAGGGAGCACTTGCGGAAATCGGCGGCACACTTGACGAACTTAAGGATGCTTCAGGTATTACAATAGTAGACTCTGAACTTTCTGCCACATCAACGCATCCAGTCCAAAACAAAGTTATAAAGTCTGCGCTTGATGGGAAGCTGTCTACCTCTGGTGGCACTTTGACTGGCAACTTGACTGGTAAATACATAACTGGTACTTGGCTTAAGACCACTGACGCATCTGAGCTTTCGACAACTCCAGCGAAAATTGCTGTTTTAGATTCTACCGGATGGATTTATTATAGAACATTGGATCAGTTAAAGAGTGACCTTGGAGTTGGGAGTGGTAGCGGTAGTTCAAATCTTCCTGCTATTACAACTTCCGATAATGAAAAATTTCTACAAGTTGTAAACGGTGCGTGGTCTGCAGTTTCAATTCCTAGTGGTGAAGGAGTGAATTTCTAATGGCAGAACAAGAATTTTTAGTAAAAGGAAGCACGTTGACTGGGGTTGCAAATGCAATTCGTTCAAAAGCAGGAATAACTGGAGCTTTTCCACTAAGTGAGTTTGCGTCGAAGATCGAGAGTATAAGTGCGGGAGAAGCATCTGTACTATCTGGAACTTTTAAGCCTACATCTTCAGCGATTCAAACTATTACTCATAATTTAGGGAAAACTCCTTCAGGAATCCTAATTTATTATCCGATGGATAGTATGACTATGACACCTTCAGATGGATTATACTTTGCTTTTGGTAATACTAATACCCAGTTTGGTGTGCTGTATTCCAATAACAAATATAGATTTACGTTTGGTAAGACTAGCATTACTAGTTATGGATCAATGTCCTTCATAGCACATGCTAATTCAACTACTTTTCAAGTGGCAGTTTTTCGTAATGCTACTTCCGCAACAACTTATCTTGTTCCAAATAAGACATACCACTGGTATGTTTGGTAAAGATCTCCATAGGATTTGCTTCTACGGAGTAAATTAAAATAATAAAAAGGAGAATGTTTTATGGCAAAAGTTTTTTTATCCCCAAGCGAACAATTCAATAATTCCTACGCGTGGGGCAATACTACCGAAGGTGTGCAGTGTGGCAAGATTGCTAATGCTTGTAAGTCTGCACTTGAGCGTTGTGGCATCTCTGTAAAGCTACAGCATGAAGGTACGATGGCTAGTAAGTGTCAAGCTTCTGATGCTTTTGGTGCAGATTTACATGTTTGTATTCATACCAATGCTTGCAATGGTAAGGTGAGTGGTACTCGTATGTTCTGCCATGACGCAAGTGGTAAAGGCATGAAGGCTTGTAGGGCTATTTTTAGCGTACTTGCACCTTTGACGCCCGGCAAGAGCGAGAATATTTCAGTTAATCCGCAGCTATATGAAATTCGTGTGCCAAATGCTCCTACTGCTTATATTGAGTGTGAGTTCCATGATGTGCCCAGCGTAGCAAAGTGGATTGTGGAGCATACTACTGATATTGGTGAAGCTATCGCTCATGGTATTTGCAATTACTTTGGTGTGACTTATAAGACAGCAAAGCCTGCTCCTGCCCCTACTCCAAAACCAACTCCTACTCCTTCTAAGAGTGAATTATATCGTGTACGTAAGAGTTGGGCGGATGCTGCTTCTCAGATTGGTGCATTTGCAGTACTTGACAATGCTATTCGCGCTTGCAAGGAAGGCTATAAGGTATTTGATAGCAAGGGTAACGTTGTATATCCAAAGGCTGCTCCTGCAAAGAAGCCTATTGCTGTAATTGCCCATGAAGTAATTGAGGGTAAGTGGGGTAATGGCCAGGATAGAAAGAACAGACTAACTGCTGCTGGATATAATTACGACGAAGTACAGAATTATGTGAACAAGCTACTGTCTGCTCCTGCGAAAAAGAGCATTGATGAGGTCGCAAGAGAAGTTATTGCTGGTAAATGGGGCAATGGTGCAGACCGTAAGAATAGACTAACCGCTGCTGGTTATGATTATGATGCAGTACAAAAGAGAGTAAATGAAATCCTCTCATAAAATGGAGTTTTCAAAGAAAATATTGATAGTTGCCGCAGTAATTAATATTGCGGTAATTATCTTTTCTTGTTACATGATGTGGAAGACATGCGACCTGTCTCCACTGGCATATTTGCTACCATCAGTCGGTGCTGAAGTTTCAGTAGGCACCGGCTTTTACTATGCAAAAGCAAAAGTAGAGAATAAGATTAAATTAATGAAGGAATATGGCGTAGAGCCAAATGATACGAACTTTACGGAATAAGGAGGAAAAATTATGGAAAAGTGGGTTGAACTTGTTGTTGCTATTTTAAGTGGTCTTGCTGCTTGCATTCCACTAGTTGTACAGTTGGTAAAGTATTGCCAGAAGGCTGTGAGAGAAAAGAACTGGAATCAGCTTTTGAAGTTGGTTATGAACCTAATGGAAGAGGCCGAAACCAAGTTTGAGACTGGAGCCGATAGAAAAGAATGGGTCATGATGATGATTAAGGCTAGTGCAGACACAATTAACTATGAGATTGACATGGACGAGATTTCTAAGTTGATTGATTCTCTGTGTAGTATGACCAAGATTGTAAACGGAAAGACAGAAGAAGCCGCACAAGAATAATGATTAAAGGGGGAGCTTATGCTCCCCTTTTTAAAAGAATAAAAGGAGTTGCATTATAGGTTTGCGTAAGTTTGCAACTCGTAATGTGGGTTTACGGAAATTTATAATGACAAGGAGGAGTTATATGAGAGTAGTCGGCATAGACGCCAGCACAAATAAAACAGGCGTGAGCTTATTTATAGACAATGAATATAGCGGACATATGCTTATAGATTTACATAAGATTAAAGATTCAAATATACGTGTACCAAAGATGATGCAAGAGATAAAAAATATTTTAGATTATTATAAGCCAGATATTATTGTTATGGAAGAATGTCTGTTAAAAACTAATATTGCAACAGTTAAGCTCTTGTCTTATTTGGCAGGAGCTATTATTTCGTGGGCGGCAGATAATCAGGTGGAATTTAGGTTTCAGTTACCATCGGAGTGGCGCAAACGAGTGAAGATTGTGCAAGGTCCAAAGACGCCAAGGGAAAAGCTAAAGCAAGAGGCAATTGATATGGTTAAGGAGAAATTTGGTATTGATGTTACCGATGATGAGGCCGAGGCCGTGCTAATCGCACATAGCGCGTTCTGTGGTGTGAAATCAAAAGATATTGACATTGAAAACTAACGACTAAGGTCGGTTTATATAAAATTTTATTTACATGGAGGAGTTATTTATGAAGATTAAGGAATTTTTAGATGTAGTTAATGCTAACAAAGCAAAATTGTACAACAAAGCAAACAAAAATGCTTTGTCTGATTTTATTAAACAAACATTGAATGTAAAAGAATATTTACCAATTATAGATAAGCATCATCTTGCCAAGAGAGTTATTGATGCTTGCACATTTGAAGAGAATGGAGTAATCAAGGTTGATTCATTCCAGAAGTATTTCTTATTTACCATTAATGTGCTACAGATGTATACGGATTTAGAGTTTGATGTAGAGGGAGATATTTATGGTGAATATGATGAACTTTGTGCATGTGGTTTGTTAGATGAAATTCTTGGAACATTTAACGAGGATTATGAACGTGCAAATACGGTGTTAAATATGATTTATGCAGACATGATTGAAAACAATAATAGTATTGCAAATCTTATAGGAAGCGCAATGAGTAGCGTGTCTGCTAGTGCAGATAATTTAATTCATAGTCTTTCTGAAAAAATTTCAGAAATGAATACTGATATTAGCAATGAAGATATTGTTAAGTTACAAAATTTCCTGAAGTGAGGTGATTGTGTATGGATGCAGCTATAAAAAAACTCATCGATCAAATGCGAAAAGACACTCAGGAAAATATTCGTAGGATTATGAGAGAAGCGGCGCAACAAGCCAGAAAAGATTTTGAAAAAGAAGCAAAACATTACATTGATAAATATTATTCTGAATGTGATCCATGGCCAGATTACAAAAGAACGTACACGCTTCGTGATTATGGTTACAGTCCATACACATTATGGAACAAAAATAAAGTGCAAGCGGGAGTGCGTTTTACCGATAGAAATGCAGATTTCTCGTCTAGATATGGAAGAGATATTGACCCCGATAATGGTTGGGGAACTGGAATCGGCGGAATTGTTATGAGTAATCTTATTGTTGGTTCACATGGACGACCAGAATTAAGTGGAACTGTTAAGGGGGATCCTATTGGAGAAAGAATGGAAGATTTTGAAAGATTGTATGCATATAAAATGGATGCATATTTTACTTCACAGGGTCTTACTAGAATAATTTGAGGTGATATATTATGGGTAAAAGAGGTCCTAGCGCACAGTATGCATATGGAATTACCATTGAAGCTGGTAATTATAACGAAGTAATAAATGGCTTTGAAAAAAGATTAAAAAATTTAGATAAGGTTACGGCTACTACAACTAAGACTTTTGCGGCTTTAAGTGAAGCAATGAAGTCTGGTAAGCAGGTTGATTTTAGTAAGGCAGAAGGTCAACTTACTGGTCTTGTTGCAGAAATGGAAGAAGTCGCTAAGTGGAGAGAACAGTTGGCCGGTGGGCAGAAGCTAAGTGATATGTTTGATGGACTTGACCAAGTAAAACAGGGTTTAGGACAAATCACAAGTCAAATGGATAAGTTTGGCGATAATATTGAGGAAATTTTTAGTATTCTACAAAATGTTCCTCAGAATACATCTAAGACATTTGTTGATGTAAGAAAAGTTCTTCAAAAACAAGCTTCTGAAATGAATGCAATCATTAAGGAACTTAATAACCCAACTGAAAAAACAGATATTTCTGGATTGAAGAAACAATTATCTAGTCTTGCTACAGATTTTGTAAATGAGTGGAACAAGGCTGCATCTCAAGGTGTTAAGATGGATCAAGTGGTCGATTTTAAGCCATTTGCAAATATAATAAAAACGGCTATAAATGGTGCAAGAAGCCTTGGCACCGAGTTTAATGATGTTTCAGCGTCTGTAACAGAAGCTACGAAAAATGTTGTTGCATTATATAATGTCAAACACCCTACTGGTATGTTTAAAGATTTAACTTCTGGATTATCTAGTGTTGAATCACAAGCAAAAAGGACTGAACAAGCCGCTAGTAAGGCTGTTGCATCTTTTAAGGCTACCATTGGCATTGTTGATAAACTTAATAAGTCTGATATGGGTCTTTCGAAGAATAGTAAAGAAATGGAAGAGTTTTTGGCAAAACTTCAGAATCCAGAGATTACTGTTAAAATTAATAAGAAAGATCCAGATAATGTTATTGATACATTTTATGCATTACAAGATAAAGTTGACGAACTTGCTGGAGGAAGCGTTCTCAATCTCACACAAGATTTTTTTAAAGATATCCCAGTTGAAAAGCTAAAAGAATTGGGCGACGCTTTGCAAAATATTATTGCAATAGGAAATCATAAAGATTATAAAAAGATACTTAATTTTGGTGATGATGTATTTGGTACAGGTCATTTTAGTGGCCAAATAAAAGGATATTCATCAGATTTAGAACAAGTTATGACAGAACTTGAATCAAGATTGAATGAAGCCAAACAATCTGTCCAAGATTTATCAAATACCCTACAACAAATGGTTGAAAAAGCAGGCTTAAAGGAAATAAAGGTTGAGCTTGGAATAAAAGACGATATTAATTATTATGTTGAAAAGATTAATAGTGTCATTACTGATATAGAAAAACAGGCCAATAGAATAAAAAAGATTCCTGTAACATTAGCATTTGATGATAAAAAAGACGATAAAAATAAAGAAAACGCAGAAGCATTAAAAAATAAGTTGACCGATCTTAAGGAGGCAATACATAAATCAAGAACCGAAATTGAAGGGGATTTAAGAGGCATTAAGGAAGCCGTAAATGGAATTTTTAAATCAAGTTCTAATTCTGCTGCAGAAAACTTATTTAATAGTATTCAAAATTACTTTGATGTTTCTGATGGTATAGATGTTTATATTAATGATGAAGCCTTAATTAAGAAGATCGAAGACGTTTTAACTGGTCATCAATTTAATATAAATATCAATCCAAATGTTAATGGCAATACAATTCCAATAAATGGAAGCTTTGTTGGGGTTGGAGGCAAAAGTGGCAATAGTTCAGTCGCACCCGTTGTTCCTGTTGCTCAAACTTCTGAATCTCAAGCTTTACAAGAAAAAGCGCTTAAACATACTGCGGAGTCAAGTGAAAAAGCAGCAGAACATAATGATACAACATCTTTATACATCGAAAAGGCATCTGGAGAATTCCTAAAATTTATTCAGAGTTTTAATAGATCGTTTAATACTGCAAATAAAAAATTGACAGATGCAAACGTTACGATAGCCAATGGCGGTCAAGTTGATGAAAGAAGACTTAGGTCTATGACCACTAGAGTATCCAATCTTTCTCCAATGTATGAGTATTTGTCTAAATTATTTAATCAAACAGATTTAGCCAAAATTTCAAAAAACGATATCAAAAATATAATTACAGAACTTATTAAGAAAAATGAAGGTAAATCTGGTTTCAAAGGAGAAACATTTTTAGATGATATTTTAAGTCAGGGTAAGATTGGCAAGAGTCTTACTGCAAAATTAACAACATTTGCTGGCAAAGATAAAACCGTTGATATGCTTTTTAAATCACTTGGCCTAGAATCAATAGATAAAGTTATTGCCGGACGTAGAGATGATTTATCAAAGGATAATGGACAGAATCTGCTAAAATATTATCAAAAATACGGAAAAATTGGAGACCTAGTAGACCAAATTGTTGGATTTATGTATGCAGATAAAAAATCTGGAATGGATAAGGTTGATATAGATTCGACTGTTGGTTCTCTCGAAGACTCTTTGAAGAAATTAAAGGATGCATTTCCTGATATTAGTTCAAAAGCAAAGACAAAAGAACAAAAAATATCAGTAAAAACAATAGAAGAAACGATTGATAGTTTAACTACTTTAATAGGTGATTATAAATCAACATTATCTGAAACTGGTGGAATTCCAAGTGAAGAAAATATTTATACACATATACAAAATGGGTTTTCCAGATTATTTGAAACTATTTCTAATGATGAAAAGGATTCTATTATAAAATCCTTTTATGGGAAAGATCCAACAAAAGATGCAATTAAGTCTGAATATATTTCATCTCTCAAGGATGTTATTCAAACAGTTTCTGGAAATGATGAAACTGCAGGAGTAGTAAATGTTTTAACATCGTGGCTAGATAGGCTTGATTTAAGAAACCAGGTTTTAATTTCTGTAGAAGATTTACAAAAACAATTGATTAATTCAAAAGTTTCTAGAAGTATAGATGGAAGAAGAGAAGTTTCTGTACGAAGCCTAGTTAATGATGTTCTTAAACAATTAGATGCAGATATTGTATATGAAACAAAGAATGGCACAGAAAAAACAGAAAGCGTTCATTATGGTCTTGGAAGAGGAAATAGTTCTAGAAAAAAGAGAGATTTGTTAAACAAGGTTACGAGTGATGGTATTTATATATCTCATAAAACTCAATTTTATGATAAAAATAACAAGAGACCAACTCAGGCACAATCTCGTGTCGATTTAAATGGTTTAACTAAAAATAGCAATATAGATTGGGAAAAAAGAATAGCAGAATCTGAGAAAGTTATTCAAGAAAAAACGAAAGCACTTGAAGAAGCTAAAAAAGTTAGAGATGAAAAGTTGGCGGACATAGCAAAGAGAGAAGAGTCTGTAGGTACTACTCTTGACAAGGCTCAAAAAGAATTAGAAGCTGCAAAAGCCAATTTAGATGAAGTTACATATTCTGCATCAAGCCTAGTAGATTCTAGTGCAATTTCTTCTTTAAATGAAGAATATAAGAAGCAGACAAAAATATATGATTCTATGAAGAATTATGCACAGAAAAATATTGCTTCTAGTGATTTAATGAAAGATAAAGACATCTCATTAGAGTTTAAAACTTTAATGAGCCAAAAAGAACAAATTATCCAAAGAATGTCTCTTATAAAAAAAGAGGTATTTTCTTTTAAAACAATTGAGGAGATGTCTCCTGAAAGATTAGATGCTGTTATATCTCAAAACGAACAAGAAGAAGCTAAACTTAATGATGAAATTTCAAGAATTAGCAATGAGTTATCTGAAATATCTAATGCAGATAAAGAATCTTTAATTAAATCATTAAATAGTCAGATTGAGCAAAAGAAACAAGAAAGAAAAATATATGCAGATAGACTAAAAGATTTGAAAAATGCATCTGATAATGGAGATACTGAAGCACAAAAAGAGTCCGAGGATTTGAAAAAAAAGATATCTGCATTAAATGAACAAATTAATAGTTTATCAAATAAATCGGATATTGTGAACAAAAATGGTTCACCTTTAAAACAGGCATTGTCTGAGAAACAAAAAGAACTTAATATCATACAAGGGTATTTAAAGAAACAAAGAGAAGTAAGAAAAAAAGGAAAAGTTTCTTCTGATTTGGAATCACGATATAAAGAAGAAGAACAAAATTTACAGAATGTAACAACAGAAATTAATACATTAATTGATAAACAAGCAGATGAAATTAATTCTATTTCCATAAATAAAATGAAGGAGATTGCTTCTCAGTATAAAAAAATTAAGAAGACATTGCCAGGTTTAAACAAAGAACTTAAAAAGCAAAAAAAAGGAACTATTGAATATGATAAAATATGGGAGCAAATTAACTCAATAAAGACATATATGAATTCAATGTTTGATGAATTTGAAAGCATTGGAAGACAAATCGGTCTTGACGATGATAGTATGCACTCAATATTTTCTAGCTCTAAAAAATCTTATTTCAAGAAACAAAAAGTAGGCACGTCTATTACAGAAAAATATAAAGAAGAAATAAGAAAGAAGAAACAGGATTATGGCTTCGCAAGTAGTGATAAAAAATCCTTAGAAGAAGAAAGAACTGAAGCAGAAAAAATAATTGCCGTAATAGAAAGAGAAATTAAGGCGGAAAAAAGAAGAAAAGAACTAGCACAAGCTAATATAGAATATACAAAGAAAAAAGCCGAAGAATATGATATTATACAAGAAATTTCTAAATTAGAAAACAATCCGGCTTCTGTTGATTTGTTAAATCAGAAAAGACAAGAATTATCTGTCATCGGAGAAGAATTAAAAAATATACAGCTTAAGATTATAGATCTTGGTGGGTCTAAACCAATTGGGGCGCTTGACGATACTCTTGCACCGGAACAGAAAAAAGTAGAAGTATTAAAAACGATTAAGATTCTTCAAGAAAAAATAATAAATAATCAGGCAAGAATAGATAGTGCAGAACAATCTATTAAAACTACTAAGGCATTAACGGTTGATAAAAATAATGGCGGTATTGTTAGTTTATCAGGAAGAAGAACAGCAAAAACCCAAGAGATAATGAGTGGGTTTATAGGAGCTTATACTGCGACAGATGATTATAAGAGTAAGGTTGCTGCAGAAAGAGATAAATTTGAAAGTAGTCTTTCCAATGTATATAGAACTATGTCTTCTAATATTGCTAAGAAACTTACTTCTCTTATTGAAGAGAATATGGGAAGTGTTGTTGAAAAGAAATATGGAGAAAATGGAGTAAAAGCTCATAAACAATCTTTTGATTTAGCAATGCAGAATCTAGTCGAGAAAACAGAAGAAAGACTGTCAAAAAGAATTAATAAAATATATGATGAATATTTTGAATATGTTGCGAGTATAGAGTCTTCTGATTTATCAGAGACAGATAAGAAAAAAAAGATAGATATAGCAACTGCAGAAATGAAGTCGAAAACAAGTGCAGATTCGCAAAAAAGAACATTTAATGAGATTTTTAACAATGAGGCTTCTAAATTTTTGGATAATTACTATAAATATTTATCTTGGCTTATTGAACAAACAACAGGGGAAAGTATTGATGTTAAAAGTTTAAGAAAAGAGCAAGGTAATATAAAGAGTTCTGACATAACAAAAATATATGACCAATATTCCGCCGAAGCTGAATCCACGAGAGCAAATTTAGAAAAAAAACAAAAAGAAAATATAGATGCAATTTTAAGAGATTATATTAAATCTATTAAAAAAGTAGAGCCTATATTAGATGGCATTAATCCAGATTTACCTGATGATATTATATTTGAAGATGCTATTGGAAATCGTGTTAATGTAACTAAAAACGAGAGAAATCGTAATGAGTCTGCTAAACAAAGGATTAAGGCTTTAAAGGGAGAAAATGCTTCATACATAAAGAAAATCCAAGATTGGATGTCACAATATGATATTTCTGATTTAGAATTAGAAATGATAGATGATGCTATTAAACTCGCTATGGATCCAACAGATAAAAATTTACAAATCCTTTTTGGCAAATTTGATCCGAATAAAGTTGACACTACTCCAATTGAAGAAGCTACTACAAGTATTGCCAATCAGACTATACAAGCAGCGGCTGAAACTGCTAAGAAGGCTGCTGATAGTAAACTTTCTGCAACAATAAATGCCACATCTATAGAACAATCCAAAGAAAAACAGACTGTTGTTGACAATAACACACTTCAAATAGAACAACAAGTTACTGCTGAAAAGCAAAAGCAAACAGCAGAAGAAGTTAAGCAGACTGCTGAACAACAGAAACAAGTAGAATTAAGTAATGCAGAAAGGCTAAAACTCGCTAAAAAGGAACTTCAAAAACGTTTGGATGCTGCTAAGAGTATACAAGATGGCACAACGTTAAAAAGCAATAAAGTTATTGTTACGCATTCTGATGAATCAAAAAAAGGTGTAAAGTACTCATTAGACGAAAATATTGAATCAATAGATGAATTTGCCGAAGGAGTATGGAAACTGACAGAGGCGTTTAAGGCTGGAACAGACGCTGCAAATATTGAATATGGTTTTGCGACACAAAATGGTAAGCGTATTCAGTTGGCAAAAGGCGATAATGATTCTGTAGACTTTACAAGATTCCATGGAGATATTGATTCTTTAACTCACTCACATTCGTACACTAAAGGTGTAAACAATATGGTCTTCTCATTGGCGGATATTGACCAATTAGAGACATTGGGTACTAGAAATAATCTAAAAAAATATAATTTGATTTACGACAATGAAATGATGTCGTTAAATCTTGGCAAAAACAGCCAAGAAGCAGCAGAAGCTATTGCAGATTGTTATCCACAAATTAATGATGTTGTAATGGCTATGCTATCAAGGGCCGATGGTAATAGTATCCCCGCTGAAAATACAGAAGAAATGGCTCGTATACTTAATGGGTATATACAAAGAGTCCTTGAGGATGCTGGCGGTCGTTTATCGGTTGTTAATTCCAAAGGTGAAAATGTCACTTCTAAATATTCTATTACCGATGATGAGTATAACAAATTTAATAATGTTCTTGCCAAATTCCAGAGTTATTATGACAATAATTTTGGTTCAGTCAGTAAATCTGATTATGTATCAGTAATTAGACAGTATTTGTCAGAAGAGTTCGGTAAAGAATTCATGGCAAATATTACAAGTAAGAGCAATGCTAATCCTCATGGTGGACTTTATACAGAATTTTCAGCAATTCCAGAATACGACGATGAAGACAAAAAGATGCTAGACTATGCAGAACAAGTTACTTTATATAGTAAAAAAATTGTTGCTGCAGAAAAGGCTTTTGTTGAATCTCTTCAAAAGATGTCCAACGAAGACCTTATGTCATTCATTAATCAAGCCGAGGAAACACTTGGAGTAAAGAAGGAGCCAGAAGTTAAGCCTACTTTAACTAAGGCACAAATTGCTGCTTTAAATCCAGATGATACTTCTGTTTTACAAAAGTCTGTCATTAAACAATTTTCAAAGGCACGTAATTGGAACGAGAATAATGTTGGAAATATTGAGGAGAAGTTAGGAGCAGACAACAAAGCTCTGATTGCATATAAGACGCAATTTGAAGAATTAGCAAAAATTGCTCTTGACCTAAAGACAAAGGGTGAAGCTGGTACTATCATAACCAAGGATGATATTTCTCAGTTAGATGAGGCTATTGCTAAGACTAAAGAATTACAATCCGAACTTACAAAAGAAGCTCAATTTAAACAGATGAAAGATGCTGGTTTGATTGTAAGTGGTAAAACAAAAATAAAGTCTACTGATAGCTACAGCGAACGCAAAGACATAATGTCTCAATATGCCAAAAAGTATGCTACTCAAAATAAGAGTGAATATCAATTTGATCAATACGATTTTATTAATGATAAGATATTCTTTAACATGATTGATAGTGCGGGCCAGGTAACTAAAGTTATTATGGGCTGGAGTGAAGCATTTAATTCTGCATATATTCAATCTTCAAAGCTGCAAGGTTCTTTAGATAAAATTACACAAGAGGTTTACAAGACAGATGAGGCAATTAAAGCAGGAGAAGAATATGGTTTCTTCCAAGAACAAAGTGAAGGAGTAAAAGCTTACAAAGATGCTTTAGCAGAATACGAAGCACAAGTAAAAGCTGTTGCTAAGAGTTCCCAAAAAGATTTAGCACAAAACTTTGAAGCGTTACATACGGCACAAGAAAAAGTAATAAATGCTGGTAAGGATTTATTAGACAAACAAAAGGATGCCTACGGATTCAATAACGCTCAGAAGGTCATTGGTAGAACTGGAGATGTCGATGCTGTTTTGCAGAATTATAGAGATCAAGGCATAAATGTTAATGACATTGAACTTGTTCGTAATTATAACGATGCAATGGGCGATTTAAACAAAAAAATTGAAGAACTGAAGAAAAACGGTAAACTTTGGGATGCCAATGAACAACCTGGACTAAAGCTTTTAGCTGATCGTGCTATCGAAGCAGAAAAAGCACTATTAAAAGCAGATGAAGCACAAAGACAGTTAAACGGAGAAGTAATTAAAGGAAAAAATGCAAAATTCTTTGAGGGCATTGATCCTAATAATGTAGATCAAGTAAAACAGGCAATGGAGCAATATGCTAGGTCTATTAATGGTGTAGATGCTCAAAGTATTAAATGGAGTGAAGACCAAAAGACTCTTTCTTATAGTGTTAGAACTGGTAAACGCGAAGTTTCTGACTTTACAATTGGAGTAAAAGAACTTACAAATGAGTTCTATGAGGCAAGAACTGGTACTAGGGCTGTTAAAACAGGAATGGAAGAATTCCTTGGTAGTATTGGTGACAAGTTCAAAGAAGTTGGTCGTTATCTATTATCCTTCGGTAGTTTTTATCGTGTATGGGGTGAAATTCAAAAGGGTGTAACTTATGTTAGAGAGATAGATTCTGCTTTAACGGAACTGAAGAAAGTTACTGATGAGACCGATGCAACATATGCACAATTTTTAAAAACAATGTCTAAAACCGGTGCCGAGGTTGGAGCCACAGTGAAAGATTTAACAAATATGGCTGCAAACTGGGCGCGCCTAGGGTCGATTATAAAATCAGCCCCTTTATGTGGTAACACATAAATGAAAAGTTGGCTTTTATCGGGAAATCCCCAGAGATGGGCAATTCCGAGGACAAGACTAAATATTTAAATTATATTTTACAATACAAAATTAATGAAAGGAGGAATATTAATTGACTAATGAAGAAATAATTGAGAAACAATTTGGACGATGGAGTGTATTAGATGTTGTTCCAAAATATAAAAACAATAAAACATATTGTAAATGTCAATGTTCATGTGATAAACATACAATAAAATTTGTTTATAAAAACTCATTATTAAAAGGCGAATCTCAATCGTGTGGATGTTTAAGCAAAGAACTAGCACAGAAGCGCTATAGGTCTAATATAGTTGGCGATAGGTTTGGAAATCTTGTTGTTAAAGAAATGTTATATAACTATAGGAATGGAAAAACATATTGTTTATGCGATTGTGATTGTGGCAAAGAACATATTTGTTCCTTATCTAATTTATCTACTGGTCATACGACTTCATGTGGTTGCATGAAATCTGAAAAAAATTGGAATGGTAGACGTACAAATTTAGTGGGGAATAGATTTGGTATGTTAGTTGTTGATGAGATGTTGTATGGATATATAAACAAGCAAACATGTTGTAAATGTACTTGTGATTGTGGGAATACATCAATTGTATATATGAGTAATTTGTTGCAAGGCTTTACTCATTCATGCGGATGTAGCGAACATAATTCTGTTGGAGAGCAATTAATTAAAAGTATATTGGATAAAAATGAAATTAAATATATTTATAATTATAGGTTTGATGATTGTAGAAATGTTCTTCCACTTCCATTTGACTTTTATCTTCATGAATATAATACTTGTATAGAATATGATGGTATTCAACATTTTGAGCCAATTGAATATTTTGGTGGAGAATATGCACTTCAACAACGACAAATGAATGATAATATTAAAACACAGTATTGTATTGATAATGATATCAAATTAATACGATTGCCATATACATTGTCAGAAGATGAAATAATAAATATAATTTTAAATATTTGGAATCCGTAACGAGTAAGTGTTTTATATGGTGACATATAATTCCACGCCAACCACCCTATTATATAGGGTGATGATGTACTCTGTTCTGCACATATAATCTAAAAATGAAAGTGCAGAGGCAAGGAGAAATCACTTGCCCCTTTTACTTTATGTAAAAGAGTAACAAATAGATAGTATTGAAGAGGCCGGTGAACTCGCTAAGAGTACAGCGGTCTTGCTGAATGTTTCAGAATTCGAGAGTGCTGATGAAGCGTCAGAAGCGTTAATCAGTACCATGCAAGCTTATGGATACGCTGCAGAAGATAGTATGCATGTTGTTGATATACTTAACGAAATAGGAAACAATTTTGCGATTTCTAGTGACGGATTGGCAACAGCTCTACAAGATTCAGCAAGTTCCTTAATGGCTGCGGGGAATTCGTTAGAACAAAGTGTAGCAATGGTAGCAGCTGCCAACAAAGTGCTTCAGGATCCTAATTCCGTAGGAAGTGCGTTGCGTACAATTTCGCTAAGAATTAGAGGAACTAGCGTAAAAGTTTTAGAAGAAATGGGTGAGGAAACTGATGGCGTTATCGAGAGCGTCAGTAAACTCCAAGCCAAAGTCAAAGGTCTAAGTGGAGTCGATATCCTAACCGACACTGGTGCTTATAAAGATACATACACAATTATCAAAGAAATTGGTCAAGTATGGGAGCAAATGAACGACATTGACCGTGCTGCGTTACTTGAGTTGTTAGCAGGTAAGAATCGTTCGAATGCAATGGCAGCCCTACTAACTAACATGGAAGACCTTGAGGGTGCATACGAAAGTGCAATGGAAGCACAAGGTTCAGCAGAGGCCGAGAACAAAAAGTACATGAATAGTATTCAAGGTAGAATTGATCAATTTACTAATGCTTTGCAAACTATGTGGAAAAATGCAATTGATTCTAATTTTGTAAAGTTTATTGTTAGTGTAGGTACTGGATTAGTAAAAGTTGTTAATTGGCTCGGAATGATACCAACCATACTTGGCACAATAGCCGGAGCTATGTCTGCAATTAAAGGACAGAATCTTTTTGTTAACTTAACTGGAAATGGAAAGTCTGGGATTATAACTGAGTTAATTCAAAAGGTTAAAGAAGGCATACCCGCTATAAGAGAATTTAATTCAATTCAAGGCGTAGATAATCAAGCCAAATTTTTAAATAGTTTAAAAGAAACTAATCCCGAACTTTCAAATTATATTACAAAGGTTATGTCGGCCTCTGCTGTAACAACCGAAAATGGAGTTGCTACAAATATAGCAAGTGTATCTCAAAAGAGATATATAGGAAGTTTAGTTGCAGCGAAAGTGGCTTCAATAGGGTTAAAGGTTGCAACAGTTGCACTAAATGCCGCACTAACAATTGGCATTAGTTTATTGATTTCTGGAGCTATATCCGCTATATCTAAAGTAATCAATGGTGTTAAAGAGGCAAAAGAAGAAACAAAGAGGTTGACAGAAGAATTGAAGCAGCAACAAGCCGAAATAAAATCTAATATTTCTTCGTTGGAGTCATTAAAAGATGAATTTGATAAATTATCAAAGGGTGTAGACGAGTATGGCAATAATATTTCTTTGTCAACAGAAGAATATGCAAAGTATAAATCAATAGTTGAGCAAATATTTGGGTATACTCCTACTTTAATTAGTGGATATGATAAAGAAGGAAATGCTATTGCTAATAAAAATAGCCTCATTGAAAAATCTATAGAGCTACTAAAGGAAGAAAGAAAACAAAAGCTTTTAGAACTTGTTACAGATGATAAGCTTAAGGTGGCGTATGACTCAGCAAAGGAAAATCATGATAAGGCAAAAAAAAAGCTTAAAAATGTAAATGTCCCATCTACATTAGCATATAGCGGTGTTAAGATTGATGATAATGGCAAAGAACATAGTGGATATGTAAATCAAATTGATAAGTATATTGAAGATGTAATTGGCGTAGAAAAAAGTGTGTGGGAGTCTCTTACTGAATATATAGCTAGAAATTCTGATGCCGTAAGAAAGAATATAGGGAAGATTATTGAGCGCTCTGGCCAAACAAAAGATGGATGGAAGGGTTTGAACGATAAACAACAAGCAGAACTTTTAAACTATTTGAACAATGTTTTATCTGGTGTGAGAGAAACAGATGCTGCGTGGGATAGTTTTATTCAGACATTGCAGCTTGTTCCACAAATATCTACTTATTATGATAAATTATCAGATTCACAGAAGAGCTTCATATCATCCTATATTAATGGGCTTGGTGATTTGAGTAATAAAACAGAAGCAGAAATTAATAATATAAAAACCAGTATTTTATCTTTAACAAATGCAATCGGAAGTGACAAAGAGGCACAGTCTTTAATTGACCAATTATTTTCTATTGATTCAAATCTTTCTGCAAAAGAATATTCTGACAAAATATCTGAAATTTTTAATAAGCTTGTTGAAAAAGGAATAATTTCAAACGACAACAAACAAAAGTTTATAGAACAACTGTTCCCAGATTTGAAAGATATCGAAACTATGCAAGAAGATGTCAAAAAGAAAATAAAAGATGATCAACAAGATTTAGTAAATAGCTTAAATGTTCAAGATTTAAAAATTGCATATTCAATAGATGCCAGTGATCTTTCATTTGATGAATTAAAGAAAAAAATTCAAGAAGTAAAAGTTGCTACTATTGGCGATTTTGATATTTCTAACTATTCTGATTCAATTTCGAGTCTAAGTGAAAATATTGGTGTTCTCCAAGCCGCCCTTGAAAAATTGAATAGTGGCTCGTTTACTATGGACGATTATGTCAAACTAATTAAGGACTTCCCAAAACTTGCAAAAGGTGTTGATGTTAGTTCTAAGAGTTTCAAGGGGTTAACTTCTAATCTAGTAAGAGCAATAAAGGCATCCCCAAAGAGCATGGTTAAGGACTTAAAAGCGTTAAAGTTACAATTAATGCAAACTGGTAGGTCTACTTCTGATATTGACCAGCTTATTTATTCCTTGGAACATATGCCAGAAAATGCTCTTGATAGTATGATTACCAAATATGCTACACTTGCAGATAATATAACTGAAGCTACTGAGGCTCAAAATGAACTAAAAGCCGCTATGGAAGAAAATCCAAATGAGGGATTTGAAACACGTGGCGAAGCTATGGATTATATGAAAGAGGCTATGAGTCGTGGAGAAATTGGTAGTGAATCTAACCTTTGGAATGTCGCAGAAAAATATGGATTTACTTTTGATTCTGCAAAATCAATAAATGAAAATGCTGATGCATTAGCTAAGTTCATTGCAACACGTGAAAAGTGGTTTAAGCAGGATGATGATGGTAATTATACATATGAAGGAACAGAGGACTTCATCAAAAAAGTAGATGCGGCTGTTGCTTCTATGCCAGAGCTTCAAGAACTTATGAAGTGGGATTATAACGAAAGTACTGGGGTTCTTGATTTTGACTTTAAGAATAAAGATTGGGATCAAATTGTTAAGTATTTAAGTACATGTGAAGGCTTAATCGGATTGACATCTGATGAATGGGCGGACATGCTAGTTCAGGTCGGTCAGTATTTTAATATTGATTGGTCAAATTATAATGATGAATTAGAATACTTAAAGAAAATAACAACTGAAGATATGGATAATAAGACCAAAGTAGAAAAATATGGTTCTGCTATGCAGGAATATTTTGGCAAGGATTCTTCTATAGACTTGGCTAATCGCCCAATGATTAGCAGTTCAAAGATGAATACAAAGGGATGGGATATAGAAGACGGTAGTTATGCAACTGTACTTTCTAGTGCTTATTCTAATGAAGGGGGAACTGTTGCCATAACTGTAACACCAATTCTTCCAGATGGAGAAGTTTTAACAGAGGATGAACTAACAAAATATGCTACAGAAATTGTAAACGGCGCAGACCCAGTAACATATGAATTCGAAGTCAATGGTAAGACTTATACTGGAGAAGACATTATTCTAGCAAAGCATAATGGTAAGAACCCAATAGAGGAAGCAAAAGAATATGGTAAAGCACTGCATGAAGCACAAGAAGAATATGATAAACTAAGAGACACTCTCAACATCAACACTACAATTGACGAAAAGGGTATTAATGGTCTATCTGAAATTAAAGAAATTCAAGGTGCAATCCAGAAGAATGCAGATGGTACTACTATAATTGACGAGCAGGCATTCAGAAAAGCACTAACGAGTGCCGAATACACAGAAGATCAAATTGATTTAATTATTGATAAAATTAAATACTTAAATAAAGAAGCTTTTGCTTCTGACACATTTAATATTGGCAAGATACTTGACAAAGAAACTGGCTCTGGAATTGATGGATTGTTAGAAATTAAGGAACTACAAGACGCAATTGAAAAAGATGCAAATACCGGGTTTACAGTTATTGATACGGACATGTTTACTTCTGTTCTTTCTGAGGCTGGATATACAAAAGCTCAAATTGATGAACTTATCCAAAAAATTCAAGAATATGAAAATGTTGTTTCTGTGGCTGGGAATACAGATCCACTTGGACTTAGTGGTGCAAATTTAAGTATTGATACATTAAAAGCATCTCTTAGTACTTTAGGTGTGTTTTTTGAAGACACTCTTGGTGACTGGTTTGATGGAAAAAGAGATCTTGTAATTAATGTTCCAAATTTAGTTTCTACACTTAAAGAAAAGGGTTGGTCTGAAGAAGCAATAAGAAGTTATTGTGAACAGCTATCTAAAGCCAACATTGAAGGATTCAATATTAAAGTCAATTCTCAAGAAATAGATGAAGCATTGGCAAAATCAGATGATGTTCCTGAAGAAAAAACGACAAACTATGAAGTAACCGGAAATGGTGCTACTACTCTTGATGGAATAGAAGATACATGGTCAAATGTTACAAAGGATAAAACAACGAATTATACCATTAATGAGACAACGGTAAAGAAAACTGTAGATGATAGTCCTAAGTGGTATAAACCATGGACCTGGTTTGCAGATGGAACTGCAAATGCTCAAGGGAATTGGGGTGCAGAACGAACAGAAACATCTCTTGTTGGTGAGTTAGGCCCAGAACTTCGTGTACGTGGAAGTCGTTGGGAAATGCTCGGTGAAAACGGGGCAGAATTTACTGATGTTAAAAAGGGCGATATTATATTCAACCATAAACAAACAGAAGAATTGTTGAAGAATGGGCATATTACTGGTCGTGGTAAAGCGTATGCCAATGGAACAGCTTATGCTGCTGGTGACGGCACTTTTTCTAGATATAATTTTAGTGGCAATGGTGGATATACGAAGTACGATGTAAATAATAGCATAGTTGATTCGTTTGGTAATGCTGCTAGTTCAGTATCTGACGCTGCCGATGATATTTCTGATGCCGCTGATAAATTCGAAGAAGTATTCGACTGGTTTGAAGTTCTTCTAGAAGAAATCGAAGACAATATCAGCTTAATGAATGCCAAGCTAGAAAATGCAGTTGGTATAAGTGCAAAGAAAGGTATTTATTCTGAAATTCTAAATACAGAACAATTCAAGTTACAAGAATTATATGAGGGTGTCAAACTATATTCCGATTATGCCAATAAGCTTCTTGCTAAAGTTCCAGACCAGTATAAAGAAATGGCTAAAAATGGCGCGGTCGCTATCACAGACTTCCTTGGTGAAGCAAACGAAGAAGTTGTAGACTCAATTAACAACTATCGTGAGTGGGCAAAGAAGGTATCCGACCTTAATCAGCAATTAGAAGAAACAAAGAAGACTATTGCCGATACTCATGTAGAAATACAGAATATGCTTAAAGATGAATATGATAATCGTATATCTTTAATTACTTCTGTAAACGACCGTATACAAGATACAATAGACTTACTCGATGAAGAAGGCAAACGTTCTTCTGCTGTAATGTATGAAGAAATGATAAAAAATAGTACAAAACAATTATCAGAACTTCAAAGCAAACGTGCAGAAATGCAGAGAGCATTAGACGAAGCCGTGAGAAGCGGAGACGTAGCTAGAGAAAGCTCACAATGGTACGAGATGGTCAATGCAATCAATGATGTCGATAGTGAAATTAATGATTGTAGAATTGACCTTGAAAGTTTCCAAAACTCTATCAACCAGCTTCATTGGGATAACTTTGAAAAGTTCATTGATGCCATTGACAATGTTGGCAACGAAATTTCCAATCTAGGAGACCTAATCGACGAAGAAGACATTGTTGATGAAGTCGGTAATTGGACAGATAAAGGTATCACTGCACTTGGTTTGTATGCTCAAGAGATGGAACGTGCCAAATACAGAGCAGAACAGTATGGCAAAGAGATTGAGTATCTAAACCAAGAATATGCCGCTGGAAAGTATAGCGAAGATGAATATCTTGAGAAACTACAAGAATTACGAGACGGCCAATGGGATAGCATTAAATCTTATGAGGCTGCAAAAAAGGCTATTGTTGATTTAAATAAAACTCGTATTGAGGCTATAAAAAATGGTATTCAGAAAGAAATAGACGCTTATTCGGAACTTATTGACAAGAAGAAGGAAGAACTTAGCTTACAGAAAGAGTCACATGACTTCCAGAAGCAAGTAGCTGAACAGCAAAAAAATATTGCAAATATTCAAAAACAATTGGCTGCAATGGCCGGAGATAATTCTGCGTCTGCAATTGCTAGGAAAAAACAATTAGAAGCAGAACTTGCCGCAGCACAAGAAGAACTCGATGAACTATATTATAATCATAGTGTTGAGAAGCAGCAAGAAGCACTTGATAAATCCTTAGAGAATTATCAGGACAATAAGCAAGACGAAATGGACGCTCTTGACGAGTCTCTCAAGAACGAAGAACAAATCATTGCCGATAGTTATGCCACTATTACGGCAAATACGGAATCTGTAGCACAAACATTATCTGATATAGCAAGTCAGTATGGGATTACCCTATCTGATTCTGTTATGCAGCCTTGGCTAGATGGTGCTAACGCCATTGGTACTTATCAAGAGCAGTTAGACACCTCTATGAGTTCTTTCACTCAGCAACTAGAGGCTCTTAAGCAGATGTATGCCGACTTACAAAATCAGGCTGATAGTGCTGGTAAGAGTATGGTTGATGCGATAAATGGTAGCAAGTCTAAAACAGAAGGTGCAACATATACGCCACCAATTCCATCACAACCAAGTACCCCATCAAAGCCATCAAAACCATCTGCTCCATCTACTGGTTCGTCCGTTACAGTGAAAAAATCTGCAACACGCTTTTCAAGAGATGGTGGTAATGGTACTAGAATGCAGTCATGGGTCCCTGGTTCAACATTTACTGTTTATCAGGTTAGTGGTTCAGAAGTTCTAATTGGAAGAAATGGTCAATATACTGGATGGGTGCGTCTATCTGATATTGAAGGATATGCAAAGGGTACTAAAGAAATTCAAAATAACCAATTAGCAATGCTAGACGAACTTGGAGACGAGTTGGTTTTACATGCCGGTAAGAATGGCAGGTTAGAATATCTAACTAAGGGTACATCTGTTGTTCCAGCAGATATTACAAGCAACTTAATGAAGCTTGGCTCCTTAGACCCGAAGGATATTCTTGAAAGAAATAGACCTTCTATTGGTGCTCCACATGTTATTGATAATAGTATAGAGTTAAAAATGGAATTTGGCAGTCTTGTACATGTTGATACTGTTTCAAACGATACATTGCCATACTTGCAAAAGATGGTCAGAAATGAGTTTGATAATTGCATGAAACACGTAAATCAAGGGCTAAAGAAATTTGTTCGTTAAATGATATGGAGGGGTGCTTCGGCACCTCTCCTTTAATTACATAAAGTAGTTATAGGAGGTGTGGTCTGTTGATTTATCACCCTAAAATTAGATTTAGAGAAAGAAGTAATTACGATGAAAGACTCGTGGTTTCTACATTTGAACCAGATTCTGGAGAGACCGATTCATATTTAACTATGGAACCAGTTTATACAGATAACTATGATGGTGCGATTCGTACAGATTATGGAGCCAAGTATAGCGATGTTGCAAGACCATCTGTTACTCTTATAGATGTTGATGGAGAGGATATCATACCATCTAAAGTTAGGTCGGTTTTGAGATGGCTTACTGGTTCAAGACAAAATTCCTGGATGGATGTTTATAATGTAGATGATGAGATTGTTTGTTCTTATCTTGGCAGATTTACAGATGTTAAGTTACAAAAAATGGATTCAAGGGTTATTGGTATCAGAGCTGAATTTACCTCTGTTAGTCCTTGGGCTTATTCAGAAGTGAAAGAAGTAGAAATGGAGATAGATGGGAAAACGGATTTCAGTATAGATAATGATAGTGATGATTTATATTCTTGTGTTTATCCGCAAATGACATTTACGAACAATCAAAATGGAGCAGGACTTTCTGTTAAGAATAATACGATTGGAGAAGAAACGAAGTTTAGTGGTCTTCAGCAAGAAGAAATTGTGACGATAGATAACAATTTTGTTGTATATTCCGATAATAAATCACGAATTTTCAACAATGATTTCAATTTCATATTTCCTGCGCTATCTTCTGGAACAAACAGTTTTGAAGCAAATGGAAATGGTACTTTGATAATGAGGTTTCGTTATCCTATGAAAGTATCAGATGGCTTATTGGATGAATATGAAACAAGGAATAGGGTCGTTGTTTATGTCAAAGAGAAAACTGTCAAAATTAAGGGAGACACAAGTAAGAATCCACCAAGTGGTGTAAATATTAAAGTTGATGGTACGACTATGTTTATAAGAGGAGAACTAAAAGGCGTGAGTAAGGTTTCAAGTGAAAACTCCGTATTCAGCGAGAGTAATGGTACATTGACAATTGATGATAGCAACAATGTATGCCCGTTCGATGAGTTTAATGCAGAAGTAAGAAACGGAATATTGATTATAAAAAAAGATTTTAAAGATGCAGAGATTAAAGAATAGGGAGGTGGCATAAAATGATATTACCTAAAGACTTATTGTCAGAGAGTTATAGAAAACCAAAGGTTATATTGTGTCAAACAAACAAGGATAAAATTTGTCAATTAGATGCAACAGGACTGACTGGAACCTTTAAGTTTAATAGCTATAGTGAAATTTCATTTAATGTTGCCTCTATTTATCATGATTTAATTACTGGTGAACAAAAGCGTACTCCATATTATGATTATATTGAAGGGCTTAGATTAGTTTATCTTGAAGGCTTTGGATACTTTCAGCTTCAGAATCCAGAGTTATATAGTGATGGTATTCAGGAATATAAACAAATAAATGCTTATTCTTTGGAGTATACACTATCTCAAAAATATCTAGAAACATTTATTATAAATAAGGGAGATGTAGGAGATACAATCGGCAGTATTGATGGAGCTGTTTTATATAACCCATTAGATGTTGACCATAGTTTGCTTCATCTTGTATTACAAAAGGCATACGGTTGGACTATTGGACATGTTGATGATGAATTAGCATCACAAAGCCGTAGTTTCGAAGTTGATAGAGAGTCTATTTATGATTTTATCATGAATGATATGTGCGATACATTTAAATGTTATGTTGAATTTGATACTATCAACAATACAGTAAATGTGTATTCTGAAAATGAAATTGAGCGCTTTATCGGAGATGGAGAAACAGATACGTTTAAATTATCAAATGGGATTTCTGAAACTACTACTGTTACCATCAATGGTCATGTAGTTACACAGTATAAATACAATGAAGATACAAAAGAGCTAATACTTACTCCTGCTCCGGCTCAAGGAGATATTGTAGAGGTTACGGATGAATTCAAGCACAAATATGACACAGATATAATTATTGCATTTGAAAATCTGTCAAATGAAATGAAAGTAAACTATTCTTCAGATGATATAAAGACAGTTCTTACGGTAAAAGGCGCAGACGACTTAGACATTCGTAATGTTAATTTTGGATTGCCTACAATTATGAATCTTGACTACTATTGTACTCCAGAATGGATGGGCGAGAAGCTTTATAATGAATACCTTTCATATGTTGACAAACAAGATAAATATATGAGCGGATTCTATAGTAGAGACATTGCAGGTTCTACAGAGGAAACATTTAATGTTGAAACAACTAAAGAAAGTTTTGTTGTTGGTAACACGCAAGAATTTATAGCAAAAGGATCACAAGAATCTTTTAACGCAAATGGTGATGTGTCATATTTTAATATAGATAAAGCACAAGTAACTTATCAGATAAATAGTGTAGTTGAAAAATTAGATGTCAAGGCAGAATCAATGGTATTTGTTCAGCCAAAACTTTTATCAGAGAAGCATACTGTTGAGCTTGATGAAAAAACATTTATTCTTAAAAATAAAATTATTGTTCCAAAAGATACGAAGGTTTATGTTAATGACGAAGAAATAAACGAAAATCAGTATGAATATGATGCTAATAAAAAAGAGTTGACAATTGTTGATGATTCACTTCAATTATCGACGGGAGATATAATTAAGATAGAAACACCAGAAAATAGCATTCAAACTAATTTTATCTTTGACAATCCTGATAACAAAAATATAGTCGTTAAAGTTAACGGAGAAGAAACTGAAAAATATGAAACTAACACAACCGGATTAAAAATTGCTGACGATGCAATTTTAAACTATGGAGACACTGTTATTGTAGAATTGATTGATAACAAGTTCAATTTAAGTAGTACAAAAGATAGAATTATTTCTGTAACTGTAAACGATAGAGATGTGGAGAAATATATTAGGAACGGAAACGTCTTATCTATAACCGACAATAGTTTGCGTAGTGGTAATATAGTTTCTGTAAAGTCTGTTGGCACAGAAAATACTATTGATTTGTCTCAACATAAAGATAAGGTTGTTGTATCTGTTAGTGTTGGTGAGAATGAAATTGATTCATATACATTAGAAAATTATAGGCTAACAGTTAATTATGAAGTCAGCCCTGGTGATGAAATAGTTGTTAAGTTGGTCAACAACAAATTCGCTGTGCCTCAAGTAAAAGACAGAATATTGTCAGCCGAGATTGATTCTAATAACATCCAAGATTATTCTTTTTCTTTTATTAATGACGTACTAACCATCAATGAATTGAAAGCTCTATACAATGGCACACAAGTTATATTGAAGTCTGTTGACGAATACTTTATTTTAAATAAAGAAGGCAGGGCTACATCTGTTTTTATTGATGGTATAGAAATTGGTGATAGTGAGTTTGATTATGATGATAATAAGTTAACTATCACATCAAATGTAATAACACCAGAAAGCAATATAATAGTAGAGTTTGTAGGCACCTCTTTTCATTTAACCATAAGTGGAAGAATTAGTTCTGTTAGTATCAATGGAAAGAAAATAGAAAATTATAGCTTTGATGAATCAAAAAGAATGTTAATTATTGATGATGAAAGTTTAATTTCGAATTGTAAAGTTAGTGTAGAAATAATTAACAATATGTTTTATTTATCAAATGTTCAGGAAAATGTGTCGTTATATGTTTATATTAATGGAATAGAAACGAAAAATTATGAACTTAAAAATAATGAATTAACTATAAAAGACACTCTGAAAATAAAAGATACTGTGTCTGCTGAATATACAGACAACCATTTCCAAATATCGGGAGATATTGGATTAAGGCATGTAGTCGAAAAAGAATCGTCAGATGGTTCTTCCGAAAGTATTCAAGAAGGAACCGGATATGAATATGATGATACTACTAAAATATTAACAATCAATATTCCTCTTAAAAATGGAGAAAAAATAGTAGTTAAAAACATTGATACTACAAACGCTTTAAGAGTCGTTCAATCAAATGCAAAAGAAGGAGAAATCCTGCTTGAAGATGTAACCCCAACATTGAAGTCATATGAACCAAAGGTCGGAGACTATGTTATAAAAATAGAAAGCTATACAACTATTTTGAAACAACTGTACGAGTTGATAGATAAACAGTTAACAGAAGAAAACTCTGTACCAGATGATTATGAAATTATAGAAATAAAACTAAACCCAGATAACTTCAATGAGGTCAATAAGTTTTTACCAGAAGCTGACATAGAGCATCTTGGAAATGTTTATAAGATTACTAACCAAGAGAAAATCGTTGATGAAAGTGGTGGCGTTTCATATAACGACATAGCTTATAAGTATTATGTCTGTGAAATGAAGATGTCAACATATGTAGATGATGATGGAAAAGAGCAGCAACAGTATAAGTATGTTTGGAATGAAAGAGAATTAGTGTTTGGTGGAGATGGTATAAACTCTCTTAAGGAAAGAATAGATATTTATTCCGCCATTAATGATATACAAATTGCTGCAGAATGGGATCAAAAGCCACAAGGTAGCGATGAATATCAAAGCTATTCTGATAACTTGAAGAAGCTACAAGATACCAAAAAGGAATTAGAAGAGAAACAAAAAGCAGTTGATAGTATAGAAGAAGAAATAAAAAGTGCTCAAGACGAAATCAGAATGATATCAGAAGATATCAATGTTGATAAAAACTTTTCGCCAGAGAGCTTAGATAGGCTTTCTTTATTCTTACGTGAAGATGAATATTCTGATGATTGTTTCTGTACTACAGACATTGATACGGATTTAGACATAATCAACACACAGAAAGAGCTATTAGTTGCTGGATATAAAAAGTTAAAGACCATTTCAAGACCAACATTATCATTCTCTGCTTCTATGAAAAACATTTATGCAATCCCAGAGTTTGAGCCAATATTACATCAATTCAAACTTGGAAATTTTATAAAAGTTAGAATCAGAAAAGATTTTATTAAGAAGGCAAGATTACTTGAGGTGCAATTAGATTTTGACGACTTAAGCAATTTCTCATGTACATTTGGAGATTTACTGTCTGCAAAAGACCAAGGAGATATTCACGCTGATTTGTTGGCGCAAGCAATTAATGCCGGAAAAGCAGTGGCAAGTGGCTCTGCAAACTGGCAAAAGGGCTATAATGTTGCTACTGCGATTGATGAAAAAATTAAGCAAGGATTGATTGATGCAACGACTTCTATAAAATCAAATTCTGCCGGTCAGGACATTTCATGGGACAATTATGGTATTCATTTACGCAAAGTTGTTGATGGTATTCTAGACAAACATGAAGGATGGATTACGAACAACAAGTTCTTATATTCTGATGATAATTTCCAAACTACAAAATCTGTATTCGGTAATTATACTATTGAAGGAGAAACATATTGGGGCATTCTTGCTGGATGCGTTAGTGCTGGTCTTATTGAAGGTAGCCATATTATCGGTGGAGAAATATGTATTGGCTTACAAGAAGATGGAACTTATGCGTTTAAAGTAGACAAAGACGGAACGGTAACGATGAATAAAGGTGACGCAGCAGAAAAGTTATCCTACTTTAGTTTTGATGGAGATAATGGTTTGATTGTTGGTGAAAATAAAGAGGGAGATTATTTCTCAAGAGTTTCTGCGCAAAAAATTGAATTTTGTCGCAAAGCAAGAATTATTGTTGTAACATCTGAACCAACACATAAATACGATAATTATGATTATGTTCTATATCAACACACAGAAGGTTCGACTACTTATTTTGATTATTATAAGAATCCAGACTTCGTATATAAAAATGAAGAACCATTATATGAGGCACGTGCCATTGGAGAAAATTTTGAAGACCCTGAAATAAAATTCGGCATCCCAATTACTTATTTTGCAAATAATACAGCATATATGAAACAGGCAGAAATAGAAGGAAGTTTAAAGGTTGGTACAGAAGAACAAACCCCATCTATTTCTTTGAAGAATTTCAGAATACAAATAGAGAGCAATGGTAGTTTGTCTATTGTAGCAACATAATGGAGGTGAAATAGAATGGGAGTATCAAGCGGAGCATTTGAAACAAGTGTATATAGTATTGGTGATCAATATCCAAATAGAATAAGAGTAGAATGGTCTTCTTCTCAAAGTGTTGCAAATAATACATCAACTATTTATTGGAAAGCAGTAGCTGCTGGTGGGTACGGAAATTGGTTTGTAACAACAGGGCCAGTAATTATTAATATTGCAGGTGTAGAAGTTTTACGTAGGTCAAGTCGATTTGATATGACACCAGGTATGCAGATTGGTTCAGGTAGTTTTACTTTAACACACGATTCTCAAGGAAACAAAACATTAACAGCGTGGGCAGAAGCTGCAATTTATACATATGCAATTAGTAGCACAAGATATGGCTACTCTGTTGATTTGCCACAGATTCCAAGGTCGTCTAGTTTTAGTATAAGTGGAAGTACAATGGGTTCACCATTAACTATTCAGATTTCGAAAGCAGTATCTTCTTTTACACATACATTAACTTGGCAATTTGGAAATAAAAAAGGCACAATAGCGACCCAAACTTCTAATTCATCTGTAACATGGACCCCTCCATTAGATTTGGCAGACCAAATTCCAAATGCAACATCTGGCTATGGAACTATTTGGTGTACGACTTATAATGGAGGAAGTAATGTTGGACAAAAATCTGCTAATTTTACTTTAAATATTCCATCAAATATAATTCCTTCGATTAATAGTTTTACATCATCTATTGCTAGTACTAAACCATCTGGATGTGGAATGTATGTTAAAAATAATTCAACAGTAAGGTGGAACGCATCGGTTTCTGGAATTTATGGGTCAACTATTAAGAAATGTGTTATTAATGGTCCCAATTTGTATTATGAAACTACAAACTCTTCTAGTTCATATAGTGCAACGAGTTCTACATTAACAACTTATGGTAGAAAAGAATATACAATTACAATTACAGATAGTCGTGGAAGAACGACAAGTAGAACACAAGGAATTGATGTAGTAGATTATAATGCTCCATTAATTACTTCATGTACTTCATTTAGAAGTGATTCATCTGGTAATATTAATGGATCTGGAACATATGTAACTCATAAAATTACAGCATCGTTCTATACATTAAGTGGTAAAAATAATATAAAAATTATTGCATATAGCAAAGAGGGGAAATCTAATACGTATGGCAATAATGTAACTATTAAAAATGATACAAACAATACAATAAGTTATGTGCGTACATTTAGTTCTTTTGATGTATCAAAAACATATGATTTTAAATTTGTAATTTCTGATAGCGTTGGTGGTTCTTATACATCTTATACACATGTTGGTACTAAAAATTTGCCAATAAATATTGCAAATGACAACAATTCTATAGCAATCGGTGGATTTGCACAAACATCTAAAAATAATACAGGTAGATTTGATTGCTTTTGGGAAACACATTTGCCATCAGAACCTATAATCGGCTCGGATAGAAAACTAAAGACAGATATTGAAGATGTTGATATTGATATAATAGACCTTCTTCATCCAGTGAAATATAGGCTAATCAATGAATCTTCTGGAACTATTCATTACGGACTTATTGCACAAGATGTAGAAGATACTCTTTCTAGTGTTGGAGTAAATTATAAAACTGGAATTGTTCATTATGATGAAGACGACAAAACAAATGAACGTTCAAATTATGCATTGGCATATGGCGAAATCATCCCCCTGTTAGTAAAGAAGTGTCAGGAGCTTCAACAGGAAATAAATGAGTTGAAGAAAAAACAATAAAAAATGGATTAAAAGGAGATAATTTATTATGAATGGGTGATTTTTATGGAATTGATAAAAGATATCGCGGCTGTTATTGGCTGTATATCTGCTTTTATCGCACTTATTACTACAATTTTTAAACCAGTTAGAAAAAAGATTATCAATTGGATTAAACATACATCTGAGGCAAGTGAGACTTCTGCGGCAATTAAAGATATTAATGCTAATATTACGGCACTTGAAAGTAATGTAGGGGCGATTCTTGAGCGTTTAGATAAAATAGATAATCGTATTAAAACATTAGACGAGAGAGTGTTTGAGAATGAGCGTGATAGGATTAAAGCAGAATTATCAGAGTGCGCATCTCGTTGTGCCCGTAGTATAAAACTTTATCCAGAAGAAAAGCTTCATATTGATGAAATTTATTCTAAATACAGCAACAAACTTCACTGTAATTCTACTGGATCTGAGGCGTACCATGAAATAGTAAAGTATTATGAAAATCAAGATTGGCTAAATGTATAATAAATATTTAAGGACTGAGATTAATTTCTCAGTCCTTATTTTTTGCGTTATTATAATTATCTATATATTCTTTTAGCACCATATTAATTAAATTAGTTACTGTTCTACTCTCTTTCATTGCAATTTGCTCCAATTGAAAGCGCTGTGAAGCCGGCATTCTTAATGTGAAATTTACACTATCTTTAGCTTTTATTTCCAAATTTATCACTCCCCTCTCATATAATTTTACTTCATTCTCGTGTCATTTGCAATGCAAAAATAGAAAGAGTGGTTGAAACCACTCTTTACTTAAGATTTTTTATAACAGATATAGATTCATTTTGTGTTTCTTGCAACAAATGAGAATATACTGTCATTGTAACGTCAATTTTTGCGTGTCCAACTATTTTCGAAATCATTGTTATCGGAACACCTTGGTCAATAAGCGTACTTACGAATGTGTGCCTCAATGAGTGTGGCCCACACTGTTTTATGTTTGCTTGTTTTAATATACGCTGAAATACCTTATACGCATCAGCAGGGCGAACTATTGTATTATATCTTGAGCGTACAATGTACTGTTCTGGATCATATCCTTTTTCTTTTTTCAAATCGTTAAGAGCCTCTATTGCCATGTCTGATAAAAACACGGTTCTCCCTCTTCCTACCTTTGTAGTTGATTGATCAATAAGAATTTTGCTTCCATCATTTTTTGTTCGGTCTTTTACATATACTATGGTTCTTGATACATAGACTGTTCTTTTTTCAAAGTCAATATATTTCCACTTAAGTGCGAGCCCTTCGCCAAGTCTAAGCCCAGTATACATTAAGAAAACATAAAATGCACCATATTTAAATCTTCTTTCCCCGTTACTATATTTCATATAGCAGGCGTTTACCAACCTAGCTCTTTCCTCTTCTGAAAAGAATCTTTGCTCTTTTTCTTCAAATAGTTCTCGTTTTGGCATCACTACATTGTCTATTGGGTTTTTGTTTACTTTTCCTCTGGCTATAGCATAATCAAAAATTTGCCCCAATGTTCCATAAGCTTTGCGAATTGTTGAACGTGAATACCCGTCTGTTTTAAACTTATTTATTATCATAGTTTGAATTAAACTATCATCTATTTGCTGCAATGCCAAATCCCCTAACTGTTTAATTAAAAAATTTTCTGTTATGTCTGCAAGTCTATCATATGAGGCTGGTTTAATAGATGGCTGTTTAATATTTTTAAGCCATGAACGAGCAAAATCCTTAAATAAAACGTCTTTCTCTCCAACAATACCTGTTGACAATAACGCTTCAAATTCTTGCTTTTTATTTAAGCACTCTTGCTTGGTGCCATAGAAATATTTCCTGCCAAATCCCTTGTATGATACAGATAACTTCCATTTACCATTATCGCGCTGCGTCCAAGATCCTTCTCCGTTCATTCTCTTCTTTGCCACAATAACCACTCCTTTAACAATACAAAATTAATTGTACTACTATTATAATTTATGTTAACTGATGTGGTCAAGTTGTAAATTTCGTACCACATTTATACCACAATTATGGTATTAAATATGGTGAAAAAACATCAAAAACAATGAATGTTAGTGAAATGCTTATAATTTATATATTAGGGCTAATCCATTGAAAATACTAGACTTGTTAATTCTATAATGATAATATTTATTGCACTAATATTTATTCAAATGGATATACTAAACCTACCTAGGTAAGAACTTCAAAGTATTGATTCGACTAGTGTTTGTGTGAATGTGTTTTGTATTTGACCACATCATTTACCACAATTTGATTGTACCACAATTTGCAATGCATAGCAAGGCTTAATAATTATTTTTTATATGCCAATGTCTTTTTCTCGAACCATGCATCAACTTTATCTTCAATGATAAGAAATTTGTTACCGATTCTTACCGAAGGGAAATCTTTTCTTTTGACAAGATCATACACAGAATTGATTCCTATTATTCCTGGATGTTGTGTATTTAGTTTTTTATATAATTGTTTTACCGTTATATACTTCATTATATCATCTCCTTGAATATTTTTAATCAAATATGGAAAATATTAAAATAGTTGCATTGTTATATATAAATTTACGGGGCTACTGGTTTTATTCCAGCAGTCCCGTATTTTTTATTTAATTGTTATACACCGGTAGAACCAAACCCACCATTTCTAGTAGATGTAGCATCGTCATCGTCTGTCATTAAATATTTAATAAACATACCCTGTCCAATGCGATCACCTGTATGGATTGTATAAATGGTTTTACCAAGATTGAATAGTCTAATTCCGATATTTCCATCGTTATCAGGATTGTTTGCATAGTCACTTTCAATCCACCCTTGGGTATTTGCAATCATTACCGGCTGTTTGCCCATAGAACTACGAACATTGATAAGCAAAGCCTCGTCATTCTCAAAAATTGCTTTGACATCTGTCCAAATCATCTGAGAACACATTGGCTCAATGTCCACACTAATTGGACTATAGAAGTCGTATGCAATACTATTCTTTGTAGCACGAGTGGGGAGTTTAATGTCCCCGCTATTTTTTCTGTGTTCATCTTTAACTACTTCAAAGTGTCTCATTAGAACCACCCACCAAGTAGCTTAGATAGAGCAGGAAAATCATCGAAATAATGAGATTCTCCAAGCTGTATGGAACCATAATCCTTACAATAGTTGTTTATAAGTTCTACTAGTTCCTTATATTTCTTTTCAATTTCAGCCTTGTTAGCAGCCTTCTTTCTTTCTTTGATTTCCTTCTCTAGCTTTTCCTGAGCCTTCTTTTTCTCTGCAAGACACTTAGTTTCACAAGCTGCACGTTCACCAACTGTCTTATAAGACTTTCCACAGATACCACAACGATATAGTGTTTTATCAGATAAATTCTTATCACCATAATTTGAAGTAAAAGTCTTGTTAATGCTATCGTTATTATTCATAGTATCAATCCTCCATTAATTTTGTATTATTAACCACAGTGACTATACCCACATGATTTACAAATGTCACATCCCCCTTCGTGCTCAAGTAGCTCCCCACACTCTGGGCATCTTCCGTTCTTTTCAGTAACAATCTTAATATCATTAGGAACTCTAGATTCATCATATTCTTCCTCGGAATCTGTGTCATAAGTATCTCCGATTTCATCTTGCATTTCCTTCCACATGTCTACAAGCGCATTTCCAATAGCCATAGGACAACAAGAACCCTTTGATGTGTCATGCTTTGTGGCTGTTCTTGCTGCGTAGCTTGGGCATACACCGGTTGAATCTAGCTGGTCTTTAATTGTAGCAATATCAACACCTGCTCTACATAGAAGAGATACTGTACGACTTAAACCAGTCATAAAATTAGCACAACCACCAGTGCTACCTTTGTTGAAATATACTTCCTGCAAGTCACCATTGTATGGATCAAAGAAAGCCAATACATGAAGACTTCCACATCCAGTAGTCAGTTTGCGCTTTTTACCAATAAGGTCATCGGAACAGTTCATGATTGCACCACGTGGAATAGATTCTTCCGTCTGAATTTCTTCTTTGTTTTTATCTTCTACAATCAATACACCTTCACGCTTACAGCCAGAACGATAAATTGTAATACCCTTTAGGCCATTCTTCCAAGCTGACATATAGATATTTTTAACATCATCAATCGTAGCCTCATTTGGTAGATTTACTGTAGAGCTAATGCTCGCGTCAATCCCCTTTTGCCAAGCAGCCTGCATAGCTACACGTTTGTTATAGTCAATTTCGGAAGAATCAACAAACCAATCAGGGAATTTATCGTTGACAGTAAGTCCGTGTTCGTCTGCATACTTTTGATAAATAGGGGTAAGCACATCATAGTACTGAGTTGTTTCGTGCAGAGATTCTGTCTTACGCTTGTAGCTCTTTGCGAAAATAGGCTCAATACCACCACTGATTCCAAGCATTGTTGAGATGGTTCCGGTTGGAGCAATGGTTAGAAGTTGACTATTGCGTAGACCATAATTATCAACCATGTTTCTTGTTATGGTGTCTGCATTTGCTCTAAAGAATGGGGTATCAATTGTTGCATTTGTATATTTAGGATATATACCCTTTTCACAAGCTAAGTGAGAAGAAACATAAATTGCGTGGTTAGCCATTGCCATAGAAATATCACGGCAGTGTTCGATTGCCTCGTCACTATCATAACGTAAATGCATCTTGATGAGCATATCAGCAACGCCGCATACCCCTAGTCCAACTTGACGCCAATCTCTTACGCTATCTCTTTGCTCTTGTAGAGGATGAAGAGGAAGACCTTCGTCAAGAACCTCGTTTAAGTATCTAATACCAATATCTACTGTATCATAGAAATCATCATACATAAAATTGCCATAATCATCTACAAAGGCAGACAGATTAATGGAACCGAGTAGGCATGACCCACCAGCGGGAAGAGGTTCTTCTGCACAAGGATTGGTTCCAGCATATTCGAAGTCTGGATTATTACTTAACAGATTATATTCTTCAATATTATCCCAGAATAGAATTCCTGGCTCTGCCCAGTTCCAATTGTTCTCACATAGCTTATCAAAAATATCTCTTGCTTTTGCAGTCTTTGTGATTGTTTCACCAGTTTCTGGACGAGTAAAAGACATTACCCAATCGGTATCATCTTCGACCGCTTGCATAAAATCATCTGTTACACGAACAGATATATTAGCTTTAGTAACGCTATTTTCTTTGGTCTTGATGTCAATAAAGTCTAGTAGGTCTGGATGATGACAATCAAGACTAATCATTAAAGCGCCTCTGCGGCCATTCTGACCGATTTCCTCGGTTGTCTGACTATAGCCCTGCATGAAACTTACGGCGCCACTAGTCTTTTCTGCTTGATTATGGACCTTTGCACCAGCAGGGGCAAGTTTAGAAATGTCAATTCCGCAGCCTCCACCATACGAATATGTTCTTGCTAGCTTCTTACGACTTTCAAAAATAGACTCAATGTTGTCTTCTGGAGGTGCAATTACATAGCAATTATGAACAATAACACCATTTACATTATATGTATGCGTGTCTTCTACAGATAAGTTGTATACTTTGCAGTGGCAATCTTCAGAGATGCTAATTGAACTTAGAGCCGCATACTCAAAATCGCCACGTACATCAAGGCTATTTCTTCCGTCACTATATTGTTTAGACAATAGTGGATTTAAAAATTTATTAGAAATAGATACCCCAACACGAAATTCATATGTATCGGCTTGACGCTCTACGGAATGAATAGGAGATGCGTTAATGCCATTCATCCACATTGTATAATGTAGCCAATCAATTAATTTACGATTTTTTAGCACAATACGAAATGCACCGTGTGTGTCTAACGTACCATCTGCGTCACATAGTCCGACCATCATTGGAACACAACCAAGATATTCATCAGGAACAAATTTATCGTTGCATTTTTCTCCAAAATGGTTAATAAACCAAGATGCTACAATTTCACTTTCAAACCTTAAAGCAATAACATTCTGATTGGTTTCACGATAAGATGCATGAATACCAAAAACACTTTCACCAATAGATTTACAACGTTCAAACGCATCACGCTCTGTGGTTGCGTTGAATACGATTTGTAGAATAGATGGATTTTTATAACCACGGCGTGCCGTTATACTACCATCACCCAACCAACGACCAATAAAATATGCAAAATCATCATCAAATACCCACTCAGCACGTACAGAGTTACCTCTATGCTGATAGGTTGTAGTTCCACGGTCATTTACAAGCGTATAAATTTGAGCCATTCCGTCTTTTACTTCAACCTTGCTATTGTCTCTAGCCTTAAATCCATCAAGAGCGGATACAATCTTTGGCGTAAGCTTAATCATATGGCGTTGTGCCATCTTGATTTTATCTTGTGCTTTAATTTGCTCAGAACAAGCAAGTATACGGTCTGCTCGTTTCCAACCGTGGTTTGTCAAAAATTTATGATTTGGAGTACATTTGATTGGTTCCATAAAATTTATACTTTTAAGACAATAAATATCTCCAGTATATTCACGACACATAATGTCATTTACACGATGAAACTGTTCATCATGAGACAGTACCATGTCTCCAATAGCAATATCTTCAATATTTTTAAATCCGTCAATCGTAAGCACTTTGGAACCAGCCATAAAACAATTTGAGTAAGTGACTCTAGTGTCCTTTACACCTCGGTTGCTAAGAATACGACCACCAGGAACAAACTTCTTATTGATAATTGCTTTCTTTGCTCTCTTATTACCGCCACTTACTCTGTCTAGCCATTCATCAAATGACTCTTCGCCCTTACGATATTTTCTCATCCAAATATCAATTCCAAGTTTATTGTCTTTCCCTAACCACTGTTCTACTGTCATAGGCATCTCTCCTTATCTAAATAACTTTTTATATCTACTAAGAACGGACACTTGCCGTACTTTTCGAGCTAACAATCCATGAGCGTATCAAATCCTTCTTGGCTAAGAAGACATTCAACAGACCCATCATCAAAAAATCTTGCAAAATGACAACCACAAGCTGCCGTTGGTTCTTTTGTAACTAAAATGCTTGTCGGACATTTATGAATTTCAAAATGCTCCATTTTAGTTTCCTCCATTATTGTTTAAAATTTCTTTAAGCCGTTTCTTAGTTGGATATGCACCACAAGATTTTTTGCCCTCTGGACACCATAGCAAATACTGACACTCTGGCACTAGTTTGGATTCAAGGTTTGGCAAAATCTTAACAACCTCTTTCTTCATTTCTACTGCTAGCTGACGAATAATATCTTCCGCCCGAGAACATAGTCTTTTGTGCATAAAGTGGATAATACCTTCCACAGTAAAGCCAATTACAAAAGCAGTATGTGTTGAAATAGGCAGTACATATCTCGCCTGTTCGTTTGCTCTTTCTTGTGTCTTGCCCTTAGATAAAACATAAGACTGAATATATTCATATAGGTTCGTGACATCTTGCATATGCTTATCATACTTTGCTAGTAGTTCAGGATTATCAGTAATTTCTACTGGCACCTCATATGCAAAATGATCCTTCCCTACATATCGAAACGACTGAACGTTCTTAAACACCCCAACCTCATGTCGCACTGCTTGGTCAACAGTGAAGCGAGGAATGTCTGTAACTAAAAACTTGATAAAGTCACCGCGACTACCACTAAAATGCCCATTTGCCATACAACCCTTACCAATTGGGATTGGATCGTCAGTATGAGTATCGTAACAAATCGCACTTGTTTCACCCCAATTAGTGAACAGTTTTGATACTGCATCTGGATTTAAAATTTTTACATTCAATTCGACATCAGCTCCTCATCCTGCTTATAAAACTCCTCTACTGCCGCAACAATTTCATCCCAATTTGTGCAACGCTTAATACTATAAGCTTCATCATGCACATTCTTGTTCCAAGGTTTTTCTAAGACTACCCTATTGCATCGAATATTTCCAATAAGATTGTCTAGATTATCATCAATCATTACATCTACGGCTAGAAGGCTCTTGTCTCTGATGCAGATAATATGAGATTCATCAATAAACGGGAAATAGCTTTGCAGCCACTCAACCTTCCAAGGAAAGTTCTCCCAATGTGTTGCAGTTGTAATATACACATCATAGCCGTTATCAATCAGCTTTTTTGTTCCCCATTGAGAATGATATACAGGAGTAAGAGAACGCCAAACGTCCTCTCTTCTCCATAGAGCAGTGTACTTTTCTGCATCTTCAAATGGTAAGCATTTATAGATATCATACGAAGTAAATGTGTCTTCTGTAATGTCCGTACCATTCTCTTCATTGAATACTTTACATACAGCTTCGTTAAGATTATTCAGAACATCATCACAATCCAAAGCAATTCTATATCTCATACATTTCCTCCATTAATTTTGTACTGTACAATATAATCAGACCAATTAGTACCATTATCGTTGAATAGCAGAGAATAGAAGATGGCCACCAAACAGGATGTTACGATAGAATTACCAGCCTGTTTATAAAGGGCAGAGTCACTTACGTACTTAGATGCACGATTGCAGTCTTCATCGGAGAAGCTCATCAGCCTCCAGCATTCTTTTGGTGTTAGTTTTCTAATCCTCCATTTAATATTATCCACTACAAGCGGCTGTCTATTGCCACCTTGTGCAGTCATAATAGTAGGAGAAACAGAATCCTGATCCCACACATTTCCAGCATATCCAGTACCAAACTGTTCACCGTAGATATTACCAATTCTAACTGGGTTGATATCTTCTGACTCAATAACTCTCTTATCACCACAAGCATCAATAGTACGAAGTGTACCAACGACATCATCCTTGAAGAATCTTAGTCCTTCATCGCAACGCTGCTCACAAACGACGGGTTCCATTACATAATTATCCTTGGCAACAGTAGTAATAGTATTGGTAGTTCCGTTCATATTGGCTTCAAGTCTCTGCTCCGTAGGAGAACCCGTAGTTCTGTCTGATGAATTCTCTGGATTTCGACCACGAGAAGCTACAATGAAATATTCATCAACAAGAATCTTATGTGAAGTATATTCACCAGATGTTGAACCATGAGAATTTGACATAACAGTATGTGCAATACATTCTGCACTATATACTCTGCCACTCTGGTCAAAACTAGAATCTAGCTGATCGACTTTGATAATGCTAGGCTCAATAACACCAGTCATAGACTGATTACCAAAGCCCTTATAATCTCTAGCCATAAGAGTATGTGCAACATTTGTTAGACCATCGAATGTCGTTTCCTGATTTTTTAGATTAATACCACTAGCTTCGTTTTGTCTTGCAATAAAGTTTGCAAGAATGCTTTCTACTTTATCACCAGAGAGGTAGTATTTCTCATCTACGGTCTTCTCTAGAATATCCTTTAGACGAGTTGTTAGAGGAATCTGCTCTGGCCAAGTAAAATCTTTCCATAGCTTGATATTTGGGTTTTTCTCAATTTCTTTCATTATTTCTTGAACTTTATTATTCATATTCCCACCTATATCCTTTATATAATTTATGCAATCTACATGCTCTTGCAATTCCACTATTGTCATATCCTAAAATACGTCCTGCTTCACGAGTTGATGCGAATTTTGCTATAAAGTTCATATTTGAATCATATTGCAATATTGGTTTACTCCAATAATTTTTTGCCATTGTTCCACATTGTTCTTTGTTCTTTTTAGAGGCTCTACCTTTGGCATTATTTTCTTCCCATGTTAACAATTGCATATTATCAAAAGTATAATCCCTATAATCATCAATACGATCTATAGATGGACATAAATTTTTATTATAATTACTGTCTTTATAATTTTGTAATAATGATAAAATCTTTTCTTTATAATTTGACAAAATCCAATCATTAAATTGATTTCTTGTAAATGATAATTCAGATGAAAATTTATTCTTTTCATCTCTTTTCATTCTTCCGTATTGCTTTGTTACCCAGTAATGCAAATCACCTTTATGTGTCTGGTCATACCATTTTTTATACTCATTTTTCGTCATTTATATCAATCCTTTTGCTAATACAAAAAATACGAAGCCTGTTTTGTGGAACACCGTAATTCTTGCTATTCAATAAGTCAAATGTACTCTCGTACCCAATCTCAGTAAGTTTTTCCAGATACTTAATAAAATTATGTTTGTGCTTATCACTCAATACGGCTGCAACATTTTCCCAAATTACATATTTAGGCTTTGATGTTCCAATTAGACGCAGAGATTCCCACATAAGAGAACTAGTTGTACCACTACCTTCGTCTCCACCAGCACCGAGTCCGGCCTGTGAAAAACTTTGACAAGGGCTACTATGAAAAACGATGTCTACGTAAGGAAGACTTTCACAAAGACTTACATCACCAAGATTTTTTGCCAACTTATCCGCTAGATAATATTGCTTGACTTTATTTTCATTAGTTCTCATTGTGATGGTGTGCTTCGATTTGGCGAAGTCAAAGCCCACATTTTTCTTCTGTAGTTCAGATACCATGGTTTCTTTAGATGGAAATGTATAATTGTTAAATTCCTTCTCAAAGTCATACCTCATTGCTGCGTAACTTAAAATAGCATCTTTTTCAACATCCATCGTTGCAACAACTTCACAATTGATAGGCAACTGTCTAAGTGCCCTTTCTTGGGCACCAATACCCGAAAAAATCTCTATCAGCTTAATTTTATTATTGCCCATAAACTTACCTCAAATTAATTTTGTACTGTTTCTACTTCAACAATATGTTTCAGCACAGAATACGCTTTATCCTCGTTTAGATTACTAATAGCGTAATCAAACCCACCATGTGCTTTCATATGAATAAACTGTTTCATCTCTGCCCTATTTCTAGCAAAGAAATCTTCCACAGAATCTCCACGATACAAAGCACGGTCTAGACGAACTTCTGTAGGTACATTGATATAAATAGAACATAGGTCAATATCTTCAAGTCCCAGACTTTCTAGTGTTTCAAGCCCTGCTGGGTCGATGATATAAATATCATTATTATAAATTTGCTCAATTGTCGTCCAATAGTGGGACCCGTTAATTTCAGTATAAGCAGCCAAATTATCCTTCATTTGCTCATAAAAGGCATCGTCTACAAAAATATGCGTGTCTCCTTCATTTGCACGACGAGGGCGAGTTGTATAGCTGATAATCTTTTTTAGACTAGTATCTTCACATAGTCTATTCACCAAAGTATCTTTACCAGCACCAGTTTCAGCCATAATGCAAAACAACTTATGATTACTCATATGTCTTCTCCTCTTCTTCTCCAAACTTCGGTGTCTCTACCTCATGGTCAATAGCCTTCTGACAGAAGTCAAGAACCTTCTTTACGGTTCTGCGCATATCGGCCATAGTGCGCTTACCAGGCTTATTCAGTTCCGCATTGATAATGTTAGCAATAGTTACCGCCATAGTACGTGCGCCAAGCAAAAGTGCCTGTGTACGAATCTTTTCTACAACGTCTGTTACCTTATCCTTGAACTCATCCTTCTTCCCATCGGCAATATCGTTATCTACAATGACATCCTCATTTTCATTTACGACATTAATGTTTTCGTCCATTACTTTTCCTCCTTCATTAATTTTGTACTGTAAGTATAACACCACTTGCAATATTTGTCAAGAGGGATTTTTAATCATATTTAAGAAATCTTCTTCGTTGATGATAGGGATTCTTAAATCTATTGCCTTCTTGTTTTTGCCACTTGTACTATTCTTATCGTTGTTGATTAGGTAGTCTGTCTTCTTGCTTACACTAGACACATACTTGCCGCCATTATATTCAATAACTTTAACAAGCGTATCTCTATTGGCATAATGAATAAGGTTGCCAGTAATACAAAAACTTTTACCGTCAAGACTAGCACTAGAAATTGCACCATCATCAACAATAAAGTTTACTTCCATAGGCAACAATTCTACCATTGAGTCTTTACTATGCCACCAATCGTGCAATGACTTATTAGTAATCTCGCCGAAATCATCAATCTGAGAAAAATCATAGTTATCATTAGCTAATGCCATTATAAAATCATAGTGATTACCATTAAATTTTTTGCTAATAGCCTTTGCTGCAGATAGACCAATATTAGGAATACCTAATGCTGCAATAAAATTCTCTAGCTTTACATCTCTACTTTTTTCTATACTATTTAATAGATTTTCAACGGACTTTTTGCCCATTCCATCTAAGGTGCACAGTTTACCCACATGCTCCTTTAAATGATAAATATCGCGGAAATTCTTTACTAAATTATTAGAAATTAGGAGCGATAATGTCTTCTCCGATAGCCCATCAATATTCATGCATTTACGACTTACAAAGTGAGTGAATCGAGCCAACTTCTTTGCGGGACAATCTGGATTAGTACACATTAGCACCTTACTATTATCTGTATACTTAACCTCTGTAGGATAGCCACAACATTGGCAGGTAGTAGGAATCTTTAACGTATTGCTGCGAGTTAGATTATCGTCAATTTTAGGAATAACCATGTTTGAACGATACACCGTAATATTATCTCCAATACCAAGCTCAAGTTGCTCAATAATGGAAAGGTTGTGAAGTGTAGCTCTTGTAGTCAAGGCTCCGTCTAGGTCAACCTCATCGAAAACGGCTACTGGAGCAATAATTCCGGTTCTTGTCGTATTCCACTCAACATCTCTTAGTACCGTTTCATAAGTTTCATCACCGAACTTAAATGCGTAAGCTGCATTGCTATGATGTGATGTTGTCCCAAGGCTTTCGCCATACTTAATATCATCAAAACGTCCAACCAACCCATCAATTGGATATCCAAGCTTTTTAGCCTTATTGACCAAAAACTCCTTTGCATCCCAATCAAAAGAACTAGTCCACGGAACAACAGTAAAACCTAACTCATCAATAAGTACTAACTTACGCAAGAAGCTATTTTCATTATCAAAACCTTTGATTGCATTCCAAGCCACAAAAGTTAGAGGTCTCTTTGCGCATTCATTTGAATCAAGTAATCTGATACTTCCAGAGGCAAAGTTTCTCGGATTCTTATACTCTGTAGAGAATGGCTCAAAGTCATCATATGTGCAGATAATCTCACCATCAATAATGAGTTCATCCTTATATGGAATCTTATGTGGAACTGTTTTTACAGTTTTAATGTTGTGAAAAATATCTTCTCCAATTTCTCCATTACCACGAGTTTCTGCTGATATTAGTTCGCCGTCAATGTATCTTATACTGCAAGTAAGGCCATCCATCTTTAGCATTCCTATAACATCTTTACTACCAAAGTATCTAATAAATTCATTCCAATCTTTAGTCTTTGCCAAAGATAGCATGGGGTGGTTATGAGTGACCTTCTGTAGTTCAGACTTTACTTCATACCCAACTTTATGCGTAGGCGATGCCATCATAACAAATCCAGTCTCCTGCTCTAGAGAACGAAGTTCTTCTAGAAGTGCATCAAACTCATAATCCTCCATAATTGTATTACCAGTATTATAATAAGCATCCGCTGCCTTATTAAGCAATTCTGTTAATTCTTTAATTCTACCAATTTTCTCCAATACTTGATCCCTCCCATTCAATTTTTGTCATATATCCACATCTTAAAGTATATTTTTAAATCCCCAATACTACAAATGCAACCCAGGTGATAAGGATTTGTGCCAAATGATTTAATTGGTCTTGTACCAAGCTTATCTTCTTTAAGTTTGCTTTTGAATTATCAACAACCATATGAATGCATAAATTAGTTAAAAAGACTAATGCAATTGCCAATGATGCATTATTTATATTTGTTGTGGTAATCAATGTATATACAGATGGAACAAGCATAATCATAAATGCCCAGCTAAAACTATGCATAAATAATGCCATAATATAATCATGCTTATATAGTTTGTCTGGTGCATTTTGTTCCCAATAGCTTTTCTGTTTTGCTGACGCTAACCATCCTTGCAAATAATAATCATCAACAATATGTAGAAAAATCATCATCAATAATAGTAAAATTTTATACATATATCCTCGCCTTTTGAAATTCTATTTTTAATTATCAGAAACATAATGATCATTATGACTAAATCTTGCACACGATTCACATTTATATTTCTTATCTTCCAAATGAAGACATCCGAAGCATCCTTTATGTTGTTCTTCCCATTCATTTACTGCTCTAGTAGCCAATTGAATAACTTTCATCTCATGAGCGTCAAAACAAAAATCTTGTTCATTAATAATATCTGTAAATTCTTTTGCTAACTTACCCATATGCTTACCTCAATTTATTTTCTCTCTCAATTCATTTACAGAATATACTAGCTCGTTGATTTTATCAATCAATTTCCTACCAGTTAGAACTTGATATCCATTGATATAAGATTCTTCGTAAGTCAGTTTCTCAATCTTCTTAACTTCAGGCTTTGTAAAATCGTACTTGCCGATATGATTATAATTGCCCGTTTCAATGCCAATAATGCTATAATCTCCTACCTTGTAACCGTCTGATGGTGTGGTGCATCGCCACCACAATTCCTTATTATCGCTTACATAGCCAGTCGCACCACCCTTTGTTTCAACATAGTCGCCTACATGAAATTCATATTTCATTTAATTTCCTCCTTAAATTCCAATCATCTCATCAATGCCCACGACTGGTTTTCTCATATAATCCTTAAAGCTCATAAAAAACTGGCACTTATCCGTTCCATTACATACTCCTTCTGGTCTTGCAAATGTGCATACATAACCATCAGGATTCCACCATGTGGCATCTTCATGTACTAACCAGGGACAATCGTCTCTATCTTTTGGCATATCGTCAACTAATATTTTCATATTTAATCCTCACATTGATATTTTGGTGATAGGTTACACATATCTCTTATACCATTGCATTTACATTCGCTCTTATTTTTCTCATCGAAATGTTCTCTCATAAGCTTAACCCAGTTTTCCAAATCTTTTCTAGTCATCCAATCAACATCAAAATCCTGTGGTAACACAATTAGATTTGGATATTTTTTTCTGAAGGTGCTTTGCGAAATTGTATACTTCATCTAAATTATATTCAGTTGTAAATCTAAATACTGGAGTCTTATCCATTAAGAAATCAACCTTATTCTCAAGGTCTCTTCCGCACCAAGGGCAGTAACTAATGTATTCCTTTTGATACACCCAGTCGTCACTGTAGCTATCCCATTCTGACGTTGGAATATCAAGAAAATATTCATGCGTCAAAGGTTCAAAGAAAATTTCGCACTCATTGGATGTTGAATCACAATATTTACACATATTAGTCCTCCTTAAGTTCTCTACCGCACATTGGACAATAGTTAATTCTCATTGACCTAGTGTAATAATAGTCGTCACAAGATAAATACAAATATGTACTATTGCCATTTCGATAAATTATATCGCTCTCATCCCAATTGTAATACTTATTGTCTTTATAAGTTTCAAGGCTATCCCAAATCTTATCACAAAAATCGCACATATTAATTCTCCATATTTGCAACTAGGAAATCATACACGTCTCCCCAATTATTAATTACAACAGAATAACCGCCGATCTCAATATCACCAAGCTTAAACTTATGTAGCCAATCACACTCCCAAATAAAGTAACCTAGCCAGTCATTCTCCTTGTCGTTGAAAATCTCACTCAGAACATCTGTCGTAATGTTGAAAGCGTCGCAAATATAAAAGCTACCAAAATCTTCACAAAGACCACGCATTGCTCTGTCCGCCACATCCATTCTGTTGCTCAAATCCTCAAGACGCTCGATAGTCTTGATAAAAGTTTCCTTAGAAATCATATAATCACTCCTTAATATTTAGTTTATATCCAAGCTCTTTTTCTAGCTGTTTCTTTGACATCTCTCGTTCAATCACTTCAAATGTTGCCCACTTATTATCTACTGCAAAAATATCAAACTTGGTTATAATCCTCTGTTTATAACCAAAATAATCATATTCCTCATCCTCTTTTTCTTGCATAACTTTCGAGAAAGTTAATCCGATTTTAGGGAAATGGACTTTGCATTTGCTACCATCTGTAGCATAAAAAGTACCAATATAATCAAGATAAGGCACGCCGTCTTCAATATAAATCTTTACATCGGTTGGGCATACATCACTACTAATAATTGGAGTGTATTTCATTATTTAACACAATCCCTTCCGTTTATTCAGCCAATCACAATACTTCTGGCATTCTTCCTTGGATGTAAACCCAATCTTTTTCCCATACCTAAGTTGTTCATGCTTCTCAATAACATCATCACGGAACTTATCATACACAAACTAAATTCCAAAGTCCGCAGAAGAATAATCTCCCCATCTATCACTTCCAATGCTTTGATAGCTTGCATCAAGCCGATAATATCTTTCGGATTGATAATTGCTATTCTTAATTTTATATATCAATGTATCAATCCATGTTTCTTCGGGTTCATACCAATAATCTGGCTGTGAACATGTACACTGTTTACTTGTGGTTGTACCATCAGGCCAAGTCAAAACCCACTTTCTATCGGCATTACATTTATCACATTTAGGCTTTTCATGAGGCTTATTATTTGCAAACCAAAGCTGAGACTTTTCAAGCACGTCCTTAAATAAGTCATTTATGGCAGTCTTGTAAAATTCTTTTTCTACTTCTCTGTGAAGATTTTGCGCTTTGTATTCCAAAGCACTTTCTTTTCTTGATACTTCTTGTGCTTTATCTTCAAGTTCTTTATTGCGCTTCTCAAGATATTCATTGCGACTTTTAAGAAATTCCATATCATTTTTTAAGGAAATTTTTGCTGCATCAACAAGTTTTGATTTCAGTTCATCAAAAAGTTCATCTGCTTCTGAAGGTTCCCATACAGGTTCATCATAATCCCAATAACTCATTTAATCCCTCTTTTCTTTGCGATTGCTCTCATTGCATATCTGGCACCATATTTGCCATACTTCTTTCTACAGCTCCAATAAATCATCCAATATAAGTTAGAATGTCTCATACGCCATCCCTACTCTTGTCGTGCAAAGGATCTGTTGGAATAAAGTCTTTATAATTATTTGAATGTCTGCAATCATTATATTCGCAATCTTGTTCACAACCATACACATAATATGAATTGTCGCAATAATCACAAACATTTCCACAATTAAACATAATCAAACATTTAATTCTATCTACTGTAGACATATGAGACACTTCACACATCTTACATTCTTTAGGGCTTTTAAATTCTCGTCCACAAGTATCACACTTATAAATGGTAGTCATAATTTCACCTCAAATTAGTCTCTCAACATAGTTTCTATCTTGAGTAAAGATAGGAATTTCATTATATAAATCTTGCATCATTGTAGGCTGTAGCCTATCATTGGTACGTTTTGTATAATTTTTAGAACCAACAAATGTTGCACTACACCCAGCTAGACAAAAAACAAGAAATACAGTTAGAATCAATGTAATAATTTTATTTCACATTAGTCTTGCTCCTTTCAATAATTTCATCAAGTGTTCTGGGCTGATACTGCATCCAAGACATCATGCAGCCAATATTAATAATATTACCGCAGCTATCACTATTTGTTTGTTTGCTATCCTTTAGCTCCTTCGTCCACTTTTCAACAAAATCCTGCTCTCTTGTTACATGAGTGTGTCCGTGCAGCATGTAGCAGTTCGGATTATAAGATGCTTTATAACACATAATTGGATAATGGCACATAATCACATGTCTCCCACAATCTGTAATTTCTTTATAATCAACTGCTTCTACGATATGTTTCTTAACTTCAGATGGATAATCCTTCAAATCATGATTGCCTTTGATGATATGAATATTGCCATTTAGCAGCTTTAGATACTTAATCCAATCATCTTTCTTGCCCCAGCAAAAATCTCCAAGATGATACACATGGTCTGTATTGCTTACAACGGAATTCCAATTGTTAATTAGTGCTTCATCCATCTCATCAATTGTTCCAAACGGTCTGTTATCAAATCTGATAACATTTTTATGCATTAAGTGCCTTCAACTAATGAAGGTCAGAAATATAGAAAATCTGACTCATAGATAACATCACGCTCCTTTCTTTGGTCTTCCACGCTTTTTCTTTACTGGTTTATCTTCAATTTCTACAGTTTCAATCTTTGGAGCCTCTGGCATATTCATCCAATATACAACTTTAAGATATGTAGCAAATTTTTTATTTCCAAGATACATTGCTGACTTTACGACTCCAGTATCACTACAAATAATTACGTCCTGGTATTTCTCAGGCCATTTATCATTAATATTAATCCAATCCATTTCTACCTCTTAATACCACGAACCCTTTTTACGATAACAAACCTTTGTGTATTCCTCATAGCCCGCTTCTACTTCATAATTAATATAATAGTCACACGCATCTTCTACTTTCTGCTTAATCTCTTCGTCCGTAGCATCATCTGGAACATAAAATTCAAAATCATGATGACCTAGTGCTCTAACGTCAATACAACCGGTTACTTTTAGCATGTTTGTTCTCCTTCATTATTCATAATTTCATATTCATGATCAATTGCTTCTCGCATTGTAGAAAACATCTTTTCATCAGAAGTCATATATTCTGCATGAAGAATCTGAATCCTCTTTGCGGCCTTATTGCGACTAGTTTCAGATGGATCAATAGGATATAGCTTTGTAACATTAGTTGTATACCAATTCTCTCCGTCATAATATGTGGCAATAGAAGTAGTTCCATTTACTCCTACAGAAATATTATATACGGAAACTACTTTATCATTTTTCTTTAGTTTCATCTGGATAGGGTACATATTTGTTCCTCCTTTAATTTTGTACTGTAATTATATCATATACTACTCATTTGTCAAGTTGGTATATTGCATAAAAGGTACGGCAAAAATGCCATACCTAATTGGTTAATGTGCATAGATATCTGCAGCATGAAGCAAACAAATATCGTTAAATAAAGTTTCGCCAAGTAGATTTCTATCTTTCTGCATAGCTTTCTCTGACTGCCTCCATGCGAGATAAGGTCTCATATGCCACTGAATAAGTTGTGCTACATATAAATGTCTATCTATGCCGCTAAAGAACAAGCTATCGTATGACCCACAAAATTGGTGATTGTAATAATGACATTCATTTGTCTGTTCGCCCTTACTATTGATATATGTTGCCGATTTAATCTTACCACAATCGTGAATTAGTGCTGCGGTTCTGATTTCCCAGAACGGAACTGGTCTTGAGTTCAAGTATTCGAATGTTTTAAGACAATGCCCTCCAAGTGTTAACGAATGGTGGCTATTGTGCTGCTCATAATCCATAACGGACTCAACCCAATCACTTGCATCTCCATAGCTTCCTTCTGCACCTTCTGAATATACAATTTGAATATTGTCCCAACCCTCATACCAATACGGAGTGTTCCAGTTCATATACATACGCTTAATGACATGTTCTGGGACTTTACGCTCACGCTGTGTGTTACGCTCAAGACAAACCTCATAAGGTGTTGCCATAAGAACTGCAATCTTTTCACAAGGTATTTTGCTGAGAGACTTTAGGAATTCTATGCGCTTCTTATAATTTATATTAGTTGCGTCCATAATTGCACTCTTACCAGAAGCAAGACACGCTCTAATGCGCTTATGTAGTTCTTTGAATAAAGCATCGTTGTCTGCTTGATGATTCACATCTCCAAACATTTCTTCTCTAAGTGAGTCACTAGAGAAGATTTCTGCATTATATTCTGTTGCAAGTTTTTTGGCTTGTTCACTTTTACCACTAGCAGGAAGTCCTATACAACAAATAAATTTTGTCATGATCATATCAATGTCTCTCCATTTTTATCCAAGTATATTTTCCATGGTTTTATCGAAACAAGTTCTTCGTCTTCTACTGTTAATTTTCCATCTAAAAATAGCTTTTTCGCCATTTTTCTTGCCTCTTTCATATTATTTGCGTCTACACAAACTTCATAAACGACACTAGTGTAAACATCAAAAACATAAGTTCCCATTACTCACCAATCTCTTTCTTAATTGCGATTCTCATAATTTCATACTGCACATCATCCAATAGTGTATTGATGGTTTCATCAATACTCCATTCACCTTTTAAAAATTCATCACACATTTCGTCAATGTGTTCAATTGACTTTTTGGCTACAACTCTTGCTGCATCTAAATCAAAAGACGCTCCAAGCTTTACTTGCTTGAGAAAATCTGGCATTTTCGACTGTAGGCATCTTTCGTAAGACTCTCCATTAATATATCTCTCAATATACTCTTCTACACGCAATAGATGATGCAGTTGTTTTGGGTCGTAAAGATATTTATTAATCCATTCCATACGAGATGGATAATGATGTTCCATTGCAAAATACTTTTCTTTAGCAATACCTCGCATAGATTTAATGGCTTGAACAGGAGAATAATGTGTAATATCTTCTCTGGCATCAATAAATCTATTCCATTGATTCTCATACATGGGATTGAGAATCTTATATGGCGTGAATAAGATTTCTAAAAAATTCAAATTCTGCTTTCTGAACGTCTGAATATAAAGCCGAATATCTTTCCAATCGGTATGCTCATCATTTGCACGAATATGAGTTGTGCTGACTGGATTCTTATTCATTGCTATATCTTTGAATGTTGGTGTTACAATTAGTTTAGTATCAACATCTGAGCCTTCATAATCGAGGCCGTAGTTTCCACTACCTTGATAGAAAATACCAACAATTCTATCCTTTGGAAAGGATTCAAGAGCCTCATTATAGTGCTCTTGAACCCTATCCATAATCCATTGATCTGAATGATAATTCATTTTATCCTCACTTATTATTACTTACACTAGTTGTAAAATAGCTACCAACCACAGCCAGTACTCCACATACAACAGGAATTAAGTCTGGCATAAATCTAGTTGTTCCAAACAAAGTATTCAGTCCGATTACAACTGCACCACCAACAATCTTCATTAGAATCCAACCACCAAACCAACCAGCACCGAACGTGATGATTGGTTCGATAATACAAAGGATAATTACCCCAATAATTGCTCCAGCTACAGCTCCAACGTTATCTTTCATATTAATTCTCCTTTATCCGTTATGTTTTAGTAGGTACTCTCTACTGACATTCTTGAAAGAATCACTACCATCCAAAGAACGATACACGATACCTTCACGCATTACATCTGGATTAACCTTGGACTTACCAGTTGCAAGAACCTTAAGTTCCTCCATAGTGTCTGGCATTTGAACTTCTCCAAGAATAGGAACCCATTTCATTCCCCACTCACGCACCTGTCCCGCACCCGCCATAGAAGACCAGCGACCAGTCTGGGACTCTTTGAAATTAAATACATACAAATCGTCCTCAGTAAGCTTCAGAGGATTACCTTGAACAGAACCTACACCCTCACCCTGAATACAAACCCATTTGAGCTGAGGGAACTGATTCAGAAAATCCTTCAAATGCTGCTCAATATTGTACTTGAAAGCCAAATCCCAATAGATGTTATGGTCGTGGTAGCACTCCTGCTTCTCGTCCTGCTGTCTTACGTTACGAGAACAAACATAAAACTCAAACTTATTACGTCCTTTACGCTCAAGAGCATAAGTACAAGAAGTGCCATCTAGCTTTTCTGTGGCAAGATAAGTCTTGCCGTCACCAATACGCCAAGGCTGATTTTCTACACGCTCTTCATCAGTCTTTGAAACAAATGTTGGGAAACCACGAGGATTATCCTTTTTCTTGCCGAAGAAGAAAAACATAATCTTGCGACCCCAAGAACGACGCATCATCCAACGTGCCCACTTCTTCTTGAAGATCTTCTGGTGACGAGCAGCCATAGACTTATACTTTGCATTAGGATCACCATTGCCTTTACGAGCATTGTCTTCTTGTACGGAATACTTAATACCAAGAATATCAGTTACGTCAGTGCCCTCAGAAAGTCCTACTAGCTCCTTAAATGCAGACTGAGGCATAGCAAGACCCTGACTGATACAATTAAACTTGCCAAGCTTCATCGTCTTGACCTTAAAGCCCTTTGCACGAAGGAACTCAAACTCTTCTCTCTCAGGAACTTTGGAATCAATCTCAATATAAACACAAGGATCGCCTTCATGGAATTCACCCTTCTTACAAATGAGATTCCATCCAAGCACATTGCACTGCTCGATATTGTCAGCACCCTCAATAGGACGAATATTTGTTACATGCTGAATATATGCTAGAGCACGTTTATCATTAATAATCATTTTGTTCTCCTCTCATTAATTTTATATTGTTAACCCTCATAAAATCTGAATAGTTTACTCATTGTCATACCATTCGCTTTAGCAAGACCCATAGCATAATCACACACGTCATCATCATCTGTCATACCAAGCTCATCACTCATGTAATCACTCAAGGTATCATAAGTATCATTATTGTTATTACTCCAGCCAATTAACATCTGCCCATTTACTGTAAAAATATCACAAGGTGAACCACCAGCACCATTTGAGAATTTACACCAAGCACCTTCGAGCATAGAGTTACTCAATTCCTTTGCATCCTTCTTGTCAACTTCAATTACTTTATACTTTTCACCAAAGTACGTCTTGTTGAAAGCAATATCGTTGTCATTTAGAATCTTTTCAATATTGCCAGTCGTTAGCATTTCTACCTTCATTTTTGTCCTCCTTATAGTTCATCGTCTTCTTCTGCAAGCTTCTTCTTAATAGCCTTAATTGCGGCTTGTACGTCTGGACGAGTAATATTTTCCTCCATCCAAATTACATAATCGTCACCAGAACGATATAGGTCGATTAACTTCTCGCCCTTATGCTTACCAAATGTCAGCACGTATTCCTCTGGCTTAGATTCTACTCTTGGAGCTTCAATGTTCTCGAAATCCATCATAATAGTTTTACGAGATGCAAGGTAGTCTGCAAGATGTACTAGCTCTTGATATGTGTCTTCTGGTTTCGGCAAACATTCTCCGGTTTTTCTATCCACATTCCATTGGCCCATATGCGATTCAATACAATGAGCAATTAGTTCAATTTCATCGTGATTTAGATACTTGCCATCATAACTACGAATAACCGTTGCCATTTGTAGAGGGTGGTCGAATTTAGTATACTTACTTCTTTCATAATCTGATTGGGACCCACTCTTACGGCCATCATGAATCAGTCCTGCCACACGTAGCAAGTCTCTTTCTCTACTAGGAATTATTTTGTTGTATTGTTCAAGTTCAAGAAAGAAATTTAGGAATCTTACAACTGCAATCTGATGACGCATCAATCCAAGTTCTCCAAGTGAATAGGCCGGATGGTACTTTCCAGTAGACGATGCTCCAACATGCCAGATATATTCTGGAAGATTGTCTAGCAACACAATTGCAAAATCTTTAATATCATTATTTTCAAATGTATTTAGTACTGGTTCTACTATATTTAGTCTTTCAGGCGTCATATTAATCCTCCGTAGTGTAATACTCTAGTTCATCAAACATATTCGATAGGGTGATGACCGCATCTCTGCTATGATTATGTACTGCATCAGTTGGATTCTCATCTTCATAGTTCTCTACAAACCACAGGATATTGCTTAGTACGGTCTTTGCAAAATCAACAACCTCTACTACATCGTCTGCCTGGACATTTATAATACCATTTTCTGAAATGTTATTACATACATTGAATAGGTCGTTAAAAGCCTTCATTCGTCATCCTCCTTAATATCATCTACAAGCTTTTCAATCTTTCCACAACAGGCACATGCTTCCATATAAGGTGTAAACACAATTCTATCAATATTCTTCTTTGATAATTTGTGTTTCTTTAGGAAACATTTCCGGCAATAAATTCCATAATCAGTCTCGTTCATTTCTTTAATCCTTTCTTAATCAAATGTCTCTTGAATATATCCATTATCCGTTGTATAGTTAATCTTTTTAATGCCAAGGCTCTTGATAAGTTTTTGACATCCAGGACATGGTTTACTCAATGCTTTTGTGCCATTTTTCCACTCTCTATATATGTAAATCTGTACATCTTTCCAGTTGATGTCTTTGCGATTCATAAGTGGTAAAAGCGCAGACGTTTCTGCGTGAAGAAAATGATTCGTATCTCCGTCAAAACGTTCTTTATTGAGTTCTTTCTGAAGTGGGTGTGTTTTCATAATATTACAACCGCTTGATATAATACGGTGGCCACACACTATGACACATCCTATATGATGCTTTTCAAAATCACTCAATTCAGAAACTGCTCTGGCTGCATTAAAATATGTTCTATCCTTTTTCGTCATAAATTAATTTTGTACTGTTAATCCTTTTTAATAATTGCCCACACGTCATTATATGTAACACTTTTACTTAGTGCCTCATCGTGTGTCTTAACCAAAACATCAATATGATTGCCGTTTACGGCACCACCTCTATCTTGAGCCGTTCTATATCCAATTCCATCAATATAAACTTTTGTGCCATATGGGATTACACTTGGATCAACTGCAATTGTTGTTCCAACATCTGTAGGTGCTCCAGATGCGGTTACTCCAGACCCTCCACAAATATGTTCCCTCCTTTCATCACAATAGTAAGTAATTTTATATGATCCGAGGTACATAAATTCAACACCAGGAGATTTTAGGTCCTCAATTTCTTGCTTCAATCGAGAATTTTCATCATCCTTTACAGAAATCACCTCGTTCAATCCATCAATAGAACTACTCATCATAGAGATTTCGTTATTTTTCAAATGGATTGTCATTACAAGCAAAACAATCACCGTAGCCAAAATAAGATAAGATATGTATTTCTTTCTAATCATTCTTAATGTCCTTCCTAAATTAATTTTGTACTGTAATTATAACAGATATTTTCTATTTGTCAAGATGTTCTTAACCTTTCAATAAGTTTTTTTAGAATTTTAGCAATATCAGAAATATCGTGCTGATTCAATGTTTCGTCCAATGTAATACGAATTGTGTTTAAAGCTTCTGTGTCTGTAAGTCCGATAGCTTTTAATGTACTACTTGGCACAGCCTCCCCACTACTACAAGCAGAACCTGCAGAGATATAAATCCCATACATACTTGCTAGAGTCACAAGGTCACTAGCTTTTACTCCATCAATACGAACAGAAATATTATTGCACAGACGATTAGTATCAAGTTCTGGACCATTTAGATGTACTCCAGGAATTTCAAGAATTTTCTTTGCAAGTTCATCCCTATTAAATCTAGTACAAATGTTTGTATAGTCGTGTAACGTTCCTCTATTAATCTCTAGCGCTTTACCCATAGCTGCTATTGCAGGAGTATTTTCAGTTCCTCCTCGTTTGTGTAATTCTTGACTTCCATAAATAATCGGTGATAAATCAATTGTATCTTTGCAGTATAAAAATCCTGCACCTCTTCCACCTCTAAATTTCTGTGCTGAAATACTCATCATATCTATTCTAAGCTTATCAACATCAATTCTTGATTCAGGGAAATATTGAACGGCATCCACATGTAATATACAATTATATTTATGCGTAATATATGAAATAGATTTAATATCTTGGAGTGTTCCAATTTCAGAGTTTGCATACTGAATACTAACAATAGAATTATTATGTTCTTTTATTGTATCTTCTAAAATATTTGCATCAATATTTCCAAATTCATCTACTGGAATATAATGTACATTAGTAAATTTATGATGATTTAAAATTTCACTAATAGATTTATGCTCTAATTGTGTCGTTATAATAGTGTCAAAATTTGTTCCACAAAGTGCTAAAGTGTTTGCCTCTACTCCCCCACTTGTGAAAATTATTTCTTTAGGTTCACAATTAATGTCTGCTGCAATTTGATCTCTTACATTTTCAATTATATTTTTAGCATCTTGCCCCATCTCATGAGTCGAAGATGGGTTGCCATAATGATTATACATTACATCGGCAACCACATCTACAACTTCTTTGTATGGCTGAGTAGTAGATGCGCAATCTAAAAAGTATTTCTTCATTGTCTACTCCTCAAATTCAATTTTCTCCTGGTGCCCATTACGAACCTCTGTGTACAGATACTTACTAGCAGCATAATCATTGTGAAAGTGCGCCCACTTATAAGCATCAAACATTGAATCGAAATCTACATCGTATCCGTAATAAATTGTATAGAAAGATGTGTCGTCTCTATATCTTCCAATCATTACAAGTACATTATCCTCGTTCTGCAAAACGTTTCCAAGATACTTATGTGGGATTTCATAGATATTGTTAAGAACATCCTCCACAATATCATAATCTACTGTAGTAACATTCTTTGTGATAAGAACTGTATTATTGTTACATTTGCAAACTGCGTGGTAATACTTTAACCCCTTTATCTTATTCTCTGTGAACTCAGCAGATACTACCTCAAGCATTGCCCCTGAAACATCATATAATGTGCTCATGTCTAACCTCCTCAATTAATTTTGTATTATAATTATAACGCAAATTTCTCATTTGTCAAGTGCATTTTAGAAAAATAGCCACCTTTTTACAGGCGGCTTATTTTTTACATATAAATTGGATGTAGTTCGCATAGTTGACGAGCTATATCGGAGATATATTTCTTATTGCCATCGAAGTCTTTGATGGCCAACGAAATAAGTCCCGCCACATTTCTTGCGTCAAACTTATCAAAGCCACGTGTAGTAATTGCGGGAGTCCCAATACGAAGACCACTAGTTACAAATGTGGATAGAGGGTCGTTAGGAATTGAATTTTTATTCGTTGTAATGTTTACACTATCGAGCTTCTCCTGTAATTCTTTGCCAGTAATTCCTGTGTCTCTAAGGTCTAGAATCATTAGATGATTATCTGTTCCCCCAGAAATAAGCTTAATGCCATTTGTGTTAAATACACTTGCCATAGCCTTTGCATTATTAATAACATTATTCTGATATTCTGCAAATTCTGTCTTCAACGCTTCTCCAAAACATACTGCCTTTGCTGCAATTATATGTTCTAGAGGACCTCCCTGAGTACCAGGAAATACCGCCGAATCAATCTTCTTTGCAAGTTTACTCTTGCACAAAATAACTGCACCACGAGGGCCTCTCATGGATTTATGAGTCGTAAATGTGCAAACATCAGCATAAGGGACAGGACTTGGATGTACGCCTCCTGCTACAAGGCCAGCAATATGTGCCATGTCTACAAAGAGATAAGCACCGACTTCATCTGCAATTTCACGGAACTTTGTAAAATCAATGATACGCGGATATGCAGAAGCTCCTGCCAAAATCATCTTAGGCTTGTTCTTTAGTGCAAGGTCTCTCACATTGTCATAGTCAATAAAGCCATCTTCTCCTACGCCATAATGAACGACATTAAAATATTTTCCAGAGATATTGAACGATGCTCCGTGACTGAGATGTCCACCGGCAGAAAGATCCATGGACAGAACGGTATCACCAGGAGATAATAGTGCATAAAATACTGCCAAATTTGCGCTTGCTCCTGAATGCGGCTGCACGTTTGCATGTTCTGCTCCAAATAGCTTTTTACAACGTTCAATTGCAAGAAGTTCTACTTCATCAATATACTGACATCCACCATAGTATCTCGCATGAGGCTTTCCTTCTGCGTATTTATTAGTTAGAACAGATGACATTGCGTCAAGAACTGCTGGAGATACAATGTTTTCTGATGCAATAAGTTCAATTGTACCACGTTGCCTGTTAAGTTCTTTCAAACAAATATCGTATACTTCTACATCTTGCTTTTTTAGATTGTCTAGCATTATATTCACTCCTTACTTAAAAATAGGGGAGACTTTCGTCTCCCCTTATGGAGCACGTGACGAGGCTCGAACTCGCAACAGCCAGATTGGAAATCTGGAACTCTACCAATTGAGCTACACGTGCATATAATATTCCACACAGGAGTCGAACCTGTCTCTCTACGTTCGCGGCGTAGTGTTCTATCCGATGAACTAGTGGAATTTGACTTACTATATATCAAATTCTTTGTGTCTACCACAATCTCTTGATAACCACGTTATATTTCTTTTACCATTACCTTTGTTTGCTCCTCTATATGTAGGAGTTAATGAATGACAATTAGGGCATAACAATGTTAAATTTTCTTCTTTATTATTTGTTGCATCTCCATCAATATGTTCTATTTCAAGTGGCAAAGTTCCAGTATATGGATTAATTTCACTCCACCCACATTTTGCACATTTATTTTCGTATTTATCAAAAATATATTTTTTAATAGACGAAGATAGGTCTATCCATTTATCACCTGTTAATCCATCCCATTCTCCATCTTTCCATTGTTTTATTTTTTGTTTATATCTATATTCATTAAAACATTTTGCAGAACAATATTTATTTTTCTTAGGTATTTCTTTATTACAATTAATACAATAATGATGTCCTACTTTCTTTTTTCTATGTTGGTTGCTATATGTCACAGAGCATGAACGGGAACAAAACTCAATTCTTTTAAAATCACTATTTTTTTGATTATATTTTTGCGAGATTTCTTTCCCACAATTTTTACAAAACTTAATATCTAATTCTTCTTTAATGTGCGGACATTTTTCAATCATACAATATTTTATTGTAGATAATTGCTTTTCAAATGTTTTATGACACCCATCACATTCTACAATATATATAGTATGATTGTCTTTTGTTCTTTTGTCAGATATCCCTATTATTGTATAACATCCATATTTTTCTCCTATGTGTTTATCCATTATGTATCACCACGATGTCTATTATTTTAAGATGGTGGGCCTGGAGGAACTCGAATCCTCGACCAATAGCTTAATGGTGGGAATGGCAGGTGCTGCCCCTACTTGCAAAAGCTTTTCTGAATACACCCCCAAGGCTACTGCTCTACCTACTGAGCTACAGACCCATATGGTCTGAGTGGTGAGTCCCGCCCTCACGGCCTCGTGGTCCCAGGCCACGCGCTCTGCTAACTGAGCTACACCCAGAAATATGGCACCCCGTGTTGGACTCAAACCAACGACACATGGCTTAGAAGGCCATTGCTCTGTTCAACTGAGCTAACGGGGCATATATGGCGCGGCGCTGAGGTGTCGATCCCCATTCCTTTCACAGAACCACTAGTTTTCAAGACTAGGTTGCAAGCCGTTGCAATTAACGCCGCATATTTTTGTAATCTCAAACTCCTCCACACAGATTACTGGGCACCCCTTACCTCGAATGCTAGTTAGTAGCAACAAACGTTTGTGCCGTTTCCACAAATAAAGATACACTTTACTGCGTATTAACCTCTGTATATTCAGTACTAGATAAGGTAATCATTCTTTCGCATCCGTCCTGTGGACAAAAAATATTTGCAACCCCAAGATTATTTATTCCGTCAGACGGATTAAATGCAAATTCACAACCACAATAAGGGCAGATTGCCTTATAGGTCTTAACTTTGCCTCCCTTGATAATATACTTCATAGTAACACCTCTTAATTAAACTTGCTTAACTGCCGCTTAACCTTACGGATAAGACCTTCGTTCATAGTCTCGCCTCGTGCCAGAAGCTTTGCTAAACGATTTTCATAATGTTCCTTAGTGCGAAAATTCATAATATGTACCTCCTAAAATTTTTGTATGGCAGGGGTAGCAGGGTTCGAACCTACGATGCGGGAGTCTGGTCAAGGTAGTTGGTACTGCCCCAACTAAATTCACTTGAATACCTTGAAAGTCCCGTGCCTTACCACTTGGCTATACCCCTATATGGTGGATCTGACGTGACTCGAACACGCAACCTCTTCCTTGCAAGGGAAGCTTTCTCCCATTGAAATACAGACCCTTATTTTGTGAGGTAACTACACTATGTATACCTAATGTAGCTACTGGCTTTCAAACTCCCCACCTCAAACCATTTTTATCTGTCTCTCCTCTTGGCCAACCAGATTTGAGTGATTTGAACGGCGCGCCGTCCTCACATTGATAAAATAGTAAAATCAACAATGGCGCGATAGGAAGGCTTCGAACCTTCGCACGGCTTTCACCGCCTAGCAGATTAGCAATCTACCCTCTTCAACCACTTGAGTACTACCGCATATTAATCTAATGTTTTTCCAGTTGCTAATTCAAAAATTAAATTATCAACACAAGGAATGTGCATTACCTCTCTCTCATATTGAGTACGATGTTCAATATCATTAATATAGATAGGACAATCTTTACATTCTACATTTTCACAAAAACGAACAGCTTTTTCTACTACTTTAGAATTCGCAAATTTTATATATTCTTCCCAACGCATAAAATCCTCCATAAAACGAGCAGTTTATACAGTGATACTCAGCACTATCCGTCTGGGTTCCAATATTAGAACCGTCCACAATTGAGTTTTGACCACCATAGTGGAGCTGATGGAGAATTTCGAAATCTCGACCTAGTGATTACAAATCACTCGCTCTGCCTCTGAGCTACACCAGCAGATCTCCTCGTCTTTCCGAGGTGTCAATCACACTTTTACATTAATAATCTTAAATTATTCTTTAATAGGAAGATGACGTCAATCTGTGTGATTACCTTTTATGTGAGGTCTTAATTGGAATCGAACCAACACCTGCCCTACCATAGGGCCGATCTACCATTGAACTATAAGACCTATGGTGACGCTACCGGGGATCGAACCCGGACACTCCACGGTGAAAGCGTGGTAACTCTACCAATTCGTCCATAGCGCCATATCTTTGGACAGTTTATACAGTGATGTCCAGCACTGTCACTTTTGGGAGTGGTAGCGGTGGTGGGCTACGATCCCACACGTCATAAGACATTGGTTTTTGAGACCAACCTGTCTACCTGTTCCAGCACACCGCCATATTAAGCACAACCTACACTGAGCTAGCCTCGCTCACACTTGCTTTCCCGAACACGTCCCACCCTCGGTTATGCTTTGATATTGTTTATCCTATTTTCACAATAACATATGCCTCGTTCTCTTCTTGTTACTGTGGGTCAGTAACTTAGTAGCTTTTCTCTTGTGGATAGCACTTATCAATACACCGAGAACCCCAATAGGCGGCATGGTTGCGTGAGGTTAGATTTGAACTAACGATCTTCAGCTTATGGGGCTGACGAGATGACCACTTCTCTACTCCGCAGTATCTAGCAGACTATAATGCCGTCTGCTATGGCATCAGAAAGAGGTGTTGCATGTGGTCCCCTACCGGTGGATTGAACACCGAACCTCCCGATTATTGGCCTCCTCAGTAAGTCCTGCCCTTACATCTCTAAATCCTGCTGTTTAGTAGTTCTACTATTAAACTATGAGGAGAAGTCGGGTGCTCTAGCCAGTTGAGCTAGCAGGGGATATATAATCCGGCTTTTACGGTACGACCAGTAAGATGGACGCGCTTGAATTTCACAATTGCCTAGCGTTTCAGGTACTTTTTAGGAGTTTGGATGTAATACCTTATCCATTCACGCATAGTCCATTAGTACCATGGGCTATAGGACTCACTCCAAGTGGCCGGATTCAACTCCCCTGTAAATTCAGGTCTTCCTATCCCCTACCCTTGAAGGATGTTTACCATACTTTTATACCGCTGGCACACATCAGGCGGCTGTGGTAATGATAGCAAGCGGAGCCGTGCATGACTCCATTTCATAGTGTTTCGTCAATTGCCTTCAGCTCATCCAAGTAATATCAACAGTTAGCAAATTCTGTCGAGAGCTTATTCTCATCGGTAATCACTTATGAAATTTGCACTACTCACTATCATCTGGCGGGAGTAGAAGGACTTGAACCTACGACATCTTGCTTAACAGGCAAGCGCTCTAACCAACTGAGCTATACTCCCAAATGGCGACCCATACCAGACTTGAACTGGTGTCCTCTTGCGTGACAGGCAAGCGTGATACTCTTCTTCACCAATGGGCCATATTATGCCGGCTTTTACGGCATATTTAGCTAGAATATGCTTGAATTCCACAAAAGATGTTTTCTCTATATTAGACACAGTTATTCCCCGGTAGAAAATCTAACACCCGCTGCGTCTTGGTGGGCCAGGTTGGTGTCAATCCAACTACTCTCGAAGGAAACGGATTTACAATCCGCCGCGTTTGCCGATTCGCTACTGACCCATATAACTATACTTTAGTATTTTGTTTTAATGTTTGAGAATTACTTGCCAAGGTCAATGGTGCGGGTAGCGAGACTCGAACTCGCACGGATATTTCACCGAGGGATTTTTGGTGGATATTGTAGGTACTGCCCCTACCAAAGCACTTGCTATACCCAAGTCCCTTATGTCTGCCATTCCATCATACCCGCATATCACAGGGCAGCTTTAAGGTGATGCCCAGCACCATACTTAACTCCTTAAGAGTTCTTCAATGCGGCTTCCACCGCATCATATCTATCACTCATAAGCGTCTCAACTAGACACTCATAAGGATCGGGTTTACCACTCATAACCATCTTGCAAACATTAGTGGAGAATCCGCTAACAAGAGCAACACCAAGGTCATTCTCCTTTACATGAATAGTTCCAGTGCGAGAATTTACATTCCAGAAGACTAGTCTAGGCATCTTATACCCAGCATACTCGAAACGCTTTTTGATCACATTAAAAAGTCTTGCATTAGGTCTATTAATACCATATCTAGCGGAACCATCACATGTTGCACAAGAGTCAAACTCCATGTCTGAAATAATGAGTACATTCTTAGGCATATCCTCTTGCTTCATACGACCATTTACCGCAGTAGTAAGAATCAAATCAAACACCTTTTCAATGTTTGTATTCGAACACTCGTCATGACCATACGCAACACATAACTTATCTCTCAGAGAATCGCACTGACTAAAATCAACCAACTGAGGTCTGCTAGAGAAAGTAATATATTTATCTTTAAAGTCTCCAGAAGAATGTTCTGCAAAGTAAATTGCAAGTGCATTTGCAACTTCAAGTGCAGTAACACGGCTACTTTCACCAACGTTACAACACATAGAAGCAGAACCATCTGCAACTACAATGGTGTTTCCACACTCATTTACTGTATCAGGCAAAGCCCTCCAAAGAGATTCAAGAGTTGCATCATACTTGTTGACATAATTATTCCATCCAATTGTGTTAGAATACTTATGTACAATGTCGTGAGGGAACAAAGTTCTAGCATTAATCTTAGTTTCACCATTTTCAAGCTTACTTAGATACTCTCTGCGACGCTCCTTATCATTACGAAGGAAAGCTCCGTTATAAATGAGATTTGCACGAGAAGGAACCGTTTCGTACTTAATGTCTCCCCATTTCTTTGCAGACATCTTACTTTCTACAATGTCAATGTAAGAACGCAGAGAAGAAAGAATCTTACGATACTTACGCTCTGTCATTCCAAGATTCTTGCAAATGTATCTTGCATCCATCTTAGTTTTTGCAGAAGAAGCATTCACAGAAGGAAGCCACTTTGCAAGAAGAGATACGGGCTTATTATCAGCCATATTTGCAATGTCATCGGTGAGCTGCTTTTTGATGATGTCAAGAATAACACCATCTACATCTGTTCCAAACAGACACCATAGGTCATCATAACGACCATACTCACTCACTAGAGGAGCAAGATGCTTAACAATGTCAACGTCATCCTTTACCATATTCTTAAGAATCACTCTGAACAAATGTCTCTCACCAAGACCACCATGAACATCTCTGGCGAAGAACAGCCAACGTAGAGCCATCATTTTATCTTCAAAATAAGCCTTAGTAAACTTATTATAGATATTCTCCTCACTCATACCACGCATAGAAGAAACTGCAAAGTTTAGGTCAACCAGTTCCTTACCAGAGGTACGATACCCAAGAGCGCCATTCTCAGTTACTGAATAGTTGAAATCCTCGTTCAGAGTATTCTTTACTGCATTCATAAAAGACATTTTCTTTCCTCCATTTTTTTGATTTATTTCTAAATCCCAAGACACATTATTATGTACAATCTCCACATTAAAAATTTGCTGTTAGTGTCTTTGGAGTTTATTCAACGAGACGCCAAAATAAAACCATTAGTAAAAATATCATTTTCATCTTTTTAAATTACTGTAAGCGTCTCTATGTAAGGCAAGGCACCATCAATACAAATCCATATCATATTATGTAAAGTTGCTGTTAGTGCCTTTTTAAAGTCTCCTGACAGGACTTGAACCTGCGACCTCTGGTTTAACAGACCAATTAGAAACTTGCTATTTAAGGCTTTTACAAGTCTCGTTATTAAGCGCTCTATCCGACTGAGCTACAGGAGACATATTTATGAGCAGTTTAACGAGGTGCTCGGCTCACTTTAATTTTGTACTGTGATTATACCACAGATTACTTATTTTGTCAAATACTTTTTTACTTTTTATTCCAGAGAAGCCATCCACAAGCAACTCCGAACAAGAAACATACAATTTGTTTCATCTTTACTTCTTCCTTATTATACCATATTCTGCATCATTTGTCAAGCATTTTCTCGATTTTTTCTTGTGCAACTTACTCGATTGCAGAACTCAAACTGCACCGCATTCAAATCCTCTGCAAACTCGTCACACTTGGCATCCAGTGCTGTATAGTACCGATCCAGAAGCTTTGCCTTTGCCATCTTCATGCCGACAGCAGGATTATACTCATCATCAGGATGGCATACGACAACCGCACGATAAGAACTACTCATCAGGTACTTGCTAGGATTGAAACACAGAGATTTGGTTTGTCCCATAATCTTTGCAATCTTATGAATAGCGTCATACTTCGTATTTTCAAGAATCGCGATAGTCTTGTTTTGCTCCGGCACATGTACAAACTTAATCATTTTTTGTTATCCTTTCTTGTTTTAATTTTGTATTGTGATTATAACATACTTTCTTGAACTTGTCAAGCACCTTTTTAACCATCCCGGTAAAGGTTCTTGCCTCATTCATTGTTTGTATTATAGCACATTAATTTTGTTTTGTCAAGTATCTTTTTTAAATAATTTTCTAGTTTCTTCATAAGACAGGTACTTAATATTAATGCCCGTCAAATTCAGCAGTTTTTCATTTTTAAACTCGTTAACATGAGTTACTGCCAGAGACACCTCATAGGCAATATCCCCAATATCTTCCTTAATTCTTTGCATAAGCTCACCAACATCAAGATGCCCATACCGAATAGACCCCTGATACTGGTTTGTAATATTGGTCTTGTCATCAATGTTAATGTTAATCTCCGACTTGTCACATTCACATTCAAAATCACCAGCACCATGCTTCGTCATATATGTTCTAGTAACATAGCACACTTCAACGTTTGCATTAGGTAAATACTTTTCAATGATTATATGAGGATTTGCAATGCCAGTATTGCTAGGAGTCGTATTATCATAATACTGAACATGACGCTGATCCAACAGCAATCCTTGCCCATTTTCAAATATAACGTTATCAAACTTTTGCAAAATCCTACTATAATCAAATACTACATGAGAATGTATAAACTGCACATCGTCAATAAAGTTATAAATCAAATTGTCGGATGCCAAAATATCTTCCCATTCCTGCAAAACTTCAGGACTAGCCTTTAGCAGCCTCTTAGACGTATATTCATCCCTGACACGCTTAAGAAATGCGACCTGCTCGTCCTTAGTCATATTATAAAACTGCTGGAAAGACGGACTTGTAGTATTCCTATATCTAAGAACAGTTTCCCAAATACCCATACCACAAGAGCCATACCGATTTTTGCCACGACTATCCTCAAGGATTTGATTTGTAATCATATCATATGGAGTAGACCATCTGCAATTCCAATGACTATAAACACGAGGTGCATAGCCTAATGCCTTCAGTTCCTCGTACTCTTTTCTAAAAGTCATAGGATTTAGAATATACTCTTCCCCAAAATAAGTATCTGCTCCCGCAAAGGTTCCTGAACCAAAATGGTGGAACACATGTCTAATGTCATCTGGAGTAACTACAGTATGTCCTCTTTGTGCGCCGCCATTGCATAGAGCAACGATACAAGATTCATTCCGCTTACTTGCTTCGGCACAAAAGTAATCGGTCATCAGACCTTTTCCCTCGTCGCCAAAATTGCTGCCAATTACTACCTTAACATTAGACATGTGTTTATCCTTTCTTACCAAGAAATACCTTCACTAGATGTTGCTACATTGCCACCAGAAAACGCATTGGTGACAATATCAATGATGTCGTCTGCAATCTTATCAACAGATGTATCCTTCAGATGATTCTCGTCCAGAAGCTGTCCGAAAGTCTTATGAACATCCTCCTGATAACGACCATAACCATGCTTGACATACAGGTGATAGATATCAAACTTCTCGGATGCATCAATGTAAAGCTGCGTCGTTTCAATATCATTCTGTAGGTCATCACCAGTCACTGCAGATAGAGCCTTCTTCGGCAGATATGGATTCATAGGCTCATCACCCATAGTGATAATGACACCCTTCTGTCCACGATTCCAGCAGTCTAGCTTCGTGTGGTTAAGGCCGAAATACCATGCGGCGCTATAAGACTCATAAGCATTACCTCCGCCGCCGCCCTCAAAATAAATCTTATCAAGCTGTTCTGCGATACGGATATCAGACTCAAACTGGGATGCCTGAATTGGAGCGCAATCGTAAGCAAGGTCCCCAATGCCCATAACCATAAACTCTACGTCTGCGATATTCTCGTATAGTTTGGTCATTACTACGTTGATCTGCTTTGCAACTTCCATAGCCGCCTTGCCCATGCTACCAGTTACATCGAGTGCTAGAATAACAGGCTTGGTATTAGGATGCTCCACAGAATCAACACACTCACGCATTACATTCTTGGGATCAAGGTCTGCTACTAGCATTCTAGATCTGAAATTGTCCTGCACATTAGAGGACATTCCAGTGACTACACCGTCCATTGACACGTTGTACCCCTTGGTAGTCGTATAAGAGGTAAAAGCGCTTCTAGTCCAACTGCCACCGCCCATTCTTACTCAGCCTCACTTTCATCATCAATATCAAAATCAAACATGCCACTAAACATGTCGGATACATTGTTGCCGTTCATAAGCATCATCATAGGAAGCATAGAATTCATACCATTGCCGGTGCCACTGTTGCCCTTCATCATCTCGGACATAATCATATAAGACATCATCTTGTCCATACCCTTCTTGCCCTTCATGAAGTTGTTGCCGAACATGGATACAATCTTGCCGTAGAAATAAGTGCTACCCATAAAGACATGGCGCTCAGGAAGAATAGTTTCTACAGTAGAGTCCTCGTAGTTGATTACGGTGATAGTGTCCTTCTCAGCCTTAATCACACACTTGGGCTTACCAGAAACCAGAATGATGTCGCCAACCTCAACCTTGTTCGTAGGCATAACAAAGAAGAACTCTTCACCAATGTCAAAAACAAAGCTGTCACAATTCGTCAGACGACCATTCTTTACATTGTAGCTCTTGTAACCATTAGAAGTCTTGACCGCGATACCACCGTTCATAGAAAGTCTGCACATACCAGGTGCAATCTTGCCGAACATACCATTAAATACGTTTGTCATAATGTTTCTCCTTTTTTGAACTTTAATTTTGTACTGTCTTTTGATGATTGAATAATACCACATCAACTTCATTTTGTCAAATGGTTTCTTCAAGTTTTTTTGAGAGGTGGCTCGGCAGTATGTGTAAGTTTGAACCACCTCTCAACTGTATCTGGATTATAGCACCAGATGTTTTATTTATCAAGAGGGTAATTGCACGTTTATCAAGTAGTTCGTCAGCCATTTCTCCGTGACAGAATAATTCTTTTGCCACTGGCCATCGACCAACTTTGACTTCGGTCGCTGCTCCCAATGGAAATTCAAAAAGCACCCCTTATCAAAAGGATTTTTCTCATATGCCCTTTTTTGCACTTTATATGTCACGATCTTTCCGTCCCAGAGTTGATAAATCTGTATCTTTGGAGAATATCGGCAATTCACATCCATGACATAACCAATATCCTTTTTGCTTTCATCCTTATAACAAATATAACCTAAATACTCTGACTGCCATGTAAATATGCTTTGCATAGGTACGGTGCAATTGCTCGGAATCATACAACAAAGTTCTGTGATAAAGCCGTTTGTGTCCTGTACTCGCCACTGCTTCTCTGTCTCCGTACAATACTTGGTTAAAATCTCCATAGGAAGTTTACACTTATCCTTCTTGATAATTTTCTTTCCGCCATATGCATTATACATTTCAACTGTACGTAGTAAAGTACCTATAGTTCCGAACTCAGAAAAATAATCGAGCTTAATCAAAATGTCTAACATTCTACTGTTTCCAGGAAACGCCCTAATGATATCTACGAATGAGTCAAAATGCTCATCTTTCATCGCATAAAGTTTATCCGATGTTTCTGCGTTAATAAATTTGACCGAAGACATGCCTTTATAGATCGTATTTTCTGTCTTATCACAGTTATAATCAGACTTAGAGTGTCTAAACTTTATGTCCTTCAATGTAATACCGAAGTACGGAAGTTCATCAATAAGCTTTGCCGTTCTATCCATATCGCCACTATACATAGTAAGTACTACAGTAAAGTATTCAAGAGGATAATGCGACTTCAAATACGCTCCGTACATTGAGTCTATTGCCACACTAAGACTATGTGATGCATTGAACGAGTAGTGTGCAGCATCATTAACAACTTGCCATGTTTCTGCGAAGCCTTTTTCTGTACCAACATTTTTAATCCAACCTTGTAGAAGCTCTGATTCAAGTTTCTTCAACTCATCCTCTTTGAATTTCTTCTTTGCAATCTTCTTGATGGTATCATAGGTGCCCTTTTCTTCCATACCTAACCACACAAGATAGCTCATGATATTCTCTTGGTACATAAGAAAATGGAATGAGTCTTCTAGAATATCATCAAGCTCTTTGACGCCTGTAGTATATGGCTTCCTCTCTACAAATGTATTTAACAATGAAGCAAAGCCAGGGCGAATAGCGGCTACATATGCAGACATCTCTGCTAAGTTTCTAGGTTTATACCTCTTAAGAATCTGCTTATCATAATCACTATCGGCCTGATTTATTGTCGTAGTAAGACCTTTAGCATAAATATCCCACACCTTATCATCGCAGTTTTTGATAAGTGTCGTAATATTGTCAATCGGTCTACCAATCATTTCATATACATCATGAATAATCTGATATACAGAAACAGTTAAATAATCGTTCTTTAGATACTTATAAACATCACAATTATAACCATCAAGACAGCAACAAGTTACGTCTCCGACCTTAATTAGACCTATCATTTCAGATATTTTATCGTTGGACAGAAGAAAACTACAAGGACTTGGTGCAACACTTTCTACTACTCCACGGAAAATCTTGCTACCCTCTATCAAATCCTTCCACTTAGGGTCATCCAAATGATTTTCCAAATTTTTCGCCACATCATCATACTCTGAAATGTTAAGGCCATTAGCTTTACACCAAAGACGGAACGCAGAAGATTCCTGTAGTGGCTTATACGCAACCATATAATAGATTCCGTCTTCGCCAAGAATATCCTTACTCGCTTGAATAACAGGTGTTACATCCGCAAAGTTAAGATCAATATCTGGGATGCTGCGACTAGAAAGAATACGCTCTGCCGACATAAATCTCGTAGGATAGAGTTTGATAGGGGCACTAATACGGTCTACCTCGGTAAGCCCTAACAACTTGTTGATATAAAAAGACACTGCCGATCCACGCCCGCTACGAGTTAAAATGGCATCATAATCCTTGACTGCCTTTTCTACAACGTAATGGTCTAGAATAAAATAGTCTGCCATACCACAGTCTTCAATAATCTTATATTCGTACTTGATTTGCTCGATATATTCCTTGTGACGTTCTTTAGGCACATTGACCTTTTCTCTGCGCCATCCTTCATTGATAAGCTTTCGCAAAATAGCATTGCTATCGCCTTCAACTACTTTAGGAATTTTAAACTCCTTATCAATATAAATACCTTCGGCATTATCGAATACAAGGGTATTATTTAGGGCTTCTTCCACTTCTCCTCTTGTGAGTATCCCCTGTTTCTCATAGCGTTCAAAGATAGTATCAGAATCAGGATAGTCAAGACAGAATCCTGATTCTTCTTCATATACAATGCCTTTAGCCTTTAAGAATAAGTCACGATACTTGGCATCTTCTGGTAAAATATAGTGAGAGTCATTGGCATGGATAATAGGCACACCAGTCTCTCTATGCAAAGCAATAATCTTTTTATTATACTCTATCTGGTGAATATCATTATGATTTTGCACCTCAAGATAAAAATTTTTCCCAAAATGTTTATAAAGAGGTTCAAAAAAGTTAGCGCTCCAATAATCTGGTTCAATCGGTATCTTTTCGTAAATTGGCTTTTTAACAATCCGATCTCCCACATGATAACTGGGGCCAGAATCATTAACCACTACGTCTCTATATCCGATAATATTTCTTGTTTCTTCATAATATTTTGGTTTAAACATTCTCCCAGCAATACAAGCAGTCGTTACAACAACTTCTTCTGCCGGTAGACTAAGGAGGAGTTTGAGATCAATTCTTGGCTTATAATAATACCCTTCAGTATTGGCCACAGACATAATCCTGTTGATTTCTCTACGAGCATTTTCTGTTAAAGCCACAAGCATTATATGATAATTTGTTCGACTTGTTTTATCATTGATGTCGTCAACGTAATACGCCTCAACTGCATAAATACACTTCAAATCATTCTGCTGACAAAGAGTATAAGCTTCAAAAATGTTACCTTGAAACCCATGCTCTGTAGTGAAATATGTAGTATGACCAAGCTCCTTAGCACGATTGATGTAGTCAATTGGTTTCACCACACAATCCAATGTGCGCAAATTACTATACATCGTATGTTTATGGTAGTTGTTATATCTCACTATGCCACCTCATATCCTAGAAATTTTATCTTTACATAATACGTCCACTTAGGCTTCCAAATCTGCCACCACTTGCGCTTATACTTGTCAAATCCTACAATGCAAAATGGTGCAGCCCAAAGGCTACTTTCTGACATAAAAACATCTAACCCAACAGAAAAGATATCTCCATCGTGTAATTCATAAACTCTTACTTCGTCCATCACTCGCACCTCCCCCTACTTTAATTTTGTACTGTTATATCATACTTCTTCTTCTTTGTCAAGTTTAACATAATCATTCATTGTAAGCTGAAAAAACTTATTGCGACCATAATACGGGGCTGCCAAAGTGCCAATCCCAACAAACTCTCCGTTATTATCCATAGTTTTCCACGACATATCGTTCCACTTGACTAGAATAACTCCACTCTCATCAATAATTTTTAAATGTTTCTTAGTAGAGAATGTACTCACTTCATAGTTATCGGTTCTAATAAGCACTGTAACCGCTGGGGAATCTTTCCCACTGATACGATTAAAAGCGTTAAGCTGCTTAATGAGTTGTTCATTTACCTGTTCTGCTGTGATTTCAATATCAGCCTCAATATCGACACTAAATTCAATATCTGCTAGTTCATCTTCTATGACATTTCTAAACTGTTCAAATTTATCTGTATCACAAGTAAACCCAGCCGCCGACTCATGTCCGTCACAACGAGCTAGACCAGTATTGTTTACTATACCCATGAAATCTGGGATTCCTATGGCCCTCATGCTGCCAGATATTGTGTCACCATAATCTCTAACTACTATAAGGGGGCGCTGGAATTCTGATAGCAAACGGTTCCCGACCAAGCCCGTTATATCCGCATCTGTTTCGTCAATGAAAAACACCATAAACTTTTTATCCAATTGCTCTTCACCTTGCTTCATAAGGTCTGGTAATATTCCATTGACAATCTCATTCTGCTCTTCACGACACGCTTTAAGTTTTGGATAAATTTCAGCAATTTCATCCTCATCTTCTGCCAAAAACATTTGTGCGGACAAATCATTATGCCTTGTTCTAATTGCAGCATTAACTAGTGGGGCAATACTAAATTGAATAGCTTCTGTATTAAACTGATAAGTGCCGATCATTTTTTTAACAATTGGATTTTGATATTGGTTTAATCCCTTGCTAACGATATACCGATTTTCTGGCTCTGCAAGTGAGCAGACATCTGCAACGATTCCAACTGCTCCATACCACCATAAATCATCTGCATAATCAGTAAGATTCATTTCATCACAATATAAGCAGCACTTAAGCACAACACCAGCACCTGACAGTTGGCTATTCGGGTAATCTACTGCGCTACTTACAAGAACAAACGGAACATTACTATTTAATAATTCTTGGCTCGGAATATGATGATCCATCACAATCAAAGAAATTCCAGAGTCTGTAATTTTTTTATATATACTAGGGTCATTATTAAGACTGTCTACTACAATAATAATATCTACTCCATCAAAAACTTCCAAATCTATGTTCTGTACGCCATGTTCCTTCTTGTCGTGTACAAAATATGAGACATCTGCGCCGGCTCTTTGTAGGTATTTGGTCATAATTGCTCCAGCAGCATGGCCATCTTGGTCTTCGTCCCACACTACGCAAAATTTATATCCCATTGCTATTCCATCGTCAATAATTTCATACGCCTTGTCTATGTTTTTTAACTTCTCAAATGGGATTAAGGAGTCCTCACTTGGGTGCAAGAACTCCTGAATATCTTCAATTTCTCTATCATCAAGTATGGTTTCTATAATTTCACCATTATCCATACCACGACAATCATATTTTGCCTTTAATACTTTCTTCATTCACATCACCTATCCAAAAATACACCCAGACTCAAAGCAGCACCCATCTAAATCTTCTCTGGTCTCATTTATTTCCACACAAGCAAGAACACATACTCCTTCATAACGATAATTATTATCTTTGTCCATAAACGAAACAAGTACTGTTTTGCCAATGGACGGCAGCTCATTCATCTTATGCCAAATCATCAAATACCTTCTTTCTAAACAAATCAAACTTTCGGAAGAACTTTCCCCATGGTAAGCAACACCAATATGTTACTCTATACCTACCATTTAAAGTAGTCTCGTAATAATGCCAAAAGCCGAAAAACGAATAAATCTTTTGCCATAGTGTCTTTTTCATATTAGTCCTCCTTAACCAAATCTACTGCAATAATAAACTTATCAGCATCCATACACCAAAAGTCCTTGCAATAGCCGCACCCTCTCGCTAATTGTGTATGCTCTTTATCCAAGTGTAATGCACAAAAAATAGGGGCACCTAAAACTTTATCATTTTCGCATTCAATCACTTTGTGAACTACATATTTACAATAATCGCAACAAGGGATACATTCTTCACTACATTTCCTCATAGTCTCCTCCCAATTTCATTCGTAATCTTTTCGGCTTCTCTAATTTCTTTCTCTGCTTGTTTACAAATGCTGTCAATGTCCTTTTGAACAAGTTCGAGCATCCCTCTCATATCTTCGTTGTGCTTGTACTTCTTCTTTATATTTTGTTTATGTTTATCCCAATAATAGAATCTGATGTATGAGAATAATTTAAATTTGACTTTATATTTGTTTCTAAACTTTACACTAAGTCTACGATACATATCATATCCATCATATTCTTCTTTAATATTTAAAGAACATAGTTTCCCATCATAATCGTATCCTATTTCATATCTGTCTGGATTTAAATTATAAAAATCTATAAAATCTTTGAAGGATAAAAATATTTCACTTTTGCCATCATCATAACCACTCTGATTGAAATACTCTTGCTTTATAGCAAACACCGCTACAAAAATAGGAACACCAATAATTGTACAAAATATCAAACATCCAATCGGAAATATCATAACTCCTCCTCCAACTCCGTTTCGTCTTTTATGTTTTCTGCCAATATATATTCAAGAACTTCCTTACCTTCGTCAGAGGCCGAAGCCTTGGCTGGAAGATCTAAACATTCTTCCCAATCAAAATAACTTATTTGTAAATCTCTCATAGTTGCTACACTACGCAACATATCTATATTTCTTTTAGTATTATTCAATGGTAAATCATTATCAAGCATAAAAATTACTTTCTGTGGGTTTAGCGATAGAATCATCTTTGCCTGATATTCTGATAGGCTATTGCTGCCAAGTGCTACCGCATTGTGGTAGCCATAACTTGCACATTGTAACACGGACTTTTCACTCTCGAATATCATTACTGTACCACCATACATTAAACTATAGTTAGTGCTATAGCCGAAGAGTGTTTTGCTCGTTTGACATGGAACTAAATAAAGGTACTTTGGGTCATCATCATTGTCAGTTTCGTAGTTGCGTCGCCCCTTCAAGCCCATCAAGCTCCCATATTGATCACGAATAGGTATTACAATTCTATCTGTATTTACATCATATGAGATACCAAATTCCATTTGTGTTTCAAGTGATATATGGTCGCGCTGGAATCTTACATTTGGGACCTTTAGATATGCATCTAAGATTAATTCGTCATATGTTTTTGGAGGAGCATCTACTTTATGTATTATATTTTCATAAACACCTCCAAAAATGAGACGACGGCTTTGAGGTCGCCAGTCATCTGATAGGTGGAGAATACGTTTGATTGTTGTAAGTATAGTTCTAAAGTCTGTATGCTTTTCTTTAATAATATATGAAACAATATCGCAATGCTCAGACCTTGCGTAGTCTGTTACATTGAGATAGTCATTATTCTCAAGCCTTATACGAATGTTCTGTCCGCCTTCACTGTTTCTAGCAAAGCGAATCTCGTTTCTTTTGATGGTTATATGCTCAAACTCGAACTCCTCAAGGAGGGTGCAAATGTTTTCTGGGTCTTCTAATAGCTGTTTTTTTAGTTCTGAAATCACATTCACACCACTCCTTTCGTTAATTTTGTACGGTTATTATATCATAAAATTTGGATTTGTCAAGAGGGAGATGCTTCTTTATATTTTATTTATTCACTAGGTCTATTAATTTGAACCAATAAACCCATGTTTCGGTTTGCCCCAGCAACATTCACTAAATGTAGCATATCTACCGTTAAACCTAAACATCAATGCCGAACCAGAAGATGTAGAGTTTTCTGAATTTCTACTTTTTGCCAAGAAGCAAAATTTCCATGGATACTTTGGGTCGCACAAATAATCTTTCATTACAGAATTTCCATTTTCATCTCTTACAATTTGATATGGATGACAAAAATATTTTGAAGATTGGTCAAGCTCATCTTTATACACATCTCTAATGCAAAGCAATGTATCAAGCTGCTCTACCATCCCCTTTGCTCCTGATAGCATATTAGAATCTAGAAACAAAGCTCCCTTTTGGCTTTGTGCTAACTGGACAGAAGCACACATAATCAGGTTAAATTTCTTTGCCAAGATGTCAAGGTCACGGCTATACTGTACAAGTTCTTCCCATGCTGCCAAATTGCCATCTCTCTTATTGCTATCAGAGATCTTTAGCGTGTCGAAAATAACCATAGAATACCCATACTGTAATGCATAGAATCTGATCTTTGACTTTACTACATCAAATGAATTTTCCGAGAGCTGAATAAAATGCATCCTTCCTTTATAATGCTCGTTGAAATAATCCTTTGCCTTTTGAAGCATCTTTTTATTTTCGTCTGTTAACTTACCAGCCATAAGACTCGACTTTGTGATACCATACTCCTTAAAATGTTTGTATAGAATGAACAGTATCATGTTAATCTTCCAAACTTTTGATGATTGCTCATTACACAAAATTAATATCTTTTCTTGAAGTGCCATAGACATGGCAATTGAACACCACATTGCAGTTTTACCACTTGACGAAAATCCGGCAATATAGTGTGACGCTTGTCGAGTGAATCCCAATGTCAAAGAGGAAAGGTAAGGAAAAACGTTCATATTATCTCCGTTTATATCTTTTCCTGCATATGCGTATGGAGTTCCGTACTCTTCTGCATTTTCCAACGACTCTAGAAACTCATCTGTAATTTCAATATCTGTATCTTCAAGTAGCTTTACATCATATCCGCCAACATACATCTTATTAAGCTGAGTTTCATACCACTCCACAAGTTCTGTTGACGTAAGATTTTTAGAAAACTCAAGGGGTGTCATTTCCTTTTTACCGATCTGAACTTTCTTTGTAAGGTTAAAACCAGCATCATATAGGCGTAAAATCGTATTATATCTATAAAGTTCATCTAGAATGCTATCTCTATTCTTCAACGAAACAACACTTGCCATATTATCAATTGCCTTATACCCTCCACGCTCATTGAACTTTTCTAGTGTTTCTTCGGATAAGTTACTGATTACTGCAACTTCATCAAACTCGTTCAAATTTTTCGAACGAAGATGTTTTTCTACACCGAAATAAAAGCGTCCATCTTTGCTGAGAAAGTCCGCCGATGATAATGAAATTTCATCTAGAATAAGTGGGTCTTGCCATAGGATACCAATTACAGATGCTTCTGCATTGATACGCCCTTCTAGTAGCTCTTTTGGATATTTATCTTCTACACCTCTTAGCCAAACATCATTCATAGATCATCCTCCAATTCCGCAAATGATTTTCGTATCTTTTTATTTTCCCTTACTGGTTCGAATAATACAAAAGAAGATTCCTTTGGTATAGCATTGTCAACAACTGGAAGTTGTCCTCTATAGTCATGTAGCTTCGATGACACGATAACACTATAGTAGCGCACACGGTTAAAGTCGTTTGCAAATTCCTTTCGTGCTAATGTGGAAGATAAGAAATCTTCATTCTCTTTGAGATAGCTTAGAATCTTCTTTCTGTCCGCAAGCTTCTCCCAATTCTTTACTTCTCTTTTCAGTATGCCATAGCCTTGAAATTCGTACCCGAAGATAGCTTTTGTTTCTTCAAAAATTTCATCGTACTCTGCCTTTTCTTTCACATACTCTTCATTCTCTTGTTTCTTTGCCAGCCTCTCAATTTCTTTCGCTTTCTTTTCTGCGTTTGCTTTGTCATAGCATTCTTGATTACAATAATATGTATTATATTTCTCTCCTGGAATTTGAAGAGCATCTTTCTTTTCTATTTTAGACTTGCAGTATCTGCAAGTTACTCTCATTCCCATAGTCTACCTCCAAAAAAATAAGGGGAAGGTTGCCCTCCCCCTGTTTGTTAAGCTAGGGCTTCTAGAATTGCCTTTAGAGTGTTTTCATCATGTACGTCTGCAAGCTTTGCACCGTTTAGAATTCCCTTAATACCCTTCTTAGTTTCCGCATCCGCATTCTTAAATGCAGGTCTGATAGCTGCCTTTGCTGCATCCTCATCAAAAGGCTCCACATCCTCCTCGTTGTCTTCATCGAAAAAATCCGTATCATCCTCGTCCCAAGAAGCAGTTTCTACTTCATTTACATCATCTGACTGAACTGGAGTAGCATCAATCTCTTCGTCTTCCTCAACGACAGGCTCCTCAACCTTTGCCTTCTTGGTAATCTTCTTAGCAGTCTTCTTGACCGAAGTCTCTACATCACCAGAAGAAGCGTTGCAAGTCTTACTCTTTTCCATACCGTCCTCGATCACTTTGATAAAATCCTTTGCCATATTTGGCTTATCAAATACTAGATACTCAGGGACTGCACCGAAAGCAAATCTACCACCGGCATCAATCTCAGGAGTGCCACGGAAATAAAGCTTACGGATAGAATCAGTTGCATATCTCTTAGCGTCGCTTCCTTCTCCGACAGTCTCAATGTTACGGTCAATCATACCAGTAACAACGACATCAAAAATGTCCCCTAGAGCTGCTTCATATGCGGCAGATAGATTGCTTGTTAGCTGCATGTAGCCCTCGTTGTCTACATTCGCCTTGTCCTTGATGTTCTTATACTTCGAATGGCCTAGAACCCAGACCTGAATACCCGCCTTGCGAATCTTATCAAAATAATTCTTCATAAGAGTAGCGGAATACTGTTCTCCCGCAGTATAACCACCCATAGCAGCTTTCACAGATTTTACCGTCTTCTGGGGATTCTCAATGTTGTGCTGACGGACAGTCTCCTTGTCAAACAAAGGAACTAGCTCATCTGCAACATCGAATCCTACAATTTCAATGTGATGCTCAGTTCCCTTCCCTTCAATCAGCCACTTTTGGAACTCAACAAGATCCTTATATGTGTCTAGATGAAGAGTGTTTAGGTTATCTAGCAGTTCATCGCCCCGCTCCATGCCAATTTCTGCAAGGCATCCATAGGTTGGATCTCCATACTTCTCCATGATTACATCTCTAAACAGAGTAGACTTACCAAATTTCTTTACTGAACGAATATAAATGCTTACATTCTTTAGGTCTGGTTTAATAGTCTTTACAGTAGGTTTTACAAACGCCATATTTATTTCCTTCTTTCTATTAATTTTGTATTGTTAGTAGATTATAGATCATCGTCGTCAAATAGGTCTGTATCTTCTTCCTTCTCTACTTCCTTAGATGGTTTCTTTTTCATATCATCAAGAGAATACACAGTAGTCTCAGAACCCTTGGAAAATCCCTTGCCTGGGCCTTTGATTCTAATCTCGTGAATCGTATCTCCGTACATACTACCACCGGCATCCTTGATTGCATCCTCTAATGAAATAATACCAAAATCAATCATTTCCTTTGTATCATCAGACAAATCATCATAAGAAATATCTACCTTTTGAGCACCATCAATCTGCTCACACTCAAGAACCATTCTACGGATAGTATCATCTTCGAACTTGCTAAAAATCTTTTCCCATCCTTTGACCTTCTTCTTCCCCTTGTCATCAGTACCAAATCTCATAACGAGGGAAATAGGACAATACCAATTTTTCTTGGTAGAATTATCGTAAAATGCTGTGTAACCATTGGCAATAGCCTTTCCGATTTCTACATAATCTTCACTATCTACTGGATTCTCAGCAAAATAGAAATCAATATTTACCGTACTTTCTGGCTCCTTATCATCATCTACTCTGTAAATCTTTGTGACCTCATATGTAGAATAATATCTATCGTTCTTTTCACTATAAGTATAGTTAATTATTCCATTGACCCTAAATTTCGTGTTCTTAATTTTTTCAGAGTTTACCACCTTATTTACATACTCGCAGAAATCAGTACCGGCAAGAAAATGCTTTCTGCGACTGTTTGCCTTAGCAAGACCTTCTGTGTCACCGCTCTTCTCTAACTCTTGACGGTGATTATACGTATCAAGATCCACAGTGAATACTTTCCACCCAGCCATCTTATTAATCATATCTGGATTGGTTCTTTCACCCCAAGGAATCTGGAATGACTCCCCCTTCTTTCCATTCTCAGGCTTAGTGAATCCATAAATGACATTTTTATCCTCTTGCTGCCAACGACCCGCATTAATTTCTACAAGATGACGATTATCTCCAGCAATTACATTAAAACATAGACGCTCCGTCATCCACCCACTATCATAAGTTTTTACAGAAAAACTGCTCCATGATTCCGTACTCTTAATTGGCTTTAAGTAGCCGATAAAACTAAACGTGTTTGACATATTCTTTCTTTCCTTTCTTGTATATATAAAATTATATTATTAATATTCTGATTATAGATGTATTCATACATCCATATAAATCCACCGGCTTTTTCATATTTGTCTTGACAACAAAAGCTGATACATTGACAATCTATACCGGTCTCTCTATGTGCGCATCTAATGCTTTCATATTTATTTATTAAATTTCCATTAACATCTAATTGGGCTACGCATTTCATTTCTTTTTCGTGCAACTTACGAAGCTCAATAATTTCTTCTTCGGAATAAATATGACCATAATTAGGATTATTCTCTCCCTGTACACTAGGTCTTGGCCCACGCATTTTTTCTTTAGCTTCTTCTGTGTGATGTTTTCCGAGCATAGGAGACTCCCTATGGATACCATACAACGGATGATTTTCGCCACGCAAAATATTTGCCCTAAGATTTTCCAACCATCGTTGATACGCTCCCTCATCCATTCTTTCTTGTGGAGATTTACCATAATTAGGATTGTTTTCACCTTGTATAGAAGGCCTCGGCTTTCTAAGTTTTTCTAATACTTCTTCATTCCGCATTGCTTCTTTCACAGATACAGAAATTTTATATTTTGTTTCTTGTGTTAAGTGTCGCCCATATCTTGGATGATTTTCAGGATTTTCAAACCTTTCCTTTTGCGCATCACTCATTTTTTGCTTGGCCTCTTTAGTATGAAATTTACCATACATAGGAGAATCGGTGCCATACCTATGCACACCATACATTGGATTGTTTTTGCCAGACATCCGTTTACTTAAATTATACTTTTCTTCTTCGGTATGGTGTTTTCCAAAGTTTGGGTGATTTTCACCAGAGTTTATTTTTGAAAATGCAATCTTAGCTTCTTCATATTCATCTGCTGTAATATTATATTGTTTTTGATCATTATCTTTTTTAGTTGACATCATATGCCACGCATAAACTAAACTTTCATTTTCTGGATTCTGCAACGCCAATAGCCTATGCGCCTCAAAATGTTCTCTCGCATAAAGATCTATTAGGTTTTCTTTTTCATTGTGTCCGCCCATACACTTAGGTAAGATATGGTGTCTCTCATGATACTCATCTCCGCAATTAAATCGTCCTCGTGTATCTAAAATATTTTGTATAAATTCTTCATAGGTCTTTTCCTCTTCCAAAAGTACTCCCCCTGATGTCGTAAACTCTCATAATGTCATTTCCTTTCGTTTTGCATCTTTTAAATTAATTTTGTATTGTAATAATTAATATAAAAAATATCTTTCGTCTTTCGTAATATCCATATATAAATACTTGTCGTCTATTGACTCTCCTACCCATAAATGTTTAACTTCATCTTCGCATTCTCCACACCAGAATGTATTGTACAGATCCTCTTTCTTATATGGATACTCTATGTAATGTACTGCTCCGCAGTTACAACATTGAAAATACGCTCCTGCTTTCATACGTTCGCCCTAATGTCAACTCGACATTTTTGCTGCCTCCTTTCCTCATGTGGTACAACCACTTTCTACTTATGTTGTGATTATACCACATAATGTAAGTTTTGTCAATACCTTGAAATAATTTTTATTGTCATCCTATTTCCGTTGATTACCACCTTCCCGTCATCAACCTCATATGAAATAACATCATCTTTATCTATATATATTGCCTGTCCATGTACACGGAACCCCCATCCCACTTCTGTCTCTGGTACAAACTTCATCTGAATATGCTGCTTGCCGAAGAGCTTATGCCCGGTATAGATGTCTGCTGTTTTCCCTTTCATTTCTTTTAATGCATCAATTAATTGTCTCATGTTTTTCTCCCCTTCTTCGTCTAAAGTTTGTACGACTATTATACTATACTTTTCCATAATTGACAAGAACAAATGTTCCCCTTCTATAAATTGCTAATTAATTTTGTGCTGTAAATCTTATGTAATGAGCAGCCTATACATACTGCTCATATTTCTGATGAATATTGTCGACCCAATAGTCTCCGAATCCATATCTCTTTGCCAACTCTTCTCCTTTATTTGTTTTTAAGAACTCTCTTAATCCCAATCCTGTTTCCTTCATACCAAGTTGAAGATGGTGCCACAATCCAGAAGCTGCGATATTCTTCATAGTCAATCCAGGTATATCTAAATAATCCCTGAATATTTGAATTTTACGGTATACCCACCTAAATCTGCTATCTGGGGTATCAATTCCTCTCGCATTTGGTCTTTCTTTGTAAATTTTACCTTTACCGTTTACCTCAATTACTCTCATTGTATTCCCATAGCTCATTAATTCTGTTTCGGCAAATGCCTTTGGTAATAATTCTCTTAGCCTATCTGTCATTGGAAACTCTTTTTCGTTAACACGTAATATATTTCCTTGCACACAATCTTCAGACACAGAATATATGTCTTCCATATTTTTACCAGCAACACCGTTCCACAAAAGTTCTATTATTGCCTTGTCTACCCAGTTAAGAAGCTGAACCTCAACGTCATCAAGTTCCTCCCTTGTAAGCAAGATGTTTGCATCTTTGTCTACCATATCAGCAATATCTGCTTTTCCAATTAACTCATACGCATTTGTGCCGACTTCTCCGAATACGAATCTAGAATAATGCTTCAAAACTATGGTGTAATTCAGCAAAGAATTGATTGATTTTGCTTTAAATTTTGCAAGCATATCTAGAATCTCGTCTCTAGTAAACTTTGATACATCCTTATTAAGCTTCTCTTCAAAGTCCTCTGTCTTTTTAAAAACTGCATAAAGACTAGTTTCTGCAACCACCTTACTCCTCAAGTACTCTTTTATAAATGTCTCTTTTTGCGCTTCGTTAAACATCTCCTTCTTCACTCCTTATAACTGTATTCTACAGTACAATATTAATTTTGTCAAGTTTATTTTACGATACTATCAAGGATATTGACAGCTTCCTGCTTCTGCTTATCAAGTGCAGCAACATATCTCATAGTCGTATTGACATTATTATGCCCTAAGATTTCCTTTATTACTTGTACTGGTACATCGTGTGCTCCCATTTGTGTTGCTGCGGTTGCTCTGAGCTTGTGTGGTGTAATGTGCTTATCAGTAACACCTTCAATATATTTTTTCAAAAGCAATTCAACATTCTTTGGTGACATTCTGTTATTCCATTGAGAAACAAACAGAGGACCTCTTTCATCTACATCAAAATAATCCCTTCTGTCCTGAAGCCAATTTAATAACAATTGCTTCATATTTTCACCGAATCCAATAGTTCTTTCTTTTCTTCCCTTTTCAATTACAGTGATTGTATTTGTCTTAAAGTTCACATCTTCTACATTTATTTGCACCAATGCAGACTTTCTTAATCCAGTAGAAATGAAAAGTGAGAAGATACACAAATCTCTATTAAATAATCTTTCTGTAGACTTTTCTTTTATGTTTGCAAACAGCTTACTAATCTCGTCCTCCTCCAAAAATGTTACTTCACCTTTTGCTTTTACTTTTGGTCTCTTTGCCCCTTCTACCGGATTATTATCTGTAAAACCAAGATCATTCAAGAATACGAAGAACTTTTTAATTGCCGACCATTTTGTTGCAAGAATACTATCGCCCGTTCTTACAATTTCTCCTTCTTTTTCCTTTGTTCTCTGAGAAGAAATAAACTGCCTTACATTGGATTGAGTTACATTCTTATAATACTCATCGTCCTTTTTTCCTCCTGTAATATATTCCATGAATTCAACATTATAATCAATATAATGCTCTATCGTATTATAAGATCTATCATCTTCTTCCATATAACTATAAAATTCTGTAAAGATAGGCGGAAGCTTTTTCAATTTTGCCTTAATAACCTTTTGCTTATTCAATTCAGATTCCAAACGTCCGTTCATAATAATATCCTCCTTTAATTATACTTTGAAGTTTTCCAAATCAAGTAAATTACTGTAGCGCCGATCCAACCAATAATTCTATCATTGAAAATAGTTAGAAGTAACATGATGACTACATACAACAAAGTTCCGTTGAATGTGTCTACTGATTGCTTCTTATTTTTACCATCAAGATATAACGGCCCGCTCTTCTGCCATTTTTCTGGTTCACTAGCATAATACACTTCTTGAAGAATATTCAGAATGTCACGACGAGCTGCAACAACACCCGTTTCATTTTCGTCAATACAGTTATAAATTTCATTCCCGTGACTGTCGTACAAATAATAATCTCCTTTAATATAATGCATTTGATTGTCTACCATACATTTTATATACCCCTCTAAACGCAGTTTTGTCTTATACTTGCCTTTTCTTTGCATATCGTTTAGCCACTTATCAAATCCCGGTTTTGCCATTAATCCACCTTCTTTCCAACATACTCCCAATAATTGCCCACAACTCCATCCGTACAATCCCAAATGTCATACCAGCTATGGTCACACAGATAGCTCATATGGTGAGTACCCACATGAGCAAGACATCTTCCGTTATAAATCTTTGCAAACTCATAACCTCTATATTTCTGTCTATTGCTCTTCACAGGTTGCTTCATTTTCTTCCAACCATTCTCCTCAAAATACAAGGTATAATTTTCTACTGCCGTTACCATATATCCAGTTCTAATTGAATATTCTACGAGTTTTCTTAAAACATCTTCCCATGTTTTTCCTTCTGCCGCTGCAATTGCACGGACTACACAATCATCCGTTCTTTTACCTTTAGGATTTGCGTTGTAATAAACATATGCGGGTTCACCATTGTACTTTGTCTTCTTAAACATTTTCAATACCTCCACAAAGTCTTTCTTTTCTTTCAATTCTCTTTCGTTTTGCTGCAGCTCTTTGTTGCCACCAATTATGGGCTTCATTCTTCTCTAGGTGCCAACATTGCTTTTGCAAGCAATTCTTTTGTCTGATTTGTTTTACCGTTAAATAACAAGAATGATGACGACAATAGGCGGCGCAGTTCTCAGATTCACACCTATTCAATGTTTTCATCAGCATCAACCTTCCTTTCTTTTATGATAACGCCTTAATTTCGTATTGTCAATAATTTTGAGAATATTTTGTCAACTTTCCATCTTCCTCATCTTTAAAATAGGAGCGGACTTAGTTCCACCAACATTTTCTACATTTCCAAACACTTCTTTAATAACTCTAGCAATATCATCTGTTGTCATATCCATTTTCCTAGGACTACTAGGATAATTGCAAATAAACTCGCCGCCATATTTAGTTGCCTTATAGATTTGCATTAATGTTTCTCTCAGCATGTCTATAGAACTCTGCACATTGATAACATTTGAAGCAAACACAACATCATACTGCCTATCTAAAGCATACTTATTCAGTAATTCATCCCCTTCTCCACACCATAAGTCATATGCGACAACATCAAATCCATTATTCAACAGATATTTTGTACTAGTCACTCCCTTTCCAGCCCCAAAGTCTAAAATTATTTTATTTTTATCTACATTTTTTTCTACAAAAAGAGGAACCACCGCTCGGATAGTTCCATTCTTAATAGCAGACGCTCCAGCGCTACGACTGGTTGCTTTTGCAATTCTAATCTCTTCACTTGTCATATTAAGTCTCCTTTCAAACATTATAAGCAACAGTTTCTGTCACCATACTAAGTCCTCCAATAAATTGTCCTCTAAAACAACCACATTACAAAATCCTGTGTAGGCGACACAACTGTCGATCCCTATAAATCCATTTCCATAATAGGGCTTAAAGCAAGCATTATCTCCCCACTCGCTTCCAATTCCATTTCTCGACCACATCCAGCTCGTATGCCAATGTCCAAATACCAGAGTTTTATTTTCTGGTAGATTTTTATATAAAGCTGCCTCCTCAAAAGGATTAGGCCATCTGGCATACATCCAATCTTTTTTATGACTTTCCCTCCAATCGTCTCCGACGGGGAGTGTTGAGTGGACAAATACATAATGCTCACTCTCGAAATAATCAACCATCTTGTCAAACAATGGATTTAGTTTTTCCATTGTAACCGCACAGGCAGTATGAAACTCTTTTGCATTAGGAGCTAAATCACATACTGTTTTGTGCGTTCCATTATGAAAATCGTTTGAACGTGGGAAGCCCCTTCGGCACATCGAAGTCATAAGATCTTCATGGTTTCCGAAAATTAGAACCTTATTGGGTACACTCATCATATAATCGAGAACTTGCTGACTTTCATCCATTCTATCAAAGAGATCTCCGCATACAATTAAGAGATGCTCTTTATTTCTTGGCTCAAAACCAGCTTCATCTAATTCCTTTTTCATAGGCGTGTACGCACTATGAATATCTGAAGTTACAAAAATTTTCATCTTGTCCTCCTTATTTACTATCTTCCTTTGCCATTCTAAACATATCCATACAAGAAATTCTCTTAGGCACTTCTTCTTTCTCTTCCTCAGTACCAAGATATACTTCATAAAGAGTATTCTCTCTGCCAACAATATCCCTTACAAATTTCACTTTTCTTTGATGTTTCTCATAGTAGTCAATGATTTTATCTACATATTTTACTGTATCATCATCGTCCATATCTCCGTAGAAGTATGTGATTAACTTGTCATATACAAGAACATTTGTATCAAACAAGTCAATAATATCACTGAACTCATCAATAATTACGTTGTACTCTGCTGTGATTTGCCCAATTGTATATTCATGTCCTCTATCAGAAGTGTAAATCCAAGCTCCATATTTCTTTTCTAATTTACTCATTTTTTATTCCTCCCTTAATCTATAATCATAGTTTTCCATGCTTTTTCTAATGCTGTTCCCTCATCTATATCATCCCTATTAATAATCCTACGAAATTCATATGCCATTTTATCGGCTAACTGTACAATGTCATCATAACTCTTTTTGCCGTACCACTCTTCTTCGCTAAAACATTCACCTCCTTTAAAGCATTGTTTGCAAATAATCATTAAATCACCTCCTTGCGTTAATTTTGTGCTGTTAATGTTGGTCAAATTTAATAGATTGGATTTTCTTATTGAAGCACTTTCTACAAATACTACAAGTGATTGTCTTATCCTTTTGGTTAGGACAACCAGTAGTTCCATTCGGAAACTCAGGATTCAAAGTTTTGTCTTTAAAGTCTACATAGGCCACAGGTAAGTTGTGAGGATTTTCTACCTTCCAACCAATATGCCATGCAGAGAATCTTACTGTGAAGTTATCTGGCAAATCTCCGTTCTTGTCAATCCATTCGTTAACAATCCAATATTTCTTTGTATATGCAAGAAACTTAATATCGGGAAATGTGTTTGCCAAGTCTACCATACCAACAAAGAAATCTGCATCTGGAATGTCGCCACTATCAGTCCATCTAAACAACGGATAAGGACGATGTTTAATCTTAAATTTCACTTGCTCCCAGAAGTCTACTGGATTTGTATTATACAATCTCAAGTTTCTTGCATATGCAGCCTGTACAACCGCTATTTGCTGTCTGCCTTTGTTACAATAACAACCTCCCTCTCTGCACGGTGCGTCCTCACGGCATGTACAAATAGGAAATGCTAAGTCATTGCACAAAGGTCCAGTCTTACTATTCTTATCACTTATATGCACTTCATCACTTTGTGCTGCAAGATAATTAATATAGTCTTCTCTTTCCATCCATACTTTGCTTGCATTTTTCTTTTTCATAATTTTTACCTCCATTATACATTAATTTTGTATTCTTGTCAAGTAAAAAGGAACCTTTCGGCTCCTTACATTTCCCAAAATCCAATCATATCCGAACCATTTAATTTCATCATCCGAAAATCCGATAGCGTCCAAATCTCTTCGTGCAATCGCAAGCTCTACGTTTCCGTTATTTGTACAACATTTAATTGCATTGTCAAGCAATTCAAGCGCCCTTCTGTATGTGATATATCCATAATTATTTGTCTTGTCTGGTGAAATTTCATTCCCATCTTCGTCTTCGTCACCTTCAACCCACCAAGATGACCACATATTGTAAGTCTCGCTTAACCTTTCTATCATAAACTCTTCGCAACAAGAATCCTCGACATATGCTCTATAATCAGGATCTTCAATTTCTTCTGTGCTATGCCATTCAGAATAATATCCGTCAAGCATATCAAGAATTTCCTTTTCAAGATGTTTGTATGCATCATCCCATTCGATACATAATTCTCTTTCAAAACAATTAACATAATATTTAGTTATCATTTAATCTTCCTCCTCATCAATCTCTATATTAAACTCAACATGGATACTCTTTCTTTTCTCATCATAGAAAATATCCATACCTCCAATTTCGTAATCCTCCCACTCGGAATGCCTCAGATCTTCTTCCGAAATATCAAATGCTTTTTCGCTATTGCAATCAAATATCGAAAATTCTACACCATCAACAGTACAGCAAGTGTTAATAAAATCATAGATTGTCATTTACTCATCCTCCTATTCTCTTCATAGTACCCGCCGATGTAATAAGCAATGTAATCTGCCTCAATTTCGTTCCACACAGTTTCGTAAGGAATTCCTTTTGAATCGTACACAGTATACATTTTAATTTCCTTCCTTTCCATATAACTAGCCTTATTTTTACCAGCTACTTACATAATAGACCATTTCCTTTTCAAAGTCCGTTGTTTCAAGTACTCGTGTCAAAATATCAATCGTGTCCTCAACACCTCTCATATACCAATTGTCATACTCAGTTGCTCCAAAGAAGAAACCTCCCTGAGTAGGAAGAAGCGCTGCAACTTCATCGGCATTTACAATGACCTCTCCGTCCTCATAACAATTTTCCCACTTTCCGTTTATAAGTGTCTGTCCGTTTACAACCTTTCCTGGCTTCAATACTGCAATCTGCTTCACTTTCTCGCAAGTATCAAGCAATTCCTCAAGAATTTCCTTTGTACACTCATTGTGATAACGGCAGTCGTCAATTCCATCCTGAACGTGGTCAACGAACCATTGATGAATCATATTCTCTTTTCGCCAGTAACCGACCTCCTCCATAATGGAACTATGTCCATAGTTATGCTCGGTATCCCAAGCATAATACTTAGTGTTATAGAATTGCTTATAATAACTAATGATGTCATTATCAAGCAATATATTTTTATCTGCCCCACAATACTCTTGCCATGTGCAATTTGCATACTCACTACCCTCCCTTTTTGCTTTCTGCCAATCAAGATAATCTCCAACTGCGTTTACTACACTTGCGGTAGCCTTCTTGTAACGAGGCATTCTGTTAAGATACTGGTCAAGTCCCATTTTTTAAATCCTCCTTTAATTTTCTTCAGAACAAATATCCATGATTGTATCAACCAAATTCTGCAAAGAATCCACTCCATACCCATGTAGCAGAATCATTAACTCTCCAGTTTCCTTATTTCTCAGTTCACAATAATGTGTCCATCCATCTTCCTCAAGATAATCGAAAGAAATGTCAAGTTCGTTTCCGTTAATAGAATTAATGTCATAAGTCACAATCCTTGTGTCAAAAGATTTCGGTCTCCTTCCTTCCCCATTCCAATTAGTAGGATTCATTTTCTCCAAAAAATCATTTGCAATTTTTTCTGCCTTTTCTCTGTTGAACATAATTAAATCCTCCTTTAATATTTTGTTTCTCTTTCATTCATCAACCAGCCAACACCTTTGCTGTGGTTTTCATCAAACCAATACCAAATCTCTTCTCTGTGAGTTCCTTTGCTCCAACCATGCCAATCAATGTCAATGCATTCATTCTCGTCAGTAGGTACATCTTCAAGTTCGTCCCAAAGTCTTTCAATTTCTTTGTCTGTCATTTTCATTTCAAATCCTCCTTTAATTTTGTATCGTTTTAAATACATCCACCACAACATCCCCACGGAACATTGTCGTTGAACACTTCATTAATTTCTGTTGCATATTTGCGGAACTGTTCGGGAATCTTGTTTACGTCAATTCTCCATGTTCCTTTCCATGTTCCTTCATAGTTCGGATTGATACCACCACCACTGCTCCAAAACGGATTGTATTTCGGTTTGTCTTTAGAGTTGAAACCATAACCAAAAGTGATTTCCTCCCCGTCAATCTCAAGTGTCAGCACACCGCTACACAGGTTGGGCCATCTCCCAGTGTAAGAAACGAATTTCACATGGGTAAATTCATTGTTGTTATGATTAATCAACATTTTATTCTCCTTTCAACATTTGCTCAATCAGTTCCATTGTCTTATCGTCCTCCAGATAGAAGCCGTCACTTCCAATCTGTGCCTGAAGATTACATACCAACTGCATAAATCTCCAATCGGGAACCATGTGCCAGTATGCCTTGAGCATCTCACAGAACTTATCAATTCTCTTGGTGTCTCTCATTTTTGAACCTCCTTTAAATCAAATTCCATATCCAGCATGTTGCATGACATTTATTTCTTCCTCCTTATTTACTGCAAATGACCAGGGCTTCTTTCATCTTCATATGTCCACATAAAATTAGAAGTAACAAGTGGTTTATCTGCATCATAAGTGAACAAATGGGCATCAATGGTAGCTGTAGCAAAATGAATAGAATGTTTTATATCGTGCGAAAGAAACGTATATTGAACAGAAAAACTATCAGATTTCACTTCAAAAATTTCTGCCCCATCAGCATACTTTTGAATATAGTCAAAAGCATCGCCAAATGTTTGAAACATTCTTTTGCAGCTTATAATATAATCCACAATAGTAACAGTAAACAAACAAAATTGACCTGCGGGAACTGTACGTCTAAATTCCATGTTGTATCTCCTTTCAAATCAAACAAATACAATGACTAATTCTACCGTTCTCTGTGATGGGTTTACCACAGTTGGCACAGATTCCAGAATGCCCAATATTAATTACATTATCACGACTCTCGCTTCTTTCTCTTGGATAAGAAACATTACAATTTTCAAAAGTTGTATAATCACGATAATGTACTCCATAGGAATCTACATTGCCGCTTACATCACCATCTTCTTTCTTTCTCCAGACAGTATCCGTAAGACCAAGAATAGGGGTGAGTACGTTTTGCACATAATTACGGAATACTTTGTACAAATCTGTTCTCCCGTCATTTCCCTGTGGATACACACGGCCTTGCACCAGAATATCCTTTCCATAATGGAACATACATCTGTAAATCTTCCCGTCCTCCCAATCAGTCGGAACATGGTTATGCACAAAGGTAACAATCGAAGTGCTATCCAGCATATAACTCACAGTTCCTCCACAGTACATACCAGTGTAGGCATTATCCATACCTCTACGGTTCCCTTTGTCAATCGTATGACAAGAAGCCCAGTTTACACCGAAGCTCATAGTTAAATAATCAATAGGATTGACGCTAATAAAGAACTTTAGCTTTCTCTTGAGTCCACTTACCATGTCGGCATACTTAGCAAATAGCTTGTTGTACTTAGGCAATTTATCTATTCCGTAGAATCCGCACACTCGATTAAAAGCACGGCTGGTTTTCATACCTTCCCTTACTTTATATTTCTCATCCATGCTTTCAGAAAATTCTTTATCAATAGTAGAAAGGCTAAACATCTTAAATTTGCGCATTGCATTGTAGCACTCATTTTCGATTGCATGAGAAGCAAGCGTTGCTTTATCATCTGCAAATTTATTGCGTGCATCTGTTATATTTTTCAACTTTGCAACTACTTCGGGCTTCATCAAATCTTTTGCTGTAATGCACTCTATTCCAGTTCTGATGTAATCATCAATTTTCTTACCATACTCATCTTCGTACTTCAGAATCAACCTACTTGCGTCAACATTATTATAGAAGTTTTCGCAAAATGAATAAATATCATCTGCATTATTTTCTCTTTCGAGTTCAATGTCAATCATGATTCGCATGTCGCCCATATAATTGGCAGACTTTTGAAACAGTTCAATCAAATCCTTTTTGTTGGTGAAATATTCATTCAACATCGTACATACGCCGTGCTCAGTATTTCTATGCCCATATTTGGTAAGCATCGCCATCACATCATCGACGAGCTTGTCCGTGTCACAATACTGACCCCACGCTTCCTTGATGTCTGCCTTTGTAAGAATGGTACTTGGCTGTGCTGTAGGAACGGTCCCATCCTCAAAACCAGCAAAGTCAGCGCTGCCCCAAGAAAAATCACCATCATCTTCTGCGATGATGTATTCAGTATCTTCTTCAATACCGTTATGTTCAATAACTCTCTTGATTGTTACAGTACGTCCATTAAAACGCTCCATTCCATATCCGTGCCTATAACGATAATTGCTACTAATGACACCAAGATTTTCCCTTACAACAACACGATCTCCAACATTATAGAGTGCCATAATTATATCTCCTTTCAGTTATACAGGCTTGCAATTTTTTCCTTAATGCTTTTAAGGGTTTTGTCAGGAATGAATTCAGAACTATTGTATTCCTTATACGAGCCACCATTAATAAGAAACAGCTTGTTGTACTTTTTGGAATACACAACATCAAACGACTGACTTCTGTAACAAATTACAAAGCGGTCAACAATGTTTAACTTATTGACTATTGCAGTAATATGATTCTTCCCCTTCAGTTTATAGTAAGTAACGCCTCTGTGCTTATATTCAATCTTTTCTGTGAACCCGTTTTCAAGAATTTTATCCACAGTAATTATGTCATCAAATAGACCAGGATAATTTGTAAATATATCCTCAATGGGCCGCATTTCCGCCGTGGCACAACATTTGAACCTACAGACTTCCCTTGCCTCTTGAGAATTAATATCATGGAACCTAAACGATGCTCTGCAATACAATTTGGTGCTCTTCTTTGTATTTACCACGTAGCTCCCATCCTCTTGCAGAGTATATTTTGCAGATAACTGCTTACCATCTCCTTCTCTCATATGCTGGCAACCAAAACAAGATGCAGAAGTTGAAGCCCTATCGGTATGTTCCTTAATTGCTTCCGGCGTGTTCCTGACGAGTGCTCCGCAGGAAGAACACTTTACAAATTTCTTTCTGTTGTCTCTTGAAATAGAAACAATACCAGCTTGATACACGCAATTTCCGTCCTCTAAAGCAAACGTTTTTGCATCTTTCATTTCTGCCTTCTTCCATACATACTGATCTCCGTTTAGGCAGCTTCTGAGCAGCACTCTCATAAAATTACCTCCATTAATTTTGTGTTGTGTAAGTGATAGGGCAAATGCCCCTTCACTTACTTTGACTTTGCCTCAAACTTGTCAAACCACTTGTCTATTTCATCGAACTTCTTGTTGAATCTTTCCTCCATTTCAAGTAATGCCTGAAGTATTACATCGACCACCTCTTGTAGCTCCTTATTTTCCATTTGCACCAACTCCTTTTGCCTTTATTATATCACCTCCCCTCTGAAATTCAATAAACAATTGTCACAAATTTTCTTAGCCGATTCTCACGAGTCCTCCAAACATTCCCTTTACTGCAATGCTGCCGAACTCACTGAAATAGTCAATTGTCTTGTTCCACACATAGGCAAACACATAGCCCTCCCTGATGTCAGCATTGTCCACTTCATATTCCTCCTGATAATCGGATACATACAAGAAATTGTACATATCCATCACTTCTCCATCAAGCCTCATAGGAGTATGGATTACATGATATACAAGTGCATTGTTTTTCTTTTCAAACTCCTGTACCTTTGCAGTAAGTTCCTTATCGCTGCTGAACTCGTACAGACCGCCAGTCGGTTCAGAAAGCTGCACTTCATCTCTGTCCTTGAATGCCTTGATACATGGAGCAAATAGCCCAAGCTCCTTCATGCGGTTAATTGCCTCTACCTTTTTGATTTCTCTTGATACGTTCATATTTATTCCTCCCTTTAATTTCGTACTGTATTCTCGTTTTGTATTAGTTTGCCCCATTATAGGACAAACTATTTGTTTAGTCTAAAAGCCCACATGCGTTTGCAATCATTGCAATAATTGCAAAGACTACGATTGTTCCAATGAGAGCAATAATCCCGTCTTTTGTTTCGTCCTTTCCGAATAGTAGTACACAAGCAATGATGATAAGTAAAATAACAACCATTTATTTACCTCCCTAACTTATACATTATTCGTAATTATTTTACCCCTATTATGCTACTGCGTCAACTTACTTTTGCCTCCTTTTTATTCTCCTTTCAAACTCCTAAACACATTATCATACTGCTTCTTAGTCATAAAGACTACATGTGGATGATACTCATCTCCCTCTCGAATTAGCTGTTTAACTTCTTCTCCGGAAATGTCTCTGTCATCAAATAGTACAACATTGTCTTGCTCAGTCCAGAAATCATATTTCTCTGTGTATTCAATCATTTTTACATGATGATTTGTATTCATATTTACCCCTCATCTCCATAAGTTTTAGTTTGAGTTCCATTCCACTCATTCTCAACCGTAATTACTGCTTGCCTAATCCATAGTTGGCTGCACTTTTCATCGAACCACTTAATGATTTCCTCAATACTATCGTGGTCTCTTAGGTCTCCAAATACACTAATTGTAAATGCATCCATACAGCTTTTATTTGGATTTTCCCAAACACTCATTTGAAGGGAACCCTCTGAGCCAAGAGGAAGAAAATGTTCTGGGTAATCGCTTGCTTCATTCCATTTTTCAGTAGAATCATAATAATCCAATTCCTTTCCAAAGATTTTTGTAAAATCTTTTCCTTCGTGTGAGAGACCATCAACTCTAAAGATTGCTGCAACATGTGTCCAATTACTCATTTTACTTTGCCTCCCTGATATCATTCAGTAGAATTTTCAATGTGGTAATATACTCATTGAGGTTTGCCATATTGTCCAGATGCATTTTTCCCTCCTCCCACACATCAGAACCCATCAACCAAATCCTCTCGTTTGAAATCGAACCAAGAGCTTCTTTGATTTCTCTTTCGTACAGTTTAATCAGCCAGTTTTTAACCATTTCGCTCATGTCAACAATCCTCCTTAATCTTGTGTTGTGATTTTTCTCACATAATGGTTAACTTCGCTTTTAGTAGGCTCTCTTTCATAAATACATACCTTTTTGAATCTTGCCACTGCGTTTTCATAGTTCAACCAATAACTATCAATCCATGAAAAGCTACCATCTTCGTTCGTTGCATATACTGCATAGAGCGTCATTTACTTTACCTCCTCATAATTCAATCATCTTATTGTCAACTTCAATCACGTCAATTAAAAGTTTGTCTTGTACAATGTCGAGCATATCTTCAAACCCATTTGCTTCAAGCAGCATTTTTGCCTTTTGTGCTTTTTCAAAAGTGGTACATCTTGCAAAAACCATTCCATCTAAATCGTCAATACCAATTACGTTAAATAGCTTTTCGGGCATTTACTTTTCCTCCTTATGTTCCTTCAAATACCTCTCAACTGCATCGTTCCACGCTTCATTCACGGAGATTTTTTCGTTTGTCCAATCTCCTTCAAAATCACAGAAAGAGCACTTCCTTTGTGTTCCAACGCCTCTTTGACCATACCATACACTCGTACCCTTCTTGCCACATACTGGGCAAGGCTTAATGGGAATATACGGTTTCTTTTTGATTAGACTATAACCGAGCTTACTTGCCTCGGTTTTCAGTTCTTCAAGAGTCATTTATTTTTCCTCCTTTTACTATACGCATTCATGATCACATCTCTTTTATATCTTTCGTATTCTTTATCATCCCTCATTTTTTCTTTTATGTTGTCTACACCGTTGCGAAAATTTATGTAACTTTCACAATTTGAGTGACATCCAATAGTTCTTTTTGTGCAGTTTTGACAAGGAGATTTCATTCACCGTCCTCCTTAATATTCTTGAACTTGCCCATTTCGGCACACAACTTTGCTTTCTTGTGCTCAATCTCTGTCAACTGGAGCTTCATTGCATCGTACTCCATCTTTGCCTTTGCATAGATACGGTCCTGAATTGCATCCGCATAATAGCTCATGTCGGCCACATAGCAGTACAGATGACCATCGACGGCAGGCTTTCCATCACGAAGCTTCACATGGAAGTTTGCGTAAGGCATATGCTTCAAATCAGCACATTCCTTTGCAGAAGTAAACACCTCACCGGTGTCCAGATTCATAACTGCCTTACCCTTACGACGGTCGCTCTCCACAATATACTTGGCCTTGATGATTTTGATGTTTTTCATGATGTCAATTTCCTTTCTGCCAGTTTGGCAATAATTAATAATCGTACAAATCCTGAGAACACACGTCAACAACGTTGTCGTATGTCATATCAGTTTTGTCCATAACAAAGTGGCCGATTGCTTCTGCCTTGGAACGAGCATAAGTATCGTAATACTCAGATGCTCCATACACATTCACATACTCGATGATATAATACTTCTGTGCATAGTAGCTTTCCATTGCACCAGTGTAGCTGTAGTTTGAGTAGCTGCCGCTGTAGCCATAGTTGCTGCCATAATAACCGTAGCCAGAACTCGTATCTTCCACATACTCAAACTTATCACTTTCCGTTGTCCTTTCGAGGATTGCACACGCCGCCTCAATGCTTGCTTCCATTTCGGAAAACACCACATATTCACTTGTTGTGTGTGCATTGTGATACCCGCAAGACAAATTCACTGCCGCACAACCAAGAGCGGGAGCCACCTCGCAGATGTCAGAATAACTTCCATAGTTTGTTTTGTAGAAATCCTGCGTGATAAATGCCTCAAACTCATCGTTCGCACAGGAGTAAAACACAGCATCGTTTGCGTTGGCACGGTCAAACTCGATGATATAATTGAAATCAAGTTCTTCCAGCAAATCACTTTTGGCAAACTTATCTGCGCCGATTCCTCCCACCTCCTCATCTTCCGTGAAAAGCACGGAGCAGTTAAATCTCTTGAGGATTTCAAAAATCATATAAATACCAGCACGATCATCTCCTCCTATCCCTTGCGGAGAAGAAATAATGTCTCCAGTATCATCGTACACAATCAGATTCGGAAGATTCTTGTGTACAGTATCCATATGAGCCACCAGAAGCACAGGAAATTTCCCTTGTGCATATACAAAGCCATCTTCAACGATGGCTTTTCCATGAGTTACCTGCAACCTCTGCTTCACATGATTCTTCAAGGACTTCTGAGACATACGGCAAATCTTTTCAAATTCTTTATTCATATACATTACCTCCATTAGTTTTCAGTTTCATTTTCGGCTTCTTCTGCACAGTCAGGGCAAAGCATACGACGAGCAATTTCCCTCATATTTCTGTATCTGTGCAGTTCACCACACTGTTCACACAGTGCAAAGTTATCCTCGATGCAATCATCACAGAAGTATGCCCCTTCGCTTTCTACCCAGACGGCGTGTCTTTCGGTTACATATTCTCCACATTCCTCACAGTAGCGGAAGTAGTCGAGACAACTATCACATACAATTCCGAAACCTCTTACGCTGGTTCCCTCACCAACATGATATTCCTCGCACTGTTCGCACCAGAAAGAACAGTCGCAGCAGTAAGGCTCATCGTCAATCCATCTGATGTCGCCATCATCAATTTCACTTCCACAATGAGCACAGAAAACCTTCTTTGCACAGCAAGAAATATTATTCTGGACGTCATGCTCCTCACCACAATTGATGCAGATGGGATAGTGGCCAATGGTGATATCGTTCTCATTCTCGCTTCCTTTCGGACGAGAAAGGGTGCAGTTATCATAGCACTCATAGTCTTTGTAATGAGTTCCCTCAGAAATCGTATATTTTGCAGAGGCATCGGTTCCCCTGTTTACTGTCCACAGATTGGCAAACCCGAACAGTTCGGACATGATGCTCTGCACAATCTCTCTGTAAGGAGTATATGCGCTATTGTCTCCGTCATTATCCTGCGGATACAGTCTGCCCTGAATGAGTTTGTCCTCGCCCCAGTGGAACATCTGACGGTTGATTTTAGGCTCATACCAGAAGTTGTTTCCTTTGTAGGAAGCGTCCACGGTATAGAACACCATAGACGGAGAATCAAGCATATAGCTTACAGTACCAGAGGAATACATCCCTTCATAACTGTTGGGCATACCACGTTTGTTTTCCTTGTCGATAGTGTGGCAACTTGCCCACGAATTGCCAAAGGACATGGTGAGATAGTCGAGGGGATTCACAGAAAGAACAGTATACCTTGTGATTTGCAGAGGATTAAGAGCATCGGCATACTTGGCAAAGGCACTGTTGTAGGCGGGCAGCTTGTCATAGCCAATGTAGCTAAGGAGTTTATTAACCACACGGCTCATTTTCTGTCCCTTGTGGGCATGAATACTGGGACAAATTGTGTTCAAATTATTAGTCGTAACTTCATCAATATACTGTTCGGTACAATTTGGAAGGGCGCAAATGAAGCCGTAAAATTCCCTCGGAAGTTTCCTACCGTAGTCAACAACATGTTCCCTCATATCATCGGGCATGAATTCCCTTACCGCCATAGCAGTGTCGTAACTAAGCAGCCACGTCCTGAACTTAGCAATCTCATCCTTATCAACTTCGCGGTTGAAGTTGTGGCTGAACACAATCATGAACTTGCCTTCAAGGTAGTTCGGATGCCTCTTGAATGCGGTGATGAGGTCTGCCTTGTTGGTTGCCCAGGTGTCGATAATTTTGTTGAGAGCTTCATCGGTGTACTGATAGTCATACTGGTCGAGCAGGAACTTCATATTATCGAGCAGCATGTCCCTTTCTTCGTCAGTGATGATTTCCTTTACGAGTTCCATATTAATTTCCTCCTTTTTTCTTTTCGGGAGCCGGTTCAACCAGCTCAAAATAACAAGCTTTCACACTAAAGTTGTTGTATTCACCTACAAGATTAGTTCTCTGTTGAGATACAGAAATCATATCACCACAGACTCTTGTCACATAGCCAGTCCATCCGTCGGTTGTAATAATATACGGAGTACGTCTAAGTGCTCTTACCTTATCTCCAACACGAAACATAATTATTTGCCTCCTTTAGTTCATGTAGTCAGTAATGTCAGTTCCGTTGTATGCGGTATACAGAATATGGTCGTGGTTATTGTGTGCCAGAACAACAATTGCATTTTCCACTTCGGCAGTCTCATAAATGGTTTCACTTAGGTCGCTGAACGCACTGTCAAAGCCGTTTCTGTTGAAGGTCGAGGTGGTGTTTACACCTTCGATGGAGATGAACACATAATAGACACCATCGTCATATTCCGTATGGAGAATCATGTCATCGAGGTCCTCACGCAGTTGCTTGTCAACATTCTGCCAGGGTTCATTTCGCTTGATGTTGTTGGTGACTTTCTTGTGACCGCCACATGCAGTCAGGGAGAAGACGGTCATAATGGCGAGGAGCATAGCAATAATCTTTTTCATAGTAATTTCCTTTCTCAGTAATTTTGTATTGTCAGTTGTTTTCCGCATGAGATTCCTCCTTGAGCAATTCTCTTACATCATGGATGATTTCAATGATGTATTCTCCCTTTCGTATTTGTGAGCAATGGTCTTTTGCAACACAGTTGCCACATGTTTGGCAATTAAGCATTGCCGAAAGAATGCTGAGTTTGTCGAGTACGTTCATTTGGTTTCTACCTCCTTTAATTTTGCGAGTAATTCATCTCGCTCTTTGATTATGGAGCGTATTTCTTCTGAGACTTCGATGATAAGTTTTCGGCCAGAATTATCATGTCCGCTTCTGCACAAACCATCCATGGCACAATTGTCACAAGTTCTGATGCCGCAATCCATTCTTGCGTAGATAGCGCCGCATTTTTCAAGAATGTTCATGTCCTCATCTCCCTTACAAACGCATTCACTCTTTCCATTGCCGCCGTAAGTTCTGCGTTTGCTGCCTCGAAGAACTTAGGTTCGGCATTGTCGAAGTTTTCTCTTGCACGGTTGAGTGCCCGTAGAGCTTCAAAATATTCATTGGTCATTTGGATTCCTCCTTTCTTACATTCCACCTTTGTTTCTCTTGTTCGTCATTGAAATCAAACCCAAGTTTTCGGAAGAATGACGATGACTTTTTATTGTCATAAGAAACATCTGCCGTAATGAATTTGGGATTAAATCGCTCAAGTTCATCGACAAACCTATTTCCAATTCCCCTTCTCTGGAAATCCTTACGGATACAAATGTGGCTTATGTGGATGCCTTTGTTGATTACATAGAACATACAATACCCAACAATATTGTTGTTCTCTTTTTCAATCAACATATTTGGCACAATGTTGTGCTTAAAAAGTATCTTGAGCATATCGTAAAACGATAGTCCAAGAGTACCGCCATTTGCCTTGAGGTTCTCAGTGGATATTGTTTCAAATTCGTTTAACTCCGCCATTGAAAAAACTGTAGTAAACATTTGCCTTACTCCTCTGGATAAAGTTCTTCATCGAGCAGAATGCCTGAAGAACAACGGATGCTTCATCTGGTTCAATTCCGTTGTCAATCAAGCACTGTTCTGCCTTGGAACGGTTGGTATCGATACGGTTTTTCATGTCACTAACTGCATTATTCCAACCACGGATGTAATCCATAGAAGGTGACTGTGACATAACAAGTTTATTCATTTTGCTTCCTCCTTGTTTTCCAAAATCACATACAAAGCATGAGTTCTTTTTGGAAAGGTGAACTTTTTAACTTTCGCTTCCCTATATTCTTGACGGATATATCTTGTATCGCCAACGGCTTTGACACCAAGACATTTTCCGTTTTGCCAAAACACGATTTTGTCGATGCCGGTGCCAAGTTGGTAGAACATTGAGTTCCATTTGCCTTACCTCCTTAATAAATTTCCCTCATCTTTTCCATTTGCTCCTCCGTAAAGATACGGCGAAGCCCTGCATATTCCTCACCGCAAGCAAGGAAAGTTTCCCTTGCAGAAATACTGTCGGTGCTGTAACCGAACTCGGCACAGAAGTCACTGAAGCTGTCGTAGCTGTACTTCTCTACGGTTGCAAGGATGTCATACTCGGAAGGGATTGCGTTTGCCTTGAGTTTTGCAAGTTCCTTTGTCCATTTGTTTCTCTCATAGAATGTCATATCCATCGGATTTCGCTTGTGGTATTTGCGACAATAGTCCATAAGGGACATATCAGAGATTTCCGTATTGTGCAGGCTGTCGTAGAACTTGCCGCTGTGGCTTCCCTTTGGAGTTGTAATGGTGAACCAGTAGCAGTTATACAGGTTGCTATCCCACCTTGGTGATGTCTTGCAGAGGAACTTAATTTCCACTGTGGCATTGCAGTCAGCCAGAAACTGTTTCGCTTGAGCAACGTAGTCAGTCATTATAAAGCCCCCATTTTTGCCGTAGTAGTGATGTGGTCATCGTTGCAACTGTACTTGTCGTACCAGCCGCAAACAATTTCGCTTGGGATGGAACAGTGAATGCAGTCCCATGCAAGTCTTGTGCCGAAGTCCTTGTAGTTTCCGTTTGCCTTGAGTCTTTCGGCATACTCAGGCAAGTTAGTGATTTTGTTGAAGCTTTCCCTTATGAAGGGGATTTCGCTTTTAAGTTTCATTTCCATTACCTCACTTTCATACATTTGATTTCCGTTTGCCTTTGCCTTTTACATTTCGCTTATGTCGTCCCAACGCCAATCTCCGTTGCCTATTGGGTACAAACCTTTTTCATTTGCCTTGTAAATGCACTCGTCATCTCCGTTTGCCTTGTCGTAGCACATTGTGCATCGGCATTGACTTCCCTTGCAATCTGCTCGGCTATTTGTCTCGTGAAATACGGACAAGCCCATCCATTCCAGTGATTTCCATTTGTGTACCCTTCATAGATGGGGCCATCCTCAATTTGAAATTTGCTTTTGAACATAAACATATCTCCTTTCGCTTTGGGGGTTGATTGTTAGGTTATCACCTCCTTTCGCTTTGAATTTGCCTTTTGTTTTACGCAAACATACCACTATGGACCTTCTCCTTGTATGTCCAGCCCATAGACTTGAGCAGTTTGCTCATTTCCCCAGTAGACACACACTGGAACTCACCATTGATGGGTAGAGGATTGATGGGACACTTGATGTGGCAGATACATCTGCCATCCTCGTGACGAATGAGGAGAATGAGCTGTACATCACGGTCTTTAGAGTAGTACTCACGAATACTCTGAGCCTGTTCAGCAGTACCGTGAGTACCAAACTTGGGGTAGTTGCTCTGCAACCACGGCATCAGATTGGTGTGCTTGGTGTAGATGATAGCCGTGTGGTAGGTGGGCTTGGTGTCGTTGGACTGGAGCAGAGCAATGGCATCGTGGGTCATCTGAATGTAGCAATTATTCGTCCCAGCATAAGGACATTTAGCACATGCGTCACCACCACGGCTATCGCACAGAGCCAGAGCCTTCATCACATCATGCTTATTCATAGAGTCCTCCACGGTTAAGGTTCGTCAACCATAAAATGTTGGTCAACACATAAGTGCTAACCATTGGGATAGGACTTTTTGAGTGGAAGTCCTTGGGCACATCGTGTTGCAAGGTTAAAAAACATAAGCCAAATCAATGGACATTTATGCTCACGGCATTACACGACTGCACCAGATATTCAGTTATACTCGTCAGAACTCGTCCAACGGTTGTTAAACGGCGTAGAGCTTACGCCCATAGAGATAGCCACAAGCCTCGATGCACTTGTTCTTCCTCAAGGCTTCAAAGCCATCCTGACCGCAGATATCAATGATGGCATCCTCATAGATGGCATCGGCACGAGGATAGTGCTTACGGAGAAGATTGAGATAGTAGCTCACAGGCTTGTGCTCAATCTTTGCCACAATGAGGTCGTGGGTGATAATGTCGAGGATTACTTCGGGATTGGTGTCAGGACGCTTGGCACATGCCTGGATAAACTTGTTGGTGAGGCTGTGGTCCCAAGGGATACAGTAGTCAGAGAGCACTTCTTTCTTGGCCTTGAGGGCATCTTTCTGAATCTTGGTCATCTTCATATTACTTCTCCTCCTCATTCTTGCTATCAAAGATAGCTATAATCATTGCGTGGGCTGTTGCAATAGCACAACGGTCACAATCATGGTGCAGCAGCAGTTACAAGAATACTTGAAAGCCTTGATTGCTGCCTCCTTGGTTGGTGCATCATACTGGAAATTTACTCCTACTTGCTCAAACTTAGTCATGGTTTGCTCCTTCCTATGGACTTGGCCTTAACTCCCGTTAGGTGAGTGGCACAAACATAAGCCCATAGAGAAACCCTCGACATAAGTCGAGGGCTTTTGCTACGGGTTTATAATTTTTTAAGTCGAGTATAAATACCATTACGGTTAAGTGATTTGGTTTTTGGTAGATGTCATAACCATCACTTCGTGGTGTGACATGAATGTGATGGAATTTGGCAACGGTGCATAGGGATGAAAAAAGAGTTGCTACCACATAGGGCAACAACTCTATGTGCATCTTTGCCAAAGAGTTTGAGAAGATGCATAGCTTAATCCTCGTAGTCGTAGATGTGTTCTTCACCATCGAAGCTGATGATGTAGCCATCGTCGGTTACTTCGATGAGTTCAGCAGACCTGATAGTCTCCTCACGGACAACTCTGTCCACATACTTGCCGTAGCCGACAAACATAAGGGCAATAGCTACAAAGATAATGATACGGATGATGAACTTGTACTCGCTATTGATTTTTTTCATGATTAATTCCTCCTTAAAATGTTTTGATTATTTTAGTTAAGCTATTGTAGTCACGATAGTTCTTAACAAGTGATGTGAAGATATAGTCGTTATTGACATATCTGAAGTAGATAATGCCATTGTGCCATCTGCTGATGTACACATGAGTATGTGTCTCATAGTCAATAGCAAAGTAGACACCATCTACACGATTGTCGTGGACAGTATCGTATAGATAGTGACGGTCAACTATTGCCACGAACTTGTTGAACATCTTGTGTGAAATCATACATACACCTCCTATCTCGTGGGATTTTGACAAGTCGCATCTAATGTGTAGGTCGGGGAAAATATATAAAAACGCATCTATGTGATGATACATAAACACGAACAAAAAAGAAAAAAAGAACGACTGAAATTATACAAAAGCCGTTCACATAAAAAAAATACCCCCTCACCCCGAAGGGTGAGAGGGTATCGAGAGTGTCAAGTGTTACTTGATAGGTTCGTATGTTCCAACGACTCTGCCAGATTTGCCAAGAACGCCAATTTTTTTGGCAGTAGCTTTATACAAAGCCTTGTCAAAATACATTCCAGATTTTGGAACATATCCCATAGCTTCATAGACTTTAGCACGATTTTCGTTAGCAGAGCTGACTTTCTTGTGAGTTTTGAAAAACTCCTCTCTTTCAGCACTTCTTTCAGCCTTCATATTCTCCCATTTCTCAGCTTTGCTGAGTCCTGTAGTACGGTTAGGTTTAGAAGCCTTCTTTTCGGAACCTTCGTTGCTCATAGCAACGATTTGCTCAGTAGTGAACCCCATAGCCATAAGATCCTTGATTTCGTTGATGCTAAACATAAAATACTCCTATCTGTTACTTGCTACTGAAGTAACTAAAGCTAACTAAGCTCAGTCAGTGCTGAGCCGTTGCCCAAACTCAGAATAGCATATTTTTTTTGTTGTTTTCGGATTGCCAAAACCAAAAAACTTCTCAAAATATCAATTTTGAGAAAATTGAACCTGGGGGTACATAAAACTGGCAAAAGCATTGAAAATAAACAATTTTGTAAGATGAGGCTATTTTGTATACTGACTTGAAAATAAGAAAATTTTTCTCAAAACAAAAATCACAACAAATACTCTAAAATCATCCAACCCAAAGCAACGAATCCAAACCTATATCCCCACAAACCAACTCCCAAATCATTCACATTTTCACCCTATAATACACCCATCAATTCCCAATTCCCAAATATAAAAGCATCCCACTTCCACATCTCCAAATCCATCATCCAACAAATTTCTTTCGTATCGTACAAACATTCTACTTTTAAGCAACACAAAACAAATCACCAAATTCCTTGTCATATTGTACTAATACATTAATACAAAATCTAAAATCATAAGTGATCCACTATCGTCCTTCTCATCATCAAAACAGACCTCTCAAAAATTTACTTTCTCACACTCCTATAAATACCCCTCCACATATTTTTAAAACAATCCTCTACAAAACCCCTACCATACCGGGGTACTTTCAACTACACCATATACAATCATCTATATGAGTCTATACATAAAATAAAACGGCAAAGCCAATATCTATAAAACATTCTGGACTCCAAACAAAATAAAAAGTCCAAATTTTGGACATATAACAATATAATATATAATATAATATATAATATATAAT